TGCAATTATTGCCTGTATTCTTCATGATACTGTCAAATATGGTTTTGATGACACCATTGACAAGGATGAATACCGCAATCATGCGAGAAATGCCGCCGACAACATCGAAACCGCATGGAAAGACTACTTTAATGCGCCCGCCCCTTACGAACTCATTCAGGCAGTGGCTTCTCACATGGGGCAGTGGAGTACCGAAAGAGATGATAGACCGTTCACGCCTGTGGACAGATTGGTTCACATGGCGGATTACATCGCAAGCCGTCCGATGATTAGTAACTTGGAAATCTTTAGTTAAAGAAAGGAAAATGAAAAATGGCTTATCGCTATGAATGCCCTGTCAATGATTGGTTCTGTCCTTACTTTGATAATGGAGAGTGTCAGCTCAGGGATGCCCCACAGGAATGTGATGCATTTTTTGGAATTGAAGATGATGATTCATACGCGCTGGATTAAAATTCCAGCGCGCCCGGGGTTGTCTGTCAAATAAATAACTATTGATTTGGGGATTGACAAATTCAATTAGATGTGGTATTATAATAACTGTAAGGAACAGAAAATAAATTCCTGAAGGAGGATTATTCATGAAATGCGTTAATTGTGCTTACCATTACATCACGCCCGAAGATAAATACCCATGCTGTCATTTTGAACCTATCGCAGACTGGGATAAAGCACCTTGCGAATATTCTGACGAAGACCCCGAAGAAGAGGAACTGGAAGAATTCTGGCAGAACGAGGACATGGGGTTTGATCCCTATCTGGGCTGTTACACTGACGATTGCTGAAAGGGGCAAATAAAATGACTAATGAAGAGAAATTCCGCGCTGGTACTGTCGTTTATAAGGATGATAATGATGACTACGTTTGTGAGCTGTGGGAATCGAGTACGAAGCATCCTGATGCAGTTTATCACATGAATGCAGATAGAAAATTTTTGAAAAGCGGCTTGTGGGACGATGATAAATACGAGGTTTTTCAGTGGCTCTTGTCCATTGCTGGAAATTTGACTTTTCGGTTTCATGCCTATAGTCTTGTCCAGTATGCTTTGCGGGAATGGTATCAGGTTGACGATTAAAAATATTAAATAAAGAAAGGAATTGATATAATGAACATTTATTACGTAGACTTTTCGGGCTATTGCGTAGTAGAAGCAAATTCCGCAGATGAGGCAGAAGCTAAGTTTCGGAAGTACGTTTACGATGATGTGCCCTTGCCGCACAACAGTTACCACATTAAAGAGATTGGGGAAATGATTGGTTAAGAGGGGTTATGCCCCTCTTTTTTTGTCGTTCTAGACAGGTGCGGCGGCTAGTCCGGGAGCTCCCTTAGCTACAGAGTTTATATCTTGTATCCATTGATAATGGTCGGGCCGACTACGGGCGAGGAGGCCCGGGCTTCCAGTTTTTTCCATTTATGGTAATTTTTCCCACCAATTCCATCATTTACCAGTCAATTCGCTCTTTCCCGAAACTGGCACTATATGGCGCCCAAAGGTATGTAAAGTGGGGCTGGCCGGTCTAGAGATCCCTTAATCTAAAGTCCTTCATATGCGGCTGCGCGGTCTTGGAAGTTCATAATCGCGGACTCAGAAAATTGGATTTGGTAACGCAAAAATTTTTTCATAAAAAAATATTTTTTTTACCATATATTTCCATTTTCATATAAAAAAAATATAAAATTTTGTTTCTGCGAGCCGCTCAGGGGAAAATTTTTTTTATTTGTCAACTGGAAAAATTTTACATTTTTTTACCATATTTTGGAAGGGCGCATTAGTCCTCTCTTTTTAGCTTCTATAGCCCTTGTCACTCCCGTTCCCGCACTCATCTATCTTATAATACTACTGGTGGGGAGGGGCGGGGTAGGAGGAGTTAATTATCGTGTGATATAAGATGATAGCGAGGTTTAAAAATTGATTAGGCGTTGGTTTGCGGAGGGCACATCAACTTGCCAAAATAGATAAATCAAACAATTTAACTTATCAAATTAATAGAATCAACTTACTAAAAATAGTCAAAATAGATGAATCAATTTACTAAAACTTGTCAAATTAATAAAATCAACTTGCCAAAACTAAATAAGTCAATTCACCAATCAGATAAGTCAACTTGTCAAATTAGACAAATTAACAACGTCCGCTCATTAAATTAAATAAATTAGCTTGCCAAATCAGGCATACATCAGCCTGTCAATTTATTAGCTTACCAACCGCCCAAATCAAATAAATCGTCCGATCATGCCATACTATTGACTCTTTAACTTATTTATTCCATTGACTCTCTAATTTATTTACTGTTAATCAGCCCAACTAACCATCCCCACCATTCTCTTCTCTTCCAACTCTCTCCAAAAAATAAAAATTATTTCTCCCTCTATTCATTCTCATTCTCACTCCATTTAACTCTCGTAAATTCTCATAAAAACAAAAACAAAGAAATGATAAGTTCTTCATATACATATATTCACGCTCTTCTTAGCTTATATATTATATATTTTATTTAGCTCTTTGCCTCTTCACGTCTTCCATCATCTTCATAATAAAAAATTTTTTCTCTCTTTTTATTTTTATTTTCACTCCACTTCATTCTCGTAAATTCTTGTAAAAATAAAAATAAAAAGACGATAAAGTATTCATGGTTATTCGCCCCAATACCCAAAGGTTACCCTATAAATGAAATTAAAGGTTAGTTATATATATAAATAATATATATAACTAACCTCCTATATGCACATATAGAATAATAATATTCTCACTTAATATATCTATCTATATATACAGATATTAATTATACTGAAATTCCTATTTCATTTTTCATTTTGTTCCTCTTGATATTTTTCATTTCAAATATCTCCAATTTTTCATTTCATTTTTTGAAATGAAATTTCTTTTCTTAAAAACCCCTGCTATTTTTTATTCCTATACTTCCTTAGCCGGCCGTTCACTTTCATCAAACCATACTATGTCATTAATGACAGTCCCCCGGATCAACCAATGCCCCGTCATATTATAGAATTCATCCAAGAAAACTTTGAAATATTTATCCATCTGAGTAATCTCTTCATAATATTCCCAAGCTTCAGACTTCTTAATCTATCCTTCTTGAATCATTTGTTTCACCAATAAACTCTTCTCATCGGCGGTTCCAAAGTACTTTTTTAAAAGTTCCTTCTTTATTCTCTCCTGATCTTCTGTCAAATAAATAGGTACCCCATTATCATCCTTAGTACACCAAATATAAACGCAATCACCCGCAGTACCTGGAGCTCCAAATGGCCGTCCATATCTCACTCGACGCTCTTGCCCCACATATCTCACTACAGTATCTGCTTTAATGAGAAGAGACTTAGAATACTCATCATAAATTTGCTGTCCCACATGTCTTGCTGTGTCTAATTGTCCACTCTTCCAATACTTAGAAAAATTATCCTATACAATTTTATAATTCTTATTCTTAATATAACAAGATAATCTTATATTAGAAATTACAACTCCGCCTCTTACCAACTTATAGTCACAATACTCATCTAATCGTTTCACCCAATTGGGGCGGTTCCGGGTAAAAGTAGTCATAGAACAGCCGAACCATTCTGCCATCTCTCTATTGGTCATTATACCTTCTTTTAATTCTACAGATGATTCTGTATTTACTTGCTTCATAAAGAAACCTCCTTCTTAAATAAATATAATATTCCTACCTACTGGCAGCAACTAACCTAAATTGAAACCCCCAAGATTTTTCCCGTCTATATATATATAAGTGTAAAAAAGTTGGGGGTTTTATCTAAGGACATGCGGCAGTCGGCTTTGAGGATCTTTTAATTGCCAATCTTACGCTCCCCGAATCGAGCTTCGCGCGTTCTATTTTATTTTTATTAAATTTTATTATATAATATATATATAAAATGAAGTGATAAATAAAAGGAGAGGAAAATTATGACACCATTTGAAGCTTTGACTCAGGAAGAACAGGAAAAAATTACTGACTATATTGCAGCATACGGAGACGAATACCGTGATCCCGTAGACTCAGTTCTTCTTTCCTATGTTCTGCGTTTCTGGAACTCTGCTAAATCGGATCTCTTTTCTCTCTTTGGCGACAAACTGATCCTCAAATATCCTATCACATATGCGCAGCCCGTAGAGGATATTATTCAAGAATGCACCGATGATCCGGAACTTAGTACTCTCATTAATGAACTTAAAAAAGCATTTCGTTCTTTTGATCCTACGGCGGATTATTATGAATATAGTTCTCTCTTTTTCCTTGATAAACTTCTTTCTTGGAAAACAACTTCCATCGGATCTATTTACCCCTACTATGTAAATTATAATCACAAAGAATATAAAATCTCTTCTAACACTAAAGCCATCCGTATTTTGGGAAAAATGGCGAGAGACACCAAAGATGCCAAGATTCTTGATCTTTACGAAAAATTAAGGATTGTCCTTTCACAGTACACTAATCAGAAAGAGCTGCATGGTAATCTCTGTCTTTCTATTCACCCTCTTGATTATATGACCATGAGTGACAATGATAGTGGCTGGGATTCCTGCATGTCTTGGGTGGAGCAGGGAGATTATAGAGCCGGCACCGTGGAAATGATGAATAGCCCCTATGTAGTTGTAGCTTATGTAGAATCAGAGCATAAACAGGCTACCTTTGCGGCAGGCTCCATTACTTGGAATAATAAGAAATGGAGAGAACTTTTCCTCGTAACGCCCAATCTCATCACTGAAATCAAGCCTTATCCTTATATTAATGAGTTTTTTACTAAGGAAACTCTGCGGCGGCTCGGTGCATTGCAGCCGGAAGCTAACTTTTCTGAAGCCTTTGAGATGCCCGTCCGCAAAACTTTTATCCACAAAGATAAGGAACTCGTTTTCAGACCCCAAGCCACCTATATGTATAACGACTTCGGTCTCACTGCGTCAAATAAGCATTGGGCAATTATCAATGAGGACAACCTCGATTCTTGGCAGACTTACATTAATTATAGCGGAGCCATGAATTGCATGAGTTGCGGAGAGGAAATTGAATACAATACTGATTACTCTAATGAAGTTTTTTGCGCTCCTTGCCTTGGAGAGACGACTTTTGTGTGCGAGTGTTGTGAGAGAACGGTAAGAAATAGTAATGAAACTAACTATTGGGTACAAAATCGTCTTATTTGTGAAGACTGTTATGAAAATCAGGTAATGTATGATCCAATTCTTGGAGAAGATGCATTTGATAACGAAGCCTATCCACTGTATCTCGTAATTAAAGACGAAAAAGGCAAAGAACATCGTAGTACTTGGGACTATATTTGGACTACCGTCGATTCTTTCCGCAATGATTGTAGATTTAATATTAATAAACCCCACTATGATTCATCTGAGGATATTTACTTTGTTTATCCCGAAGATTTTACTAATAAAGAATTCGGCAAAGAACTTTTCCGTGAATTTCCTAATTGAGATAGCTTGTTTAAGCTATCTCTTTTTTTTATTTCCATTAAAAAGTTATACTTATACATCTTTTAACTCCTGGAATTAAATTACAGCCTATTAAATTACCCAAAGAGACACTCAGCACATTTCCAATACCGGTTAATCCATCATCTGCTAACCAAAAATATCCCATGTCCGCAACACAATGGTTTCCACCAATCAAAATAAAAGTCGCAACGCACATAATAGGAAGAAACACATTCTTTTCTTTTTCCCAATTGGCAGTAGCAATATACATCAATATCCCGCAAATAACCCCAGCTACAACATTCTCTAAATCACCAGCCGCTATTCTATTTTCTATAATAGTCCTTGCGGCGGAGGTCAATTCGGCGCCTCTCATACTGAGAAGCATAAAACTCCCTATACCAATACCTATAAAGTTTCCAAGCCAAATAGTTCCTAAATCCACTAATGCAATTCCACCGTCAACCAACAGACCGGCTTTTCCAGTGAACAATTTTATCTAATAAAAAAGGATGCCTAACAACCCCGTAGTAAAAAGTAGAGCTCCAGCAACTCCACCCACAGAAAGATAGACGGCGCAGGCAATAGAAATCATAATTCCCGCTAATATGCTCATATAATTATCTCCCTCGTAATTTTTATTTCTATAAATATTATATCAAAAAAATAGGATTTTTTCAATCCCTATAACTACCATATAATTGACCATAAGGCAGCTTAAAATATCTCTATTTTATTTTATAAAAAAATTTTAGTATAATATATATAGAAAGTGAAAATATAAGGAGTTGATTATAAATTGGTCGCCAAATCTTATCAGGCATATGAAATTCTGACAGAACCATATGTTAAAAATGGCAGAAAATATGTAGATATTAACTACAAAAATAAAACCAAAACTGTGCGGTGGTATTCTGATGCCGAGTATGCTAAGCTCTATCCTCCTGCGACCACACCTGTCGCTCCAACCATTGACCTTCGTAACATTCTCGGTTTCCAAAAAGGATATATTACTATCTTTAAAGGTCCTGTAGAAGAATACGAGGATTACTTTAATGCCTCTCCTATGCGATATCATAGACTCTGGGGCTGGTATCTTGTGAGTACAGATGAACTTCCGTCTAATATTCCTGTAGGCATTTCCCCTCAAACTCTCTCTTGGGAATCTATTGGAAACACAGATGGTTCTCTTAAGCCTGAAGCTGAGGTACGGAAAGCTGTTGATTCCATTCTTTACGATTCCTCTCTGTCTCAGTATGTGGGTAATGTTGGAGATAGACTTACTATCGACCTGAAGATTCTCTCAGCCATTCCCAATGAGACAAAATATGGGACTTCTACATTTCACGTAATGGAGGATAAAGATGGTAATCAATACGTCTGGAATTCTTCCTCTAAAACTTTGCAGGTAAACAATTTTTATACCCTCAGAGGAACAATTAAAGGATACGATACGTATAAAGGAATCAAACAGACAATTCTTACTCGTTGTTCAAAGGAGGACTAAAAATGAGTTTTGGTATTTCCCCTCCGGGATTCGCAAGTGACAGAATTCCCTTTACCTTTTATGCTATGTCATGTGAAGCAAAAGAAGAGAAATTGCGGCAGGTCGCCTCAGAGATCCGTAGATTGCCAAATCCAAATGACGCAGAGGCGCAGAATGAAATCTGCGCAGAAGTCACCGGCCGCACACTTGATGAACTTTCGCAGGAAGATTTTGATTATATCTCTAAATGCGTTAATAGAATCTATCTGTAAGTGTGTCAATAGGTATTGACAAAAGAAAAAATATATGTTATAATCTATATTAAAGGTAATAATATTGTATATATTATTGCTACTTATATACTTTATTACAAAATAATAAAGTATATAAGCTATTATATTAGCGTCGAGCCGACTTTGTCGTCTCGTTACGCTAATAGGAATCCCGAAGAAAAGAAGTATAGCTTTATTCTTTATTTAAAAGACTATTTATACATATCTACTTTAAATAATTTATTACCGTCTCATAGTATTTTCTTGTCGATACAGTTTAGCAAAGACGAAAATACGTCGTTAAATTTTAATATGCTAAATTATAATTACAAAAAAGGCTATAAAAATCTCTATAATAAAGACGGTATTTCATGCACATTTCCACCGAGTTAGCAATTCCGCAGTTGATTTTTATTAAAAAAAATAATATAATAAGTATGTAAGATGAAGAAATAAATAAATAACTTATTTAAAGAAAGGTTGATTAAAATTATGAAAAAGACTAAGATCACTAACAAGAGCCGTTATGCTGCTATTATCAATGTTCTGACCGGTGTGCCCAGTGACATTGAGACCGATGAGCTCGTTGATTTTTGCGAGCGTCGGATCGCTGCCATCGACCGAAAGTCTGAGAAGGCGAGAGAGCGTGCTGCGGAGCAGCGTAAGGTTTCTGACGAGCTGACTGAGCGCATTGCCGCTATGCTTACAGATGAGCCTCAGACTCTGGGTGAGCTGACCGCCACAATTGGTGACGAGGATGTTACCACTTCTAAGGTTTCGGCTCGTTGCTCTAAGCTCCTCAAGGAGGGTCGCGCTGTTAAGACTGAGGTTACTGTGCCTGGTACGGACGGTGCTAAGTCTCGTAAGCTGGTTGCTTACACTTGCGCGTAAATTAACAATATGGTAGCTAAAAACACCCCTATATAGGGGTGTTTTTATTTGCTTTTTTTAGAAATATATGATATAATATATATGTAGAATAATATATAAGGAGTTGAAAAATAATTGAAATATTGTCTAAACTCTAATGTTAGTGATATATATTTGCGGCGGGCCGATCAAATCCTCTGCGTACCGGACGGTCCCGCACTCTCTGATCTATTAGAAAAATATACTTAGGCTACAATTTTTATCCCAGCACCCGCCGGAGATTGGACTGTCTTAGATGCTTATAAAAATTTATTCCCCGATCGTATCAAGATTGCTACACATGACATCCCGATGATACAGGAGGCTACTAAACAAGGCTTCGCTGTTTACTATACTCCCGCGGTAAAAGACTATATGGCTCTTCATGCTCTCGAGGCCATGGGATGCTCGGAAATTTTTATCAGTGGTCCGCTATTTTTTGATCTCCCTCGAGTGAGGAAAAGTACTAAAATGATTATACACACCTGCCCCAACTTGTCTTTGTATAATCATCTGCCGCATCAGAACCCTATACATGGCACATGGATACGCCCGGAGGATGTATCTATTTATGAATCTTATATTGATGTTTTAGATCCTTATGGCATCACACCGTCGGCTCAGGGAACCGCATATAAAATTTATGCTATTGATACCCACTGGAATGGCGATATTGCTAGTCTAATTTTAGATTTTAATAAAGATAATAAAATTGTCCCCAATTATAATATTGTATCCGACTTAGCAGAACGTCGAGTTGATTGTAAACAATCATGTGAGCGTCTCGGGTCTTGCACACTGTGTGATAGAGGCTTTACCCTCGCGCGCACACTCCTAGGGACTAAAGGTAGCGTAGAACTTAATTGATTTTTTATAAATAATATGGTATAATATATTTATAAGAAAAAGAGAAAGTGAGAAGTAGGCTTTATGAAGTCAAGTTTTACAGCAAAAGATTTTGAATTGTTTAAAAGCATTGCTAAACTACCAGAAAATAGCCTATATAGAGGTCTTACGAGTGTCCTTAAAGAATATTATGAAACAGAAAATGTCGTTGTAGGCCCTGAGAATCAATATGTGATGGCAAAAGGAGACATTCCTGTCATGTTGGTTGCTCACCTTGATACGGTTTTTAAAATTTCTCCTTATAATTTTTTCTGGGATAGAGATAAAAACGTTATCTTTGCGGACGGGACAGGTCTCGGCGCCGATGATAGAGCTGGGGTATTTGGAATTCTTTACATTTTGAATCATACTAAGATGCGGCCGTCAATTCTCTTTACTCGAGGTGAGGAAACTGGCGGAAGAGGGGCAAAGCTCGCTGCAAAGACCTCCCCGCCCGCCGTTAAATATCTTATAGAACTTGATAGGCAGGGACATCGTGAATGTGTTTTTTATGATTGTGGAAACAAAGATTTTGAGCATTATGTGAGATCTTTTGGGTTTCACACAGAATGGGGCAGCTTTTCAGATATTTCAATTCTATGTCCAGAGTGGAAAGTTGCAGGAGTCAATCTTTCCATCGGTTACTATCATGAACACACTTATGGAGAAATTCTATTTGCCGATGAAATGATGGATACAGTAAAGCGTGTAATTACTATGCTTAAAAGCGCTGAGAAAGCGCCTGCTTATGAATACGTGCTTGAGGAAAGAATCCCCTATGCCTATCTAGGAGCAGGCAGTCGCACAGTGAGATGCAGCGGTTGCAATCGAGAATTCCCTGAGTCAGACACTATAGAAGTCATAACATCAGGCGGCCATTCGAAACCCTATTGTTGGGATTGTTTACCTTTTTATGTTGATTTTTGTGACGTTTGTGAGGAACCTGTAGAGAAAGAATTTGTTGAAGGGCAGTCTGTAAAAATTTGCCCCGAGTGTAAGAAAAGTAGGGAGGCAATTGGAATTTGGAATTAAAGCAAGAAGAAATTGGAAAGATTAAGGAACAGTTTGAAGAGGTAGTTCAGTATTCTCAAGATTATCCATATGATTTGGATCTTTCTGAAATCTTTAGTCTTTGGGAATCTAATAAAAAGAAATTTATTAATATTTTCGGTGGATTAACTTATGAAATTCCTCTAACCGAAGGACTTCATCTTTCTCCAGACTATCAACATAAGGAAATCTTTAATTTTCTTGACGAATTAGTTATTAATTATCGTAATTATGACTTAGCTGATTTCGTAGAAGCTCAACAGGATTCTTTTTTTAATAATAGAGTGTTGCAGAAATATTCTTATGATGGGAAAGAAATTCCCGCAGGTATGAAGCTCGTAAAAGCATTTAAATATTTTGAAAAAGATAAGCAACTTTTGTATATCCTTTAGGACAGGGCTAGTGAGGTTATTCAACAGGATAAGCTCACTGGTACTCTCGTTTTGTCCATACATCCGCTTGACTTTCTTTCTTTGAGCGAGAATAATAGTAATTGGCGTTCTTGCCACGCGCTGGATGGTGATTACCGTGCTGGCAATCTCAATTATATGGCAGATGATGTAACTGTTATAGCTTATATCAAATCCTCTTCTGGTAACGAAAAGCTCCGCGAATTTCCAAAAAGTGTCCCCTGGAACAATAAAAAATGGCGTGCCTTATTATTTATTAATGAGGATGTTTGCTATCTAGGGAGACAATATCCATTTGCGGCGGCCGGTGTCGAGGATCTCTTAGAGAAGGTTCTACACGAATTGAAGCTGGCGCCTAAAGATTCTCAATGGATGACTTGGGCAGAAGAAATGAGCAGCATCCGTCCTGAGTATATTAAGGACGGAGAAAACACCTATCATTATAATGATCTGTTGAAATCTACATTATATAAAGATATCAGCTATATGGGTCATCCTAATAAGGAACATCCTATGGTGATTGGACATTCCGTAAATTGCCTGTGTTGCGGAGCCCGGAAGCTGGCCGGCGCAGACTCATTCTTTTGTTGGTCTGATGCCACCGAGCCAGAGAATCTTTACTCTTGCGATTGTTGCGGAGCTACAATTAATGATTTAGAAGATGCTGTTTTCTTTGATGATGAAGTCTATTGCCCATCTTGTTTTGAGCAATATGTAACACAATGTAAGGATTGCGGAAGTTATATTCGAAAAGATGCCGCCCATTGGAGTAGAAAATGGGAAGGCCTAGTTTGTGATTGGTGTTATGACGATGAAGTAACATTAGATATTTTAGATCAGGAGGAAGAATAAAATGGCTGTTAAAGGAGCTAAAACTAAAGCCGAAATGGTAGAGAAGTTCGCTAAGCTGTTTGGCAAAGACTGGATTGGCGAATATAATGGAAAATATTATGTATGGGCGATGGAGAATGGAGAAAAGCTCCAAATTGCAATTACTCTTACTTGCCCGAAGAATATGGTAGAGACGGTCAGTAATGCCGCTCAGGGCAAAGACTTTGATTTTTCAGATAAATCATTCGCCTCTCCTGATTCAGTTGCGGCGCCCACCACATTCACGCCCGCAGAGAAGACACAGGAAGAAATGGAATTAATTGACGAGATGATGAAACGTCTCAACCTCTGATAAATTTATATTTATTGATTTTTTATAAAAATTATTATATAATATATATATAGTAAAGAAAAAGGAAATGGAGGCATTAATAGCCATGACAGACGCAAGACAGTTTTATTTTAAGGTAGCCCTGTACGGTGAAACTAAAGGATGCGTGCATTATGAGACCGGTTTTATCGCCGCTAAGACTGCCGGTGAGGCATTCGCCGATTGTGAAGAGTATTATGGCGTTGATTTTATCGGTGCTTACATTGAGCTGGCCACAGACTGCGCCGTTATGCTTGTAGATGAGAGTGTGTGCCACGATATTATGGAGGATCAATTTTAAATGGTAACAAATGGTTATAATACAGCTACAGCAACAAGTAATTATGATACATCTGCATCCACTTTAAATACAGTTACTTTGGATGCAAATGCGATTAAGTCAAATATTACAACTGCCGCCACCGTGGATATGGCTGCTGTAGATGCATATACAATTAAGTCAAATTATGCAACTACTTAGGTAAGTAGTTCTTCGATATTAACAACTGCTGATGCAATTAGTAAATATGTTCAATCACAATTAGAAACTAAGAATAAGACTGAGACGGTGAAAAAGGAGAATAATAAAATGGATAATAAGATTTTTAATTTTGATTTTGGTCCGCTTAAGAGCGACAATGTTCGTATGTCTATGTATGGGTCTTGCTGTTAAGAATAGAGATGGTAACTATGTAGCGTGGGATAAGGCAAATGAGAGTATCCTAAATGTCGATATCCTCAATTTTAATGGCGATGGCCTGATGTATAAGATGCCGGTGCCGATTAAGGATATTAAGGACGGTGACATTATTATTCATAATAGAGTTCCGATGTTCGTTGTCGCGGTGCACGAGAAGACGCTCGGCGTCATTGATATCTATTCTGGTGAGAGTAAGACCATTATCTTGTCTAAATCGCCTTTTGGCTTTGATTTTGCAACAAAAGTGGTTTCTATCATTGATTTTGGCGCCATGAGTGATGGTGCTCCCTCAGAGGATAATCCTTTTGGTAGCATGTGGCCGTTTCTTATGCTTAACGGTTCTGACTCTATTGATCCCATGATGCTGGCACTTATGTGCGCGGGCAAGGAAGGCGGCGCTAATCCTATGATGATGTATGCGCTTATGGCATCTAAGGGCAATAATGATAACCTTCTGCCGCTCATGCTCATGATGAATGGAGGCAAATTCGGATGCTAACTGTGATATGTATCGTAGCAGGTACCATTTTGTGTCTTATCGTAGCTGCTTTTTGCTTGAAGAGCTGGCATGTTTGGACTGATCTGATTGGTGCAATTTCTATGATATTCGGCGTCGTGGGCATTATCGCAATTATTGTATCCGTCGTTGGAATTATAATAGTTCACGTTAATCCTGAAGGCAAATTGGTGGCCGCTCAGACGGAAAAAGCAATGCTTGAATATCGTCTTGATCAGAAAGAGTATCTTAATGATAACAATATCGGTATGACTGAACTGATGAAGGATATTACTGAATATAATAGTGACATTATTGAAGCTCAGCACGGTCTTCAGAATCCTTGGGTCAATTGGTTTTATGCGGATTATGTTAATGAACTAACTCCAATAATTTTGGACAACTCAGACTAATTCTCCTTATTTGATTTTTATAAAATAATATAATATAATATATATATAAAGTAGAGGAGGCGTTATAAATGCATTATCCTAAGATTGAAGTCGAGTCTCCATTTGGCGGGACGACTTGGAGAGAAATGACAGAAGAAGAGTACAGCAATCAGTTGACTTGGTATCGCAATTATATGATGAAAAATCAAAGCGCCTCCTCTCGTAGAACCCAAGAGTACGTGTCCTATCTTCAGCGTTGGTTTGGTCCAGTGGATTGTGATGGTTGGCAGGACTTTACTTCTCGCTTTGCTATGCATCAGCTTCCGATGTCAATGAATGTTTATTTTGGCTAATTAATATGCGCGAGTGGTGGAAAGGTAGACACGCGAGATTTAGGATCTCGTGACCGTAGGTCGTGCGGGTTCAAATCCCGCCTCGCGCACCACGGTTAGTGCCAATTATTTTTTCCTTTTTAAATGCGGTCATGGGGCAGCCACTTGGAGCTGTCCCATGGGGATTAAAAAATATTTATTGATTTTTCATAAAAAATTTGATATAATATATATAGAAGCTAAGAGATAAATAAAAATCATATGGTTTATTAGTTCATTGGTAGAACCTGCGGCTTTACCCGTATGAGCGTGGTCCGATTCCACGATAAACCATCACCCTCGATGATGGGGGAGTGAGGTCTAAGGCGAGGGTATCTCACTGAAATAATATATACTTCGTCATTGCGCAAGGTGCTTTCTTGTTCAGCCGATTTCAATAGCAACAAGTGACTTAGAGATGCAGGGATCTCACTGTTCAATAGTAACAAAGAAGCTACTAGACTTTGGCCAAAGGCGGTTATCCCCGATTCCCGTGGAGTGGGAGTCTCCAAAAATCGGGGACATGTATAAATTCTCTATGTCGGAATAGTTTAACTGGTTAAAACACTCGGCTTACATCCGAGAGACGTCTGAGTTCGAGCCTCAGTTCTGGCACCAAATTGGTATGTCACGACTGTAATGACTCACGCGGTTTAGAGGCATATCCTTCGTCGTAATAGATGATGTAGTGATCAGAGAGTCTCACAAAATACACAGCATGGTCACCAGGAACGTCTGAAAAGATGTTGTGTATCATTAATACTTAAATTTGGGTCGGTAGAACGTAGTTGGTACCGCACCAAATAATAGATAAAAAAACAGCAGACACTTTGGCCGGTGTTAGATAATTTATTTATTTTGAATTTCAAATATAATAACACAATAAGGAGGTTGTATTATGGTATTTGAAACAAATAAGGACAAAGGTAGAGCCGGTTTAGTAATGGGAATGGCTTATTTTGGAGCTAATGGTTATACAGTAAGTACTCCATTAAATGATACACAATGGTACGATTTTATCATTGAAAAAGATGGCGTTTTTCAAACTGTATAGTGTAAAGCTACTGGAAGTAGTGATAATACAATTAGTCTAAGAAGTTCTGGTGGAACGAAGGGTACTGTTTATGATAATGTTCTTAATCATCCTCTTGACTATCTATTTTGTTTAGACGGTTCTATGAATATGTATGCAATTCCAATAAAAGATTTAAAAGAGTTTGGGTGTAATAAACAAATTACATTACGAACTCAAAAAAGTGCTAATGGGCAAGGATTTTAGACATATTTATATAAAGTATCATTATAAATAATTTGGGGGCCGATATTCTATAACAAGTAGTGGTTCTAGCTGTAAATCTGGTTCCTCTGGACAGCGGTGGTTCAAGTCCACCCCGGCCCACCACCGTCTCCCCATCGACGTGGACAAAATTTGGGTGACTTTGGAGCTTGCACGATTCCTCCTGACCGAGTTCAATAGGAACTAAAAGATGCCGGAATTACCGCGATTTCTTGTAGCATTCTTTCTGATCGGTGTCTTAACGGACAAAACAGAAGAAAGTAATATGCAGTTGTGCAATGGGTTGTGTGTTATCCTCCCTGACGGGGGAAAACACTCATTAAAATATTATTATTGTTCAGGAGAGTAAAGATGTTTGACGATTTTGACACCAAGTGCCAGCTTGATGAAAGCGAAGACATTGACTATTTTTCGATTTGGGAGGACGTCTATGATGAACAAGAAGATCCGGAAGAAGAGTGGGGATGAATTACAGGGCTTTTTCATGTGGCGTAACCGAGGCTCTGTGGTTCCCGCGAAAAAGGGTAAAGGCTCTTACAAGAGAAAGAGCAAGCATAAAAATAAATGCGGATATGATGTTTAATGGTTAGCATTCTAGCCTTCGTTTCATTATTTTAAGAAAAATTTTGGGTACATTTCATTAAAGAGTCGGTCCAAAATGGTGTAAAGCCTATAATTTACCTTATCACAAGTCTGATATTAAGAAATATTCTGATAAAATGTAGTTAAAGATATAAGTTCAAATCTTATATGAGACACCACAAGCTAGCTGTGAGAGTTCGAATCTCTTTATCCGCTCCATTTAAGCAGTAAGAGGAGAATTAAAATATGAGCCAGTATGTTAGTTTTTATATCAGTGATGGGGAACAATTTATCTCTTTGGATGAGTTTTCCCGTAGCACTGAAATTTATAAGGCAATGGTAGATTTTGGCTATGCTCCTTCTGGAAAAGTGCGGCAGGTCAGCTCTGAGGAACTTCAAACCGCCGTCAATGTAGTCCTGAGTAAGGCAGAAGCAGTAAAAGATTCAATTTCTTTCTACAGACGAATGATTAAACACATTCAGGATTGTTCTAATGTAGATTTAGACGAGCGTCTTAAGGCCATTTCTGATTACGAAGATCAGATTGATGGACTCGATTCGGAAATTGAGTGGTATAATACTGGGGCAGACATTCTCCGTGTCTATGCAAATATCGCAAGTAATGCGGACTATCATGGTAACGCATTGTATGCCGGTATTGATATCTCTGAACCGACGGCCGCAGATATCCTTAATTGATTTTTCATAAAAAATATTATATAATATATACATAAGGATTAAGGATTAAGGAGGATTTGATATTTATGATTCGCATTTACTATTTTAAGACCACTTGGTATGATCAGGATGAACAGGAAACGAAGTATGAAACTGGCTTCGTACCGGCTGAATCCGCAGGAGAGGCTTATGCCACTCTTGCTGAGGCCTACCGTTCAGATTTTGTGGGAGCTTATCTGGAAGAAATCACAGATAACTATCTTATCTGTGATGAAAATGTAGCTCATGACATTATGGAGCAGCAGTGGTAATGGCAATACCTGGTCTTTACGAAGTTTTTCAGAAGAAATGGGTACAGCAGGCTGTTTGGGTGATCTCAGATACGCACTTTGAGGATGCGGATTGTAAACTAATGGATTCTGACTGGATTTCTCCAGAAGAAGCTGTATCACGCATTAACGCTTGCGTTGGCCGTAAAGATACTTTCATTCATCTTGGTGATGTAGGCAATGTTGAATGGGTCAAGAAAATTCGCGGTTATAAAGTGCTGATTATGGGAAACCATGACTCAGGCCGCACTAATTATGAACGTAGAAAAGTTTCCCGCAAGTTTCCTAAAGAGGCTTTTCAGAAGTCTGAGGCTCTTGATGAAATGAAACGCATTTATCCTGATTGTCAGTATTCTGTTACTGAGGGGTATGACTTCCATTCTCCTTTTGAGTATTGGGAAGTTTTTGCAGATAATCTTCTCTTCGATGAGGTTTATGAGGGTCCTGTGATGATTGGCCCCAAACTTATTCTTTCTCATGAACCACTTGATACGCCATGGGCATTTAATATTCATGGCCATGACCACAGTGGCGTAAAAGCTATAGGACATCTTAATTTAGCCAGTAATGTGGTTAATTATAAACCCATTCAGTTGAATAGATTGATGAAACAGGGGCTTACAAGTAACGTGCTTGATATTCATCGAAATACTATCAATGCAGCAACTATTAGAGAGATCAAAAGAAATAAAATTTGATTTTTCATAAAAATTTTGATATAATATATATAGAAAGTGAGAGATAAATAAAAAATCTCTTTCTTGACTCGCCGGTTAGCTGCCTTCCAACAGCGAGTATAAACAAACGATGTAAGACCAGTTTGCGGCGGCAAATAAAAAACGCTCTATATTGCGCGGTGTTGTAAAGGTAGCATATAAAAAAGTTCCTATTTATAATAAACTAATTACATTTTCATAAGTTCAAATTTTTTGGTTCAAAGTAATTAATTTATTATAAGCAATTTTTATATATAGTATCAAACAGAAGGAGAATGCTATATATGACAGGTATTTATAAAATTACCAATAAAATTAATGGTAAATGCTATATTGGTCAATCAACACTAATAGAAAAACGATGGAGCAATCATAAAAATACATCTTGTAATCCGGCAAGTACGGCTTATGAGTATCCATTATATCGAGCTTTTAGAAAATATGGAATAGAAAATTTTTCTTTTGAAGTTCTTGAAGAATGTAATAATTCAGAATTAAATGAAAAAGAAAGATATTGGATAAAATATTATAATCCTGAATATAATCAAACTATAGGAGGAGATTATAAAGTCATCCCATAGAAATTAACTTATGAACAAGTCCAAGAAATTCAAAAAATATTAATAGAAGATCAAGATGGAAATGTTAGTCATGTAGAGTTAGCTAAAAAATATAATGTTCATAGAGATACTATTAGGGACATTAATGTAGGACGAACATGGAAAAGTAGTGATTTGCAATATCCATTACATGTATCCAAATATAGTAATACATATCCAAAAGAAAAAGTTTATTGTGTTGATTGTGGAAAAGAAATTTCTCGTAATGCAATAAGATGTAGAAAATGTGATGGTTTGTTAAAACGAAAACAAACTATTATGTTAGTATCGAGAGAGGAATTAAAAAAGTTAATTCGCACGACTCCATTTACTACAATAGGTAAACGATATGGAGTAACTGATAATGCCGTAAGAAAATGGTGTGATAAGTATAATTTACCAAGAAGAGTAGAGCAAATTAAATCTTATTCTGATGAAGAATGGGAATTAGTATAAAGTTTGTGAAAGAAAAGTTATATATTCCACTTACTTGAAGATCAGAGTTCGACTCTCTGCTGCGCAACGGTCACGATGGGCGAGCCTTCACGTGGTGTAACTGATTTCGACGGAACGCGCCCCTAATTGATTTTTTAAAAAATATTTGTTATAATATTTATAGAAGGTCAAAATGAACCTTGAAAAATAAACACTATGATAACTCAGTGTAGATTGAATGCGATGTTCAAGCTGAGAATACTCGAATAGGGCTCGGGAGTACACGAATCAAGGATACTTGAGGAAACTCGTCCGCTTTGTTTAAAGTGATTTAAACAAAGAATCCCAGTAGGGAGAAAGTAAAGAGTATGTGCTTCAATTATCGTACATAAAGGATGCCGTGGAAAGGTGCGTGCAATAGACAGCTTAGTGAATAGCTAAGCCGAATCCAAGTTAGGTGTTAGTTGGTGACTGTCACAGACCTTGGAAATACCAACAAACGTATGGGCGGTGACGGAGTTGAAAAATTCCTATAACTTTCTACAGCGACAGAGTAGCGGAACGCCAAGACTTGAAGAAAGTAATTATTGATATTCTAAAATTAAGATCAATTTTCTGAATATCCCGTGAAATGTGTTTGGTAATCAATCCAACAGTGGCTATGCGGTTTCGGCCGGGGGCAAGAAGTTTTAAGACGACGGTTTTAATGCTCAGACTTGTTCCCCACTTGTCTGAATATATGTAAAGATAAAATGAGGTAAGGCGAAGGCCTATCATAATAGTGTTTATTTTTCAGGGTTTATGGGCAACCCTCAATAAAGATAAAAAATTCTTACAATGGAGGTATGCTTATGTTTAATCGACAGTATGAAGCTATGTCCGTGAGAAGTCCAGATATTTCTGGTGGCGAGACCTAACTCGCCAATAATCAAAGGAGAGCTGGGCATCTCTTATAAACTGCCTTTTAATACGCCCGAATGATGGAATTGGTAGACATGCAGCTCTCAAAAAGCTGTGCTGTGAAGCGTGTGAGATCGTAGCTCACTTCGGGTACCAGGTGGTAGTAAAGTAGTGCAAATTTTATATCAGATAGCCAATGAGGATAAAAGCCGTTGCAGGATTTGCTCCCTGTACCCGAGAATTAATAGACTCGCTGAAAGTAGTTGATGAATGGATATAAAATGGAGTCATGCACGGCTCCGCTTGCTATCATCACCATAGGTCTTTGTGGCAACTGTACGACCTTATAAACTACTAAAGTTGCAGTATTATGCTCCCGTAGCACAACGGTAGTGCAACCGGTTTATACCCGGCATAAGGCTCCAGATTAGGGCACGATCTCGGTTCGAATCCGAGCGGGAGTACCACAATAAAAGACTGTCATATGGGGAACCTTAAGATATTGTATTGCGCTTTAGGCTGGCAGAATCCGCTACCCTTCTATATATTAGCTAATTATAGAAACAAAAACTATTCATCGAGGAGAGTTTTTACTTCTGAAATACTATTATTATTTTTGTTAGTATTTTGTTTTTTACTTCTCGATTTTATATAGAACTGAATAGAAGGAGGGATGAGGAGTGAAGATAGAAGATTTGGATGATTGGATTTTTTCTACTGAACAAACGCAGGTAAGTATGAGATAACCTGTTTAATGCGGCCGCCCCGCCTTGCGGAGCGTTAGTTCCAAGCCTAAAAGAACGCAGAGGTGACAGATTTGAAAGGAGTTAATTATGGCAACTTATTCGTTGATTATCCCGATGTATAACGGGGAAAAATACATTGCAAATGCGCTGGGTAGTTTGCTTCCATCGGGGTCATTTTTGACAGAAGTCATCTTGGTGGATGATCGTTCCACCGATGATGGAGTTAAAGTTGCTCATACCTTTGATAATCTTCTCCCTATGCGTTATCTTGTTACTGATGAGAATATGGACAGAGGCCCTGGTAATGCTCGACAGTTAGGCCTTGACAATGCGTGCGGCGAATGGATTGGCTTTATGGATGCCGATGACCTGCTTGCCCCAGACGCTTTGAGACACGTTGATAACGCCGTAAGTCAGTGTGAGGACGCGCAAATGTTTATCGGCAATTTTATCGAAAGAGAGCCTCTCACGGGTCGTCGCGGAGCTATTCATCAGGAAGATCCTACTTGGGTTCATGGGAAATGGTATTTGAAGAAAATGCTTGACGAATACGATATTCGTTTTCTCCCCAATCTTTACACTCATGAAGATATTTATTTTAACGCTTTGGTCTTTGATAGACTCAGAGCAGATGAAAAGAATTTTTACATTCTTGATGAGTTGATTTATTACTGGAATCAGAATCCTAATTCGATGACTTCCAGTGAACGCTATACTCTGACTAATCTTAACGATTATCTCATCAGTGTTATTGAATCTCATTTGACCATCTTGACTGATATAGAAAAGCCCAGTGAAGAACTTGTTGATGCCATTAAAGAAATTTGCCTGTCGCAGTATGTCCAAGGCTATTTTTACTATCAGGCTTTTATTTATAAGTATGGTAGTCAGGATGAAGAATGCAAACGTGGCTATGAGTCGCTCAAAGCCTTTTATAGAAAGCTCACTGATATTTTTCATTTGACGAGAGATGAATTTCTCGATATTCTTTTCAAAAAGAGTAAAGATTTTTGTAATCAGAGAAATGGCGCAATGAAAACCTTTGGACCTTTTATTGAGGTTGATAGTTTACCGTCTTTCATTTATCAAATTGCGGCGTTTGTATAATGCTGCCAAATATTGGGGCGTGGCCTAGTGGTGAAGGTGCGTGCCTTGAGGCACGAGATCGCTATTCGGAGAACCTAAAATATATTGTGGAATAAATTTAGTTTAGTGTAATATTCTATCCTTACGAAAGCCGAAGATACTTGAGCATATTATAAGAATATGATTACTCAGTATTCTGTTCAGAAGGAAAATGCAGCACATTTTTATTGTTCATTCTTTAAAAAGTGGACAATAGAAGATTTCTTGCTTGATAAGGTTTAGGTTGATGATTAACTATCAACCCTGATATCCAGAGCGTGGTGTAACAGTAACACACAACTTTTGGGCAGTTGAGTAGCCGGGCAGCACGGACGCTTTGGGCCAGAAAATAATCGTAAGGATATGATAAATAAATGATAGGAATTTATAAAATTACTAATTTAATTAATGGATAGTCTTATATAGGATAGTCAGTAGATATTGAAAAACGATGGCTAAAAGAACGGTAGTCGGCTTTTAATGTAAATAGCAGTAGTTATAATTATCCAATATCTTGTGCTTTTCGTAAATATGGATTTAATAATTTTCAATTTGAAGTATTAGAAGAGTGCTTACGGAGTCAGTTAAATGAGCGAGAAAAATATTGGATTGCTTAGTATGATACATTTTATAACGGTTATAATTAGACATTAGGTGGCGATAGTCATATTATTGCACCTAAAAAAGCGATAGTAGGAATTATTAATGATTTAGAAACAACCGATTTGTATCATCGAGAGATTGCCGAGAAATGGGGAGTTTCTACTGAAACAGTACAGGGGATCAATACAGGGCGATATTGGCATCAAGATGATAAACATTATCCCCTTTAGACACAACATAAGACGCATTCATAGTATAAATTGGCTGATGGGACAGTCTTAAAAACACAAAAAGTATGCATTGATTGTGGCGTTAATATTACTTCCAAAGCTATGAGATGTCCAAAGTGCTCCAATAAAATTCGCAGAGCCGTGGAACGACCTAGCAGAGATAAATTAAAAAAAATGATTAGAACAACGCCATTCGAACAAATCGGCCAGCAATTTGGAATAACTGGTAACGGTATTAGAAAATGGTGTGATGCATATAATTTACCCCGTAGGGTAGCAGACATAAAACGGTATTCTGATGAAGAATGGGAGTCTATATAATTCTCCAACCATATAGCGGCGTAGCCAAACGGTAAGGCATCAGACTTTGACTCTGACAGTGTTGGTTCGACTCCAACCGCCGCTGCCATTATGTTTCTAGAATTCTGTAATTCTTCATTTCTATTAACTCCTTTCCTTTTGGAGGGCTAGAGATTTTTCTCTAGCCCTATTTTTATATTCTCCATTTTGTCTCTCGCCGGCTCCGCAAAGCTCCGAATCCCTTTAGAATCACCCATTAGGAATTTTTTTGGCCAAAAGTCACTCAAGATATAAGGCCTATTTTTAAAGTTATTAGAAAGGTTATAAAAATAATCTAAATCAAAAGTAAAAGGAGGGTGTTATTTTTAGTATGTATGGTTTAACTCATGAGAATGGTAGAGCTGTATATGGGCTTAAGCATTTTATATTAGACACAGAGGCAGAAGTAAAAAATCTGCCCACAGATGATATGCTTATTCCAGGTAGTACGGCTTTTGTTATTTCAACTTCAAATTCCTATATGCTGAATAATCAAAACTCTTGGGTAAAAATAAATTTATCTAATGGTAGTGGCGGTTCTAGCAGCCCCGATCCTGGCACTGATAATACCTATATTTGGGATGGTGGAGATATAGGTTCGTAAGGAGGGAAAAATATGGCCGATGTTTATATGAAATCTAAATTTTATTTTAGACGCGGCAAAGCAGCCTCTTGGGCTGCGCAAAACTTTATTCTTGGCCCTGGTGAGCCTGGTTTTGAATTAGATACTGGAAAGCTAAAAGTCGGTAATGGCGTAACGCCTTGGAATGAATTACCCTATGTTACCGATAATATAGTTCTTCCGGCTGAGGTTGTCAAATACTTGGGTTCCGTGAACAAATTGCCTGAAGACGCTTTTGATGGCGAAATATGCGAAATAAATGATATGTTCTATATTCATAGCAAAGGCCAATGGAAGCAAATAGGCGGCACCGCCACTAAACCCGGTGTAGTAGAAGTTATCAAAGTTCGTGATGATGGTAGTCCTAATCCAACTGTTGAGTCTAATGGAATTAAATATAATTCAATAGAAGATGCACTTGCCAATGTAAGTGATGGTGATTTAATTGTTATTCCTGCTAATTTTAATAGTGTAATATCAATACCCGCTAATAAAAATGCCGGTATCGAATTAAAAAATATCAATATAAAGAATGACGAAGAAACACCATTAGCTGTCGGATATCAATCCACCTTAACTGTGAGTGGGGCCGGCACGATAGAATGCCGCAAGCATGCTAAACCGACAATGATAAATAGCGGTAACATGTATATTAATGGTGGCAGTTATATTCGCACACTAGATTCAGCAGAGAATGGCTATTATACCGTTGTTAATCATGGTAATATGACATTTAATGGTGGTTTGGTGAGCTGTGATAAAGAATATTCCAGTTTAATTGAGAATGGATATTGGGATTATTCTGATAGTAACCCGGATAAGGGATTCGTAGTAGGCCAAAATGAGGCCGCGCCAAAGCTTGTTATTAATGATGGCTCATTCATGGGCGGTTTATATATTATCAAGAATGATGATAATGGCTACACTGAAATCAATGGCGGTGATTTCTATGGTACTATTTACACTTGCGGCAAACTACTAACTATTAATGGAGGAAATTTCCGCTGCGATGATTATTATAATCTAAGAGTAAGAAAACTCAATGATGGTATGAATGTCGCTGATGTTGTAATTACTGGCGGTATTTTTGATTGTTCTGCATATGATTAGAATATCTTCGTGGAGCGAGGTGCCAAGGTTACTATTAAAGGTGGCAAATTTAATTGTGAAGTTCCCAAAGAGCTACTAGCCGAGGGATACCAAGCACAATTAATTAATAATTATTACGAAGTAAGCGCAATAGAATAAGGAGGAATACAATGGCGTTTAATGTAGTGTATAGCGACAAAGACCGTATTCAAGGCGCCATTGAAAGTGGCGTTATTCCTCGTGAGAGCCTAGTATTAACTAGTGATGACGCAAAACGGTCTGAAATGTATTACTATGATGATAATGGTCAATTAAAGACTATTACTAAAAAAACCCAATTTAATTCTATGGTTGGAGCACGAACTTGGGCTAGTCAGTATGACTATATCGGAGAAGTGATTTCAATTAACATAGATGGTCAATGGGTCCCCTATTTAGTCGATAATAATAATGATTTTGTTTGTTTAAAAAATGAAAAATATGAAATTGTCGATGGCGGTGACCCCTAATATTTTTTAAGGAGGAAAAATATTTATGGCTAACAAAACTTTAACCACCCAAATTATTTTGCGTAATGGCACAACCTCTGAATGGGAAGCTAGTACGAAGATACTCAAATTGGGTGAAGTTGGTATTGATACCACAAAAAACGAAATCCGCATTGGTGATGGCGAGCATACTTGGAAAGACCTCAAAATTGCTGGCGCAGATCAAGCCGCTATTCAGGCGTTAATTGACCAAGCAGAAGACAAAGTCACTGTTATCGCGGCCGGTGATGGTACTATTGACGAGGCACTCGCTACTATTACGGCCCCATCCCAAGGCGATATGGCAATTGTCGAGCAGAAGTTTGGTGATGTGGCAAAAGCTGATGGCACGCGCACAAGTCGCACAGCATATTCCTACGATGGCGAAAAATGGTGTGCCATGGATGGCAACTATAATGCTAAGAATGTTTATTTCGACGGTGATTTTACCTACACTAATGCCATCGGTGCCGTTGGTGCTCCATCTGGGGGTTCTGGCAAACTTGCTGCATCGGGCAAAAGTGTTGAGGAATTTATGGCTAGCATTTTAGCAAAAGAGGCTAACCCCCACACAACTCAACCTGCTGCATCTGTAAAAATTACTGGTGGTAGCGGCACATTTGAAATTGGCACTCATAAAAACATTGCATACTCGGCATCTTTGTCCGCTGGTTCCTACACCTATGGTCCTGCTACTGGTGTTGTCGCTGGCACTGTAACTGCTAGTTTCGATGGTAAGACTAATGAAGGTACCACGGGCACATTTGAAAATGTTGTTGCTGATGGCACTAAGGAACTGACTGTTTCTATTACCCATAATGAGGGCGCTGTTCCTAAGACCAATTTGGGCAATCCTTATGCTGGTGGTAAGATTGCTGCTGGTACTAAATCCGCTAAAGCACCTCAAACGCTTGTTGGTGTTCGTCACATGTTCTATGGTCCTATGACCACTGATGCAGAGCTCAATAGTGAGAATATCCGTAAGCTCAGGCATGAAGCGGCCAGCAAGAAAACTATTGGTACATTTGGTGCTGGTGCTGGTGCGGTTAAGGTTGTTGTTGCGGTTCCAGTTAGTATGAAGGTTACTAAGGTGCTCATGCCTAGTGCAATGAATGCAGATGCAACAGCTAGCTTTGTTAAGCAGGCCGGTAATGTCCAAGTTGAGGGTGCTGAAGGTTTCACAGCCGCGGCATACAATGTTTGGGTATATCAACCTGCATCTATTGATAGCACTGAGACATATGCTGTCACAATTGGTTAATAATAAGGGAGGATAAATAATATGGCTACTATTTTAAATAATGCTGCCTATATGGCACTTCCTATGAATATCAAACGCGGCAATCCTATTCCTCTCGATACGACTGCCGTATGGTATGATAAAACGGAATTAGAAACTTATGCTGCGAGTGGCGCTACTGCATATGTCGGCCAAGTTCTAACATTGGTCGCGGATGGTAAGTGCGAAGCCTACATGATTAGCAGTGAGGCCGGTACACTTGTTAAGCTGGCGCAAACTACTGCGACTGGTGATCTTGCTACCGATGTAACGAATTTACAGACTCAAGTGAGCAATCTCACAAAAGCAGTTGGTTCAGCTGCTGCTGATGGCTCTGAGGCGTCTGGTCTTTATAAGTTAATTGCTGATGTTGAAGCTGTGGCAAAGGTCCGTCTTGAGAGTGTTGAGGCTGGCGATAATAGCGTCACTGTAGCTGGCACCCCCACTAAGCCTAGCGTAGCAGTTAAGGTTTCTCAAGCTGCTGGTAACGCCTTGTCTCTTGCGGATGATGGTCTCAAAGTTGAGATTCCCGAAGTCAAAGTTCCCGCATATAGCTTGGTTAAAGACGAGACAGCAGCCGTAGGCGACGTCGCTACATACCATCTGACCAAAGATGGTGTAAATGAAGGCGTTGCAATTAATATCCCTAAGGACCTAGTCATTGCATCTGGTTCTGTTGAGACATTTGTAGCTGGCAAACTGCCCGAGGGTGTTACTGAAGCTGGCACGTATATGCAATTAAATCTTGCTAATAGCGCAAAACCTCTCTATATTAATGTTGGTTCTTTAATTGAGTATGTTACTGGTGGTTCGGGTGAGAATGATGCTATTTAGATTAATGTTTCTAGCGACACCCATAAGGTAACTGCTAGTGTTAAAGACGGCTCCATCACTATAGGAATGCTTACCGCCGATGTGGTTGCGTCCCTTGGTAAGGCTGACAGTGCTGTTCAGACAGTAGCTGCAGGCGACACTAATGGCACTATTAAAGTTGATGGTACGGAAGTTGCTGTTGCTGGACTTCAAGATGCAGCATATGCCACTGTTAAGTCTATTAATGATACCGCATAGGGTTATGTTAATACCGCTAAGACGGCATTAGAAGGCGCCACAACTGATACTGACAAATCTGCTACGATTGCAGGCGCCAAGAAATATGCGGATAAAGTTGCTGGCGCAGCAGAGAAAAATGCGGGCGCCGCATTAACCACCGAAATTGGTAAACTCAAAAATGATGATAAGGCTGTGGACAACCAATTTGTTACCGCAGTTACAGAAGCCAATGGTATTGTAACTGTTGCGCGTAAAGCTCTTGTTGCCGCTGATATTCCTGACCTTGGAGTAAGCAAAATTACCGGTCTCCAAGGCTTACTTGATGGCAAGCAAGGTACTTTAACATTTGATGGTGACTATGAAGCGGGCGTAAATAATGCCGCAACTGTTTCTACTGTTAATACAGCTAAGACCGCATTAATTGGTGATACTAGCAAGGAAGCTGCTACTACTGATGGCAATACGATTGCCGACGTTCGTCGTTACGTCGATGCCAAGACAAAAGGTATTGCATCTGATGCGAAACTTACTGAGCTGACCGAAAAGGTTACTGCTAATACTAATAGTATTACAACTATTAATACATCATTGGCTGAGGGCGGTTCTGTATCTAACGCTATTGCTGATGCCAAAAAGGCTGGCACTGATGCTGCTGCTGCGGTTAGCGCTCTTGAAGATGGTCAGGTTAAAAAGAATACCGAGGCTATTGCTGCTATCAATAATACTGATACTGGCATTTTAAAGCAAGCTAAGACCTATGCTGATGGTAAAGATACTGCTATTACTGCTGCGCAGGCTGCTGCTGATAAAGCACAGGCGGCTGTCAATACACTTGCTGGTAAGGTCGGTACTGTTGCTGAAGGCAAGACTGTTGTTAAGATGATTGAGGAAGCTCAAGCAGCAGCTACTTATGATGATGCTGCAGTTAAAGCAGACATTAAGAAAAATGCTGATGCTATCGGCGTATTAAATGGGACAAGTGCCGTTAATGGTTCTGTGGACAAGAAGGTCGCAGATGCTATTAATGAGTTTTCTACAAAAATCAGCGATGATAGCACTGTTAATACTTTCAAAGAGTTAATAGATTATGCCGCGGCTCACCAGGATGAGTATAGCACACTATCTGGTGATGTTCAAAAGAATACTACAGCTATTGCGACCTTGAATGGCGATGGCGCCGGCTCAGTAAATAAAAAGGTTGCAGATGCTATTGCTGCAATTGATAAGTATGTTGAGAAAAATGGAACCGATCGTTTAATTACCGCAGCAGAAGGTACTAAGTTAGAAGGCATTGCTGAAGGCGCGCAAGTCAACGTTATTGAGTCTATTAAGGTCAATAATGTGGCTCAAACCGCCGCTGGCAAGGCTGTCAATATTGCAGTTCCCGTAGCGGATGATACTAGTATCGCAATCACTGAGAATAAGATTGGCATTAAAGCCGTCGATGTTCAGAAATTATTCATTGCTGAAGGCGATGTATTAATTATTGATGGTGGTAAAGCCTAATAAATAATATATAATTTTTATAGGGAGTAGTGAAAATATTCACTACTCCCTATTTTTTATTGGGCAAAAGTGTTTAATATATATATTTAATTTTTTAGATTTTATTGAGAATATTATAATGGTTTTATTTCGTTTATAATGACGGAATAAAAAATACATAGAAAGGAAGTTAAGAAATGGCAACAACAAAAATTATACAAGCCACAGTAAAAAATAGAACTGATACAGTAACCAACTGGACTTAGAAGAATCCAGTACTTACCAAAGGAGAAATCATAGTTGTTCAAATGAACACGGGAGAAACTCGCTTAAAGATTGGTGACGGAACTAAAACATTTACTTAGCTTCCATATACCGATGAATAGATTTATAATAATGTTGTAACATCAGTTAATGGGCAAACGGGTGATATTACAACGAATTCAGTTGAATACACTCCTCAGACTCTTACCGACGAGCAGAAGAAACAGGCGAGGGAGAATGTAGACGCGGCGAGCGATTTTGTAATTAACGCTACCCCTAACAGCAGCGAAACAGCAACATTAGATAAAACATTTGAGCAAATAAAAGAAGCAATAGCCACCGGAAAAAATCCGATTGTGGTCTTCCGAGATTCTGAAAGCTCTTCCTTTTATTTGCGAATGCTAAATGACACGACTAACGCTTGCATTTTTGGCGCTATAGCCCAAAACCGCGACAGCACTTTAGTGTTTATTGTAGAGATATTAAGGTATAGCACAAGGTACATGTCGACGCCCGTGCTTCCTCTTTATGCAGATGGGACTATGCCGCAAATTTCTTTGCACTCTGCTCCCACCTTGGATATGGAGATTGCCACGAAAAAGTACGTCGATGACAACAAGAGTGGCGGCACTGCCAATGCTGTTCTGTATACTGCGCAGACGTTGACCGCCCCGCAGCAGCTTCAGGCACGAAAGAACATCGGCGCTCTACCCAGTGAAGAACCTATTATCAAGGGCGGCGCATTCACACTCGACACTCCGGGGGCTCAGATTCGAGCGCAACTTGACGGATACCTGACAAGCGAAGCAGGTGAGGACTTTGCAAATATAGGATTCGCAAGCACGCACCCTGATGCCACGAACGACCATATTGTCATTAGTGGACTGGCTAATTTTGGCGACGCAGAGATGGTTGGGCTTGAAGATACCGCAGTGTCGTATGCCCAGTTGATGGATTATACGAAGCCTCTAATGCTGACCTATGATAATAATAAGGTTACTGGTGCATCGTATTATGAAATCCGTAAGGCAATCGAGCGTGGGCGGCAGATTAAACTTGCAGTTGCAAATACGCCTGATATCATAGCCTCTAACGCCAGAAATGAAACCAACAAGAGCGTCTTGAAGTTTATCCATACGGACGTCGGCGGTGACACCGTCAACATCACGCAGTACACTGTGACGGCACAGGCAAGCGGGCTGACTGTGAATGTGAAATCGCACGAGATCGCATAAAGTAACTAGGAAAGGCTAGGAATTACAAATGGAAATCATACAAGAATACGCAACCAAAAACAGATGCTACCAGATTGGTACGCCGCTTAAACCGCGCGGCATCATGCTGCATAGCGTGGGATGCGCGCAGCCGTCTGCGGCGGTATTTGCGCGCAGCTTTAACCAGTATCAGCCGGGCGGTCCGGCCGCCGCTTCTGAGTTGTGTCCAACCGACAGTGATAAGTTACCAGAAGCGGCGGGCACCGCACTTACAAAAAAGATGCTAAAAATAGAAATTCGTTCTTGGGTAGTATAAAAACAAAAAATCTTATTGGGGCGACTGGTAAAGAAGTCGCCCCAATTGTTTTTTATAAAAAAATTTGTTATAATATTATTATAAGAAATGAAGAAAAGAAAAAAAGATATTTAGTTACCGAGATTAATAAAACATCTAACTTCCGTTAAATATCTTTCAGAGGCTTGGCTATCAAAGAATTAAAGCAAGATTAAAATTATTTATTTGATTTATCTTTTATTATATGATATAATATATATAGAAAATATGAAAGGAAATGATAAATAATGAGTAGATTCCCGCTTGACAAGTATAAGTATTATTTTGCAACCGACACAAATGGTATGCCATATAAGGTATATGCTGTCTCTTCTTACGCAGGACGTTCAGTCAAAGGTGGCGCAAAGTGCGATCCCAGAGATGGATTCAATGAAGAAGCCGGAAAACGTCTCGCAGCGCTCCGTTGCAATAAGAAAGTGGCAGAGCGTAGAATGGCTCGTGCGGCAGCCCGCCTCAAGGAGGCCGAGGACTGGCTTAGAAAGGCAGAGAAGTCTGTTGAGAAGTATCGTGAATACTATAGCGATGCGGCAGATCTTTTGGCGGAGGCGAAGAATGAACTTGAAGATTGTCTGGAAGAAATGTAAGGAATTTATTTTTCCTTATGCAAAACACGTAAATGAGCTGGAAGATGTTGCGGAATTTTGGTTTAATGCATATAAGGTGAGAGGACAAGAAGCAGATAAGCTACGCTCTGAGAACAAAAAATTGCAGGGTAAGCTCGAAGAAATCTCGGTTTCATTTGATGCGCTTTATAAGGAGTATGAGAATTTGCTCGCTTGTCAGAAGGTTAAATTTGCCATGTCTGATTCGCCCGCTTATCAGGATATCAAAAACGTCGCATCTAATCTGTCCGCCGCAAATTCCGACTTTTGGGATAGCGATTGGCATGATATGACAAATGGTTTTAAAAAGTGGTGGGATAAACTTTATCACTCCTGATAAAAGGAGAATTATTTATGTACATTTGCCCTACCTGTGGACGTTCTTTTAGAACCGAAGAGCATATTCAAAAACATTTTCTAAGTTGTTGGAAAGAGCAGCATCCTTATCACAAATCTGTTCCCGCACCAAAGGGTGAGGATGTTGTCATTAATGAGGTAGAAGAAGGAGTCTTGGACTTTTTCTCTGGGCTAAAAAGATGATTGAAAATGTAATGGTTAAAACCCATTTGATTGTTACCTCAATCCATGAGGAGTTTACAATTAAATGGTGTGGAAAAATTATAGACACAAAGCCAATATTTAAAAACGATATGCCCGTTTTCACAATTATAAGTAGTGTTAGTCGCGTAGAACTTAATACCTGTGATATGAAGCGGGTTGAAGAATGCGCAAAAAAGATTACTTGCCCTCGGGGACGAGCTGCCGTTACTACGGATAAGGCATATATCTATATTCAAGAGGCTGATAACCATGAAACATTAGTGGGCATTGTAACACATAATCATGTTAAGAAATATGCTCCAATGTTTGATCCTGTGGGATATAAAAGTTGATTTTTTAAAAAAAATATGATATAATATATATAGAAAGTTAAGAGAGCGGTAATAAAAAATCGCTCTCTTAGGATGCCAGAAATACTCCGGAGTCGTTCAATGGTAGGACAGAGGATTCTAAATCCTTAAATCAGAGTTCGAGTCTCTGCTCCGGCGCCATTAAAAAAATAAAAGTTGGGGGGTGTTTTGTTGATTCAAGGACATATTTATGTTATTACAAATAAATTAAATGGAAAACAATATGTGGGTCAGACCAGTAGGAATATTGAAGATAGATACTATGAACATTGTTATGATAAACGTAGTACATCAAAAATCCACAAAGCGATTCAGGATTTCGGAGTCGAAAATTTTGAATTACGAGAGCTGGAAACTGTTGAATTGGCAGAACTAGATACCCGAGAACAATATTGGATTCAAAAGTTAGATACCTATCGTAATGGGTATAATGCTAACGTTGGTGGTAATCAGAGTTTTGGAAATTACCAACAAGTCTTAATTGTAGAAGCTAATCTTATCGTAGATTCAGTAGAATTTTTAGGAAGAGAGATTCAGCGTCTTACGGACTGGTCTAAAGAATATATTAAAGATAGAATTCGTCAAGTAATTGACACAGATGATGTTTTTTGTGGCTATCATTTAAAACACCTATCTGCGAATAAAGAAGATTTGTCGGATATAATTGATTTAGAAAACTGGATTAAAACATTAAATGTTAAGTTTGCGGGACAGCATATTTATTGTTTAGAGCTGGATAAAGAATTCGAAACTGTTGGAGTTGCTGCTCATTACTTAATTGACAATGGTTATTATACTGGTTCTTCTAAGCAACCCATTCAAACAGTTATTACAATCTTAGGTAAAGCTATAAAAGGTAGCGGTCCGCCTAGTTCATTGAATAATATGACCTTTTATAGAGCGCCGGGAACAACCAAACAGCCTGGCAATGAGCATCCATTTCAAAAGACTAAAATATATTGTCCAGAAATAAATAAATATTTTGAATCACAGTCTGATGCGGCGGAATATTTTATTCAAAATAAAATATGGACAGGTATTAAATTAAAAACTGCAAAATGTAGAATTAGTGATATTGTAAATGGTGTATTTCCTGATTATAAGGGGTATACTTTCATAAAAGAGTAATATAAAGCAGGCTTGTAGTTTAAGTTAAAAAACATTAGTTGCTGAGTAACAATTAAAGATAAACAACTTTGTTTCAAGCCTGCCAGCTCCAATAGCTTTATATGCGCCGGTGGTGGAATGGTAGACACCGCGGACTTAAAATCCGCTGAACGCAAGTTCGTGGGGGTTCGAATCCCCCTCGGCGCACCACATATGCTCTCGTCGACTAACAGGTGAGGTCCTCGCCCTTTCGTTAGATTAGTTTAAAGTAAAATTTTGGTCATCTGTGATAAATATAATTTGCCTAAAAAAGCAAGAGATATAAAAGCTTTAACAGATGAAGAATGGCTAAAGATATAAGTGCAAGTCTTATATCTAACACCAAAGGCGAAAATGCTGGGTTCAAATCCCGCCGAGAGTACCAGAGTATATAAATACTCATTCGCGCGAATAAAAATCTTATTATTGGCGGTATGCGGAAGTTGAGACCGCTGGCCGCGAAAGCATAGGGAGGCTTTAAAATGAAATTTTATTCAGAAGTTACAAAGAGTTTTTATGATTCAGTTGAATCCTGTGAAGAGGCTGAAAAGGAATATAATAAGGCTCTTGACGAAAAGAAGGAAAAGGAAAAGGCTCTGAAGGCAGAGCGTAAGGCGCGTGCTGAGGAGCTGTCGGATGCTTATAAGGCGATTAAAGAGGCGGAAAAGAAATATTCCAAGCTTCGCAATCAGTTTGTTAATGATTATGGTAGTTATCATATGACTTTTACTGATAGTGACGTGGATAATCTACTCGACCCCTTCCGATTTTTCATTTTTTGATTTTCGGTTGTAATCTATAGCGAGAGTCTTTTATTAAAGCTCTCGCTTTTAATATTTGCGTCCTGAACTCAAGCGGCCTTGAGACCGGTCTTGAAAACCGTGGGTACCAGCAATGGTATGGGGGTCGGCACCTCCGGGGCGCGCCACATAATTTTGTTTGACATTTTATAAAAAATTTGTTATTATAATAATAGAAAAAGATGAATAATCTTTTTTAACTTCCCCCATATAATTGATTGGGATTTTCAGCAATGAAAATCCCTCCTATATCCACAAGTAGCTCAGTAGGGTAGAGCAGCATTGCAAATGCGTGTCATTGGTTCGAGTCCAATCTTGTGGCAATTGTGGGAAAATTATGCATATGAGCGCTCATTCCCAACTGATGAAGCATAATTGACACCCCGGAAAGACGGGGAGATCTGCTGGATTAGCTTAATGGTAAAGCCGTGGTCTTGTAAGCCTCAGACGACAGTCCGATTCTGTCATCCAGCTCGGCTGCATAAGCAAGCCTTCTCGTGGCGCAGCTGTTTTTACTAATTGCTTAATTAAAAAGAGAGGAGCCATTTAAGTTTTTATGGCATACATCTATCAAATCACAAATGATATAAACTAGAAAATTTATATAGGTAAAACAGAATTTTCTATTGAAAAAAGATTTAAAGAACATTGCAGAGACGCTTTTAAAAGATGTAATGAAAAGCGTCCATTATATGCCGCGATGCGTAAATACGGCATTGAACATTTTCGTGTTGAATTAATCGAAGAAACCGATCATCCAACAGAAAGAGAAATATATTGGATTGAGCAAAAGCGTTCTTTTAAAAATGGTTATAATGCCACACTTGGCGGAGATGGGAAAAGATATCTTGATTATGATTTAATAATTGCTTCTTATAAGGAAATTCAATCTATTAAAGAAACCGCTATAAAATTAGGAGTTTCAGCCGATTCTATTTCTCATATTTTGCATGTAAATAATATTCCTGTTATAGCTTCTTCAGATGTCGTATAGAAAAAATATGGAAAAGTTGTTAATATGTATGATTTAGAAGACAATTTCTTAAGGACTTTCCCTTCTGTTAATGCTGCAGCTACATATATGGTTGAAAACCAGCTAACTGGCTGTAAAAAAACAACTATTAAATAGCATATTACTGAAGTGTGTTTGGGAAAAAGAAAAACCGCAGCAAAATATAAATGGAAATATTATAATGAAGAATCTTGATTACATTTGTTATGGTGCAGTTGAAAATCAAGAATAAAAAAATGGATACATAATTTAATGCAAAATACAAAATTTGAGTTGTAGGTTCAAATCCTACTGTATCTATCATGAAGACGGTTCGAGTCCGTCTCGTTGATCGAGGTTAGGTAAGCACATGTGATCATTAGCTTTCTCTATGGGTCTAGTCTTATTGGCTCCCATAGAGAAAGCGCCTAGGTGATACATGGTAATACTCAAAAGGTGAAGAGGAATAATTATGGCAATTAAAATAATTAGTAAAGGAAAAGATTTGGATAATCCTATCTTTACTCAGCGATGCCCCAAATGTGATTGTGTATTTACTTATCAGAATGAAGATACGCATAGAGAGCCTACTGGTAGATATTATAAAGATTTTGAAGAGTATTTTATCAAAATGGACAATTGCGACAGACAAGAAATTGCCGTATCTATTGAATGTCCTTGGTGCCATAAAAAGATTCATGTAAAAGACGAATATAAAAAGATATGAAAGATTATATTGTAATTGCTCAACTTTATTGGTCAGCAGATCATATCGAAGAATTTAAAGTAAGATGTAATACTAAACGTAAAGCTAAAATATTAGCCGAGCGCTTAATTAAAAACAGATATTCTAATATAGGGGATATGATCAGAATTCTGGATATAAAACAAATGGTGCAATAACTGCTAATTATGCGGCAATACTCAAAAGGTGAAGAGGACTGATTGCTAATCAGTTAGGTGGCTTTTAGCTGCGTGAAGGTTCGAATCCTTCTTGTCGCGCCAAATTAAAAAAATTGTTGAGAATACGATCATATAGTGGAGGAATAAAATGAAAATTGAAAATAAAGTTTTTCGATGTTCTAATTATGCAACCTCGGCGCTGGAAGAAGTACTTGATACATTTTCTAATGAGGGTTATAAATTGGTTTCTACCCAGATGGCTGAAAATCTCTACGGGGTCGAAGTAATGTATTTGTTTTTTACGAGGAAAGTAAAAAGCAAAAAGCAGACTTGTAAGGAGAATCGTTAATGGATTGTTACAATTATTATTGTCCATTTCGGTATAGTATTTTTCCAACAAGTGAAACCCAATGTGATTGTGTAGTTTGTCCGAATCGTAGTAATTTAACAGGATATATTGTTAGTGATCGGACACTGACAAAAGAAGAGATTAGGGCTATCGAGAAAAAGAAAGAGGGGGAATATGAAAATGACACCTGAAGAGTTTAAGAAGGACGCAATGCAAGTGCGGTTGTATGAATTAGACGAGCATTGTCCGATTGGAATCATGTAGTTTATGGCGTTTGACCCAAAAACGTATTAAGTAAAATTTTGAAAGGAGTGGCAGCGATATGGTATATTTATATGCATCTCATGTAGGCGGATTATATATTAATGAAGAGTGCTTAAACTTTGAAGATCTTTATTGTGAAGAATGCGGCGATAGTGATAATCTGCTTGGAAGTTTTGAAACACTCAAAGAGTTCTGGGATCTTGTCAAAGATGAGTGCGACATTAACGGGAGCGGAGGGCTTTCGTTGTCGTATTTGTATCCAATCATTGTTGAGAAATTCTGTCTTCCATATGAAGTTGTTTACGAGAACGACTATGCTAGGGACTGCGGATACTGTTGCAACAGTGATGAAGAAATTCTTAGAAATATTGAAGATGCGCTGAAAAAAGATTACCGCGTCAAGGAGGATTGATATTTTATGGAGACTTGGTATTGTGAGTCTTGTGTTTATTATCCGCCCAGTTCTTGCGATGGTAAACCATGCTCCATTTGTGACCCTGATGATCCGTTTTTAAATTGCTATGAGAAAAAGGAATATCGAAACGAGGTAAAAAAATGGCTGAAATAATGACACCGGAAAAATTTAAAGAAAAAGCCCAAGAGATTTTTGACAAAAATGAAGGCTACGCTGGCGAAAGTGGACATATGGAAATAGATGACTTAATGCGAGAGTGTCTTAGAAGTCTCGGATATGGAGAAGGAATTGATATTCTTTTTTCTATGGACAGTATTTGGTATTGCTGAATAACAGAAAGGATATGCGCTTGTAGCTCAGTTGGTAGTAGCACCGCACTTGACGAAGTAGTATAAGAAATACATTTCGCACTTGGACAAAAAAGATTAAATAAATTGCTTAAAGTTTTAAATAGTAGTGAAAGGAAGTGCTATTTATGGCTAAAAGCAATTCAGAAAATGTTCACAATTTTGTTAGAAATAGAAAAGCTAATTTAATTTCTTTATTTCATGGAAAATGTTGCCTTTGTGGCTTTGATCAATTTTAGGAAGCCTTAGAATTTCATCATGTAAATCCTGAAGAAAAAGAATTAAAATTATCTTCATAGGTAATGGTGTCCTTAGATAGGCAAATTAATGAGGCTCGTAAATGTATTCTAGTTTGCGCCAATTGTCATAGAGGTATCCATGCAGGATATTATGAAGTTCCTGAAAATTGGTAGGAATTATTTGACGAAGAGCAAGCCTAGTTTTTATTAATCTAGAATGAAGAAATTAGAAAAGGAAAAAAACATTATTGTAAACATTGTGGAAAATTATTGCCTAACAACACGACTTATTGCCTAGAATGTTCTTCAATAGTATAGCGGGTAGTTGAACGCCCATCTCGTGAAGAATTAAAACAATTAATTAGAACAAAATCATTTGTTTCTATCGGGAAAAGTTATGGAGTTACGGATAATGCTATTCGTAAATGGTGTAGAAAAGAAAATCTACCTGCGAAAAAAGCAGAAATAAATCTTTTATCTGATGAAGAGTGGGAAAAAATATAAGTCCAAATCTTATTTTCGTCTCCATTAATGCGGGTGTCGCGGGTCCGAGTCCCGTCAAGCGCACCATAATTTTACTCATACCTTATTTTATTTTTAATTCTATTTAGTTAATTAATTTTATTAAGGAGATATATAATGTTTAAAGCTAAGAATGTTTGTCTGATTATTAGTGTGGCGCTGGCTGTTCTTTGTCTCATTTTTATGATTTATGGTTTTTGCGATGCATCGGTCGGTGTAAATAGTGCTGATACTGCCGAATCGGTAGGTACGATGATTGGTGCGGCACTGGTTGCGCCTTGCCTGGTAGTTGGTGGTGTAGGGACTATCCTGCACACCATCGGTGGCTGTATTTATAAACGAGGTCTTGTACTCGCCGGCGTAATTTGTGAGTGTGTATCTATCCTGCTAATGATTACTTGGGGTGTATTTTATATTCCCGCTATTGTTCTTGGTTTTATTGGTTATGCCAAGATGTCCAAAAAGGTTTAAAATCTAAATATTTAATAGGCGTGTCTAGTTAAGACACGCCTTTTTTTGATTTTTATTAAAAAATATGATATAATATTTATATAAAGTAAAAGAGGATTATAGGAGAGGATTGATTTATGACCTGCATTATTGGATTTGTTGATAAGAAAAATGATTGTGTATGGATGGGAGCTGACAGCTTAGGGAGTAACGGATACACAAAGAGTGTAAACACCCAGCCTAAAGTGTTTCATCATGATGTTTTTAAAAATGTGGTAATGGGTAGTACGACTACATTTCGTCATATTGATCTTCTAAAATATAGTGAGAATTTATTCCCCGAGGTTGATTTCTATAAAGATAAAGAGATTGACCATAGATATATAGTTAAAACATTTATTCCTAATCTCATTGCTCTTTTCCAAGGAAATATTCCCAGTGAAAGTGAAACGAATAGAGGCGCTAATTTCCTTCTCGGGGCAAAAAATAAACTTTTTGAAATTCAAAATGATTATTCAGTCCTTGTACCGGATCGGGATTTTGCGGCGGTCGGTTGTGGACGAGATGTTGCAATTGGGAGCTTGATTAGTACGACTCAATATTTCAAGGATGATCTTAGTCCGGCCGATCATATCTTATACGCTCTTAGAGCCGCATCGGATTATTGTTGTGGCGTTCAGGGGCCATTTGTGATTATTAATACAAAAAATGATGAAGTATTAACTTTTGATAAATAATAAAGGAAATTAAGTATGTATTGTATTTATGGGCATGGATGCTGTACTGCGCCTGATACAAAGTGTATTCATTGGGCGGGAACGTTTTGTGAATTGGATGCCGCCATTACGGTAAGAGATTGTCACAAATGTCTCTATGAAACTGAATGTCATGATAGCCCTGTAGAATGTATGTCCTATAGAAGAGATGCACCTGATGGGGGCTATTACGGTTAAAAAAGAGGGTATCATGGGGGAGATAATTATGAAGTCTTGGATTGATGAACAAACTGGCTGCAAAATGGGCGAAGCAGATTGTGTGGATGAGTGGTTATCTGATATTTGGGCAATTGGATGTGACTATGATGGATATCATGATGCTAAAAATTTAATGGAACTTATTGATGAACTACTAGAAATGGTTTGTAAAGCAAGAAACTGTTTATGGCAAGGGAAATTATTTGGTATATATGGTAGTCCAGAGGAGGATTTATGACAATGACTAGAAACGAAATAGAGTCTATGAATTTTATTCGTTCGTGGCAAAAAGAAAAATTGTTTAACCTCCTTAAGAAATATCCTGAAATAGAAATGGCGACTCGTGAGCAGTTAGAAAAATTTAAACAAGAGAAATATCGGAAAGCTCAAGGATTAATTAAAGAAGCTGGAAGAATTGAGATAGAGGCTGAAAAGGTTGAGGTAGAAGCTGATATGATTCAATTATACCTTGATTTGACGGAAGATAAATAATAAATAAAATATATTAGAGGATAATAATTTTATGAGAAATCTATAAAGGAGAATAAAAATGATGATATGTGAAGAGAATAGACATTGTGATCTCTGTAATGATACCTGTCCTTCGTATATTAGAGTAGTTCCAGTAGCAGAAATTGAGAAAACCAAAGAAGTAATAAGCAATCTCATTTATGAGACATTTGGTGATATTTATTGTAATAACTGTCGATATGATGATATGGCAATAGAGGATAGTAATTATTATCATTGCGAAAATTGCCATAGAAAAGCAATGAATTGGAGCGTGGCGCGTTCGGCCTGTGATGACTTGGCAGAGAGAATTATAAATCTTAATAACTAAAACAAAGGAGAATAAAAATGATGGAAGGAATAACTATATTAAATAAAGTAGCTGTTACTGGTTTGCCCTCATGGGTAATGGTATCGGCAACGGTATTGTTTATTATTGGGGTACTTGTATTTATTATAGATATTATTGCTGACTGTAATTGGCCAGTCTGGACAGCAGTATTTCTCCTCATTGGTTGGCTTATTTTGATTATTTGTATTTTTTTGGATATTACTATAACAACTGACAAATACCGATATGAGTGTACTATTGATAATTCTGTATCTTATAACGAGGTTGTTGAGAATTATAAAATTATAGAGCAACGTGGTGATATCTGGGTATTGGAGGATAAATAATAATCAATGAATTCCAATGAAATTATTAAAACTGAACAAGACTTAAAGCGCTTGGGTTATCATATCACAAATAATATGATTAAATCTATTGATGTAGATATAATCGCACATTTTGGAAATTGCACCTGTTTTGAAATTATTTGCACAGATATACATTTGATGGGTGTTTATAATAACACCAAATCTCTTGGCTTTTTAATTAGAGCATTTGTTGAGTTATTTGATTTGTCTCGAGAAGATGGAATAAAATTAACTAATATCAAAAATGTTCCCTGTAGACTTGTCTTTGATGGCGAATCAAGCTATGGTGCAAAATGCATCGGCTTTGGGCATTTTATGAAGGATAAATTTGTATTAATAGAAGACTTTGTTAAAATAAATGACTTTTAAAAATATTAAAAAGGGGGAGCGGTGATAGTAAATGAAATATTTTGTCGTGTCTGATGTTCATGGTTTTTTTAAGGCAATGAAAGCGGCTCTTAATGAAGCTGGTTTTGAAAATGGTAACCCTGAGCATAAACTCGTTGTGTGCGGTGACTTGCTCGACCGCGGCCCGCAAGCTAAAGAAATGGTGGCGTATATGCGCGACTGCCCCAATAAGATTCTCATTCGAGGCAATCACGAAGATCTCTTTGAAGAGTGCTGTGATCGGCAGGAATTTTGGTCGCATGATATTTCTAATGGTACGGCAGATACAATTTGTCAGCTTGTTGGTAAAGATGATCCGTTTAATGTAGATGAAAAAGATTTTATTAAAGCTCATGCGATTTTTTCCGTTTTGCTCGATCAGATGGTAGATTATTATGAGACAGAAAATTATATCTTTGTCCATGGGTGGATTCCCGATGTAGGAGATTATAAAGATTTTTATGGCATTGATTGGCGAAAATACCCTGCAAATGGACGCGCATGGAAAGAGGCTCGCTGGCGGAATGGTATGCTGGCCGCCGCAACCGGAGATATTGTAAAAGATAAAACTATTGTGTCAGGTCATTGGCATTGTTCTTGGGGTCACGCCACTTTTGATGGAGATTCACTCCCGGAGTGGGGAAGTGATGCTGTTTTTACCCCCTATTACAGCAAAGGCATTATTGCAATTGACGCTTGTACGGCATATTCCGGTTTTGTAAATTGTCTTGTATTGGAGGATTAAACATGGATAGAATGCTTTTTAAACGCTATATGGAAGAATTGCAAGAAATGGAGGAGAATATGGAAGCTCTAAATAAAGCCTTCAGGAAGCTGGATTCAGATTTCTGTGGGTTCTATATTTCAACAGCAATTATCCTCCCTATCGAAATTCTAGAAGATGTCTTAGATGATAATGCCCATTGGCTGTCATATTTTGTTCACCAAAAAGATTGGTTGCGTTGTTATAATAAAACCGATATTAAAATTGGTGGTAAGAATATCGAAATTAAAGATTGGGGCAACGTGTATGATTTCATTACTGGCCCAGGTCGTTTTTTGAAAAGAAAAGATGTATATTAAAGGAGAGATATGTAATGGAGTATTTGGCAATTGAAAAAGATGAATTGGTTGGCCTTCTTTCTGCTGCTAATAAGCTTTACGCTCTAAGCTGCGGTGGCGTAGATAACTGGTCATGGTATTGGAACTCTTTAGATGATTATCTCCGCGATTGGGCCGCAGAACATAACCTCGATCCCGATGAGGACTGGGGTTTTGCGGATATTGTGGCAGAAGATATAAAGCGTTATCCAACTGTAGAGAAATTTATTCGTCACAAGGGAGAATGATTATTTTTAATCATTCTCTTTTTATTGATTTATATATAAATATATGATATAATATATATATAAGAATAAGGGGTTGATAATATCTATGGAATTCAAAATCTTTGATTATGCAAATAAAATTAAGCGGTGTAGTATCCCAGAGGACGAAAAACTTTGTGTTATTGTAGTTGCGATTATTAGTGGAGACGAGTCTGTGACCGTATTTACTGATGCGGATAAGCTGTATCATTTTGAGTCAAGTAACACTCGCTTTACGGATTACAGAGATGGTGCATATATTTTGCGTAATACGGAAGATATTATTAATTGGTGTAATTGGGAGCCTGATTGGGGCGATGAAGATAGAACATATTCTTATTTAAGATACGATAAATTTAGCGATTACGCGATTTAAAAAAGGAGTATAATAATATGAGTGAACATTGTGGTTATGTAGTAGCAGTAGAAAAGCTTCGTCCTCACACTAATGCAGACAGACTTCAGGTTGCAACCTTTTTCGGTAGTGATACTTGTGTGGGGCTGGATGTAGTAAAGGGTGAGATTGGCATCTATTTCCCCTCAGATCTACAGTTAAGCGAAGAATTTTGTGTGATGAATCATCTTTGCCGTAAGAAGCCGGACGGCACACCTGATACTGGATATCTTGATCCTGAGAAGCGTAATGTTAGACCTATTAAGTTGCGCGGTGAGAGATCGGATGGTATATTTATGCCCATTTCTTGCCTTGAATATACCGGTGTAAATCTTGATGATATTAATATTGGTGATACCATCACCGTAGTTAATGGGCATGAGATTTGTAAGAAGTATATCCCTCGTGGCCGTAACAGCAATAATTCCGCAAAGGGTAAGGGTAATAAGACTCGTAAGAAGCATGTGCCCGTGGCTCCGCTCTTTACTGAGCATGCTGACACAGAGCAGCTTGCATATAATCTCGGGGCCTTTAAGCCCGGCGATGAAATTGAAATCACTCTAAAGATGCACGGCACCTCGCAACGGACGGCATATTTACCTATCCTAAAGGGTTATAAGCGAACCATCTGGGATAAACTATTTGGCCGTGAAGGTACTCCTATTTATGATTGGGGTTACGTATCAGGCACCCGCCGCACTGTTCTAGATGATTGGGATGGCGGTTTCTATGGCAGCAATGCATTTCGTAAGCAACATCATGATAAATTTGTTGGTAAGCTACATAAGGGTGAAGAAATTTATTATGAAGTAGTCGGGTTTACCGATAGTGGCACTCCCATTATGGGCAAGGGCAACAACAAGAAGCTCGATAAAGATTTCGTAAAGCAGTATGGCGAAGAGACTGTATTTAGCTATGGTTGCTCACCCGATGGCAATGATGCGCCTCAATCTGATCTATATGTGTATCGCATGACCATGACTAACGAAGATGGTGATGTTGTAGAATATTCGCCTGATTTTATGCGTTATCGCTGTGAGCAAATGGGAGTAAAGTGCGTTCCTGAATTCGTCCATGTAGTTTTGCCAGATGCCTCGTATTTTGATGAAGATCATCCGGTCGGTGAATATGTTAAAGAAATGGCGGAGCAATATTATGATGGCCCCGATCCCATTGGCAAGACCCATGTGCGCGAAGGTGTAGTAGTTCGTATTATTAATCGCCCTAAGTTCTGTGCCTATAAATATAAAAATTTTGCTTTTCGAACTCTCGAAGGCTTAATTAAAGATACAGCTGCTATCCCGGATATGGAAGAAGCTGAAGAGTTGGTTTGTGAAGAACGCGAAAATGCTGGATAATTTTTTTATAATTTTAAGACCTTTGTGGGCATGATTAAATAATTTTAAAATCTTAAAATGCATAATAAATAGGCAAAGAAAAAGTGAGGTAATTTATTATGCATTTTAAAGATAGAACAAATATTAAATATGGAAAGTTAACTGCCATTGAATATCTTGGTAAAGGTATGTGGAGATGCTAGTGTGATTGCGGCAATGAAAAAATTGTTTATGGAGGACATTTAGAAACTGGGCACACTAAAAGTTGTGGATGTTTTCGTCCGCCTAGAATAAATCTTATAAATCAGCGTTTTGGTAGATTAACTCCAATAGAATGGTTAGGAAATGGTAAGTGGAATTGCCAATGTGATTGTGGTAATATAGTGTCTGTGCGTACTAGTAATTTATAGAATGGAAATACCCAATCTTGTGGTTGCCTTCAAAAAGAAAGGGCTATCGAGGCGAGTTTTAAATCATTAGTGGGGATGCGTTTTGGCAAATTATTAGTAATTGAACGTGTTGAAAATAATCGTTTTAACCAGGTATGTTATAAATGTAAGTGCGATTGCGGAGGAGAAACAATCGTATCTGCAACAAATCTCCGTTTTGGAACAACAAATAGTTGTGGATGCTTAAAATCCAAAGGCGAAATGTATATTAATAATTGGCTCCAAGCACATAATATTCTTTTTCAATCGCAGTATTCTTTAGATGAAATTATTTTAGATAGCGGAAGAAGGCCATTTTTTGATTTTGCTATTTTTAATGAAAATAAAAAATTATTATGTTTAATAGAATATAATGGTATATAGCATTATAAAGTTACTGGTGGATGGAATAATGAAGAAACATTTAAATAGACACAGCATAGAGACAGACAAAAAATCGATTGGTGTAATCAGTTAAACATTCCTTTATATATTATTTCTTATCAAGAAAATATTGAAAATAAATTAAAAATGATTATTGAGGAAGTCAATAATGAAAATTGATGAATTAATTAAAAACTTAGAAGTAGACGCAGAATGGGCCGCCGCCAATGAGTGGGAGTCTCCAATCAGTTTATCAGATGATATAAATAATGCTTTAACTATTTTAAGAACTATCACAGTCCTTAATAAATTCGGTACATTAGATAAGGTTAAATATGTACTGGAGGATTATCTATGAGTAAAATGTCACGTAATTACTATACCGAGGAGGTTCTCAATGATGCATAATGAGATGTGCGCCGTTAGATGTACTCGCGCCCATGTCTATAAAGATAAAGGGCGCCTGTATATTGATTATTGGGGCGTAGACGAAGCCAATCCAAAAGTTGAAATTCATATTCCTAAAATGTCATTAGACCTTAAAAGTATACAATTTAATACCAACGGTGTTAAAGATTGGTATACGGGTACGGTAATGACTAGTAGAGAAATTATGGTTAGCTCGGATAAAGATGAATATTTTGAAGTACTGGTGAAAGATGAAAGAAAAAACAAAAAATTTCGATGATGTTGTCCCAGTAGTACATGGGTATTGGATTTTAGAACGAGAGCCAAATGATAAGCCCCCTTATCTTTGTCTTCGTTGTTCTGTTTGTGGTAAAGGCTACCGTTATATTGGGACTGTCGATGTTACGCCAGGTGTGCATAGGCAGTGGGAATGGTTCGACGAGGACACTGGAATGCCATTAAATGTGGCAACTTGTGACCATTGCCCTAACTGTAAGGCTAAGATGGATGGTGATGAAAATGGATGAATATATTAATCGGAAAGAGGCACTTGCATTAGTAAAGCCGGACGTGCCAGAGGATGAAAAAGCCGCTGTCACAATCGCAACAGCCAAAAAACTCGTTCGGAGCATTATACAGCGCGCGCCAACCGCTGACGCTGCTCCCGTGGTGCACGCCCACTGGGCGCATCTTGGTGGAGACGAGTGGTGCTGCTCTGCGTGTGGTTTCGTCATCACTACTGAGGGTAGTTGGGATAAGCCTACTAAAAAATATTGTGAGGACTGTGGCGCAAGAATGGACGAGGTAAAATGATATGGAAACAGTAAATTGCATGCGATGCGATTATCGGCATAAGGATAATGGAAATTGCACTGCGGTTGGTGGATTCTGCACGGCGGTACCGGCCGCTCATTGCCTAATGCTACGGGCGTATTTAAATACTGGTTGCACGCCGGAGGAATGTGCAAATGCAGTGAATATTATCAGAATTGCTTTTAGTGATGATACATCAAAGGCAGAGCGGATTCGTAAATTGCTAAAGGCTGATGAGGAAGGACGGCTAGTAGTGTTACCGGAGGGAGAAAAAAGCAATGATTAGTAAAAACCATTTTATTGACGTAATGAAACAGCTTGAGGATCTTAGAATCAAACAGAATAATCTGGATATTGCATTACATGATCTTTGCGGTAGCAGTTTTGGGTCTTTTTACATGGCGGATTATCAAGATATTATAATTGATATTCTCACAGAGGACTTTAATGATGAGTCCCATTGGCTGGAATATTTCTGTTATGAAAATAACTGGCTAGCTGATTATAGGCAAGAAAAAATTACGCTAAAAGACGGTTCCCACCCAAAGATTAATAACTGGGGCGATGTATATGATTTTATTACTAATATAGACCCCCTAGATGAAATTCCATGCGATGCATATTATTTTAATGCTTATACCGGCATGGGTCATTGTTGGGCGACTCCTGAGCGAGATTGATGTAGCTGTGAGGGAAGAAAAAAGCTATGCGGGCTAAAAAGGTAATTAACGCTTAGCAAAATTCTTAAATTGATTTTATTTAAAAAATATGATATAATATATATAAGAAATAAAGGAGGAAGTAAATTATGTTCGGGTTTGATAATATGTTTAATGGATGCTTTAAGCCTGTCGCTAAAGGAATGTGTAAGCTGGGTATGAATGGTAGGCTTGCCATTAAAACTTCTACTGGTTTTAAAACCTATGATCTTGACCACAATAAACTGACTAATTGTAATAATTTTGGTTTTGATGCTGACGGCTGTTTTTGGGTGGTTCCCACATTTAAGGTTGTGCGCGGTGATGTTATTTTGGTGAATGGCCGTCCCCACTGCGTCATTAAGGTTGAGAATGATATGATTTCCGCCTTTAACTACGAGGATAGCACTATTGTTCAGGTAGTTCCTGAGCATCATGTATTTATGGGTAAGACTTATTGCTATGGTAAGATTTTTAGTCCATTCATGAATCTTGGTAAAAGCGATAAATCAATGAACTCCATGATGAAAATGATGATGATGAGTCAGATGTTTGGTGGTGCAGATACTAATAGTAGCATGAATCCCATGATGTTTATGATGATGGGTGATAATGGTTTTGAAGATTTGTTTGATGGCGCATTTGATTTTTGCGCGGATGACAGTGAGGAGGAGTAATAATGGGCAGCGGTACTTGGACAACATGTGCATATGATACATATACCAAAGCAACTTATAGCGTATCCGCAGATTCAATATCTACCGCTAATTTTACAACGCAAGATTTCTATCGCAGTCGCTCACTCGCGGATGTTCTAAACGCTAAAGGAAAAATTCGTGAATGTCTTGATAGCGAGGAACATCCTAATAGTTATCCTATTATCCTGGCATTGGACGTAACAGGTTCAATGGGGTCGGCTGCCACTGAAGCCGGTAAAAAATTGGGCGAAATTATGACTTCAATTTATGAAAACGAAGCAATCACTGATCCTGAATTTTGTATTATGGCTATTGGAGACCTTGCTTATGATGGTGCTCCTATTCAAATGTCGCAGTTTGAATCTGATATTCGTATAGCCGAACAACTTGATAAAGTTTATTTTGAAGGCGGCGGTGGCGGTAACAGATATGAATCTTATACTATGGCTTGGTATATGGGGCTGCGCCATGCCAAGTTGGACTGTTGGAATCGTGGTGCTAAAGGTCTGATAATTACTCTTGGTGATGAACAAATTAATCCCTATCTCCCCATGTACGGTATCCAGAATTATGCAGGTGATACCGTCCAGGCTGATGTTGAGACCGATATTCTATATGGGGAAGTCTGTGAAAAGTATGATGTATATCATATCTCAGTAGATGATTCTCGTTCTTCTTATAGCTGGAATAATCAGCAGAACGCAGTAGATAGAAGCTGGACTAAAGTAATTGGTGAAGACCATTATCGCACATCTAATCTTGAAAATCTCGCTGATACAATTATTGGCATTATCACTGAGCATGCCATTGGACGTATTAATAATTCATTTATCATTGACGCGGATACGGAAGAAGTAAGTTGGTAATATAGAAAGGGCGGTGCTATTATGGAGCATGAAGTAAAAATAGTAATTGGTGCTAATTTTGGCGATGAAGGCAAGGGTTTAATGAGTCATTATTTTGGTCTTAAGGCGCTTGAAGAAGATAAATCTCCTATTACAGTTTTTCATAATGGCACCGCCCAACGTGGTCATACTGTAGATTATAATCCGGAGTCGCGCCATGTATTTCATCATTTTGGCTGTAATGCCAAAGAAGGTGTCCCCACCTATTTCGCAGATTCATTCCTCATTCACCCTATGGAGTTTCACAGGGAATTCAAAGAACTTGGCTTAATTGCCGGTAATTGTTATTGTCATCCTAATTGTGTAGTAATCACGCCCTATGATATGTTAATTGACCATATGATAGAAGATTGGATAGCATACCAGTACGGCGAACGTGAGCATGGCTCATGCGGTTATGGCTCATGGAGCGCTACCGATAGAATTGAGCAGCGTCCCGAAATAGCATATACAATTCTTGATTTTTGGGGCAAAAATAAGTATTATAATATGATGATGAATGATCAGTGGCATTGGGTTATACAGCGCGCCGCTCAGTTTGGAATTGATATAGATGCTTTACCTAAATATAAAGAATATTTTGAACCTAATTCCATAAGACGGAGAAATTTGGAAGCTAATTTTTATCAAGATCTATGGTTTTTCATTACTCGGGCGCCGATGTGTTCTATGAAAAATATATGGAACAATTATAACTATCTCATTTTTGAAAATGGTCAAGGCCTTGGCCTTGATAGAGATGTTGATAATGAGTGGCATACTACTTCATCTACTGGACTTACTAACCCGTATCGTTTAATAGCTAACTATCAAGATTTTAATGCTGAAGTCTGTTATACTACTCGTTCTTACTTGACGCGCCATGGACTTGGCCCTATGGAGTCTGAGGTTGAAAAGTGCCATATTAATAACGATATGATAGATAAAACTAATGTTCCTAATGAATTTCAAGGCAATTTACGTTATGGCTATTATAATGATGCGGAGCAGAAACAAAGAATTGCTAAAGACTGGTCAATTGTTGAAAATGATAAACGATTTACTCAGGCAATTGCTACTACTCATTGTAATGAATTTCAAGAGGTAAGGAACTACAGTAAATATTATAGTGATAGTCCTTTTGTAGTTAAAAAAAGGGATTAATAATAAGGGAATACCTAAATTGGTATTCCCTATTTGTTTTTTTATTAAAAATATGTTATAATATTAATATAAAGGAAAAAAGGAGAAATAAAAATGATACCGCCATTTTTAAATCCTGCGATAATAAACCTTAAGGCTGTAATTCAAAATACTCTATGTGATATTAATACAGCGTCATCAGACACAGAGACGTTAGCATCTCAACTTAAAGAGTGGCTGAGTGCCCAGCCTCATGCCGCCTATGATACTATTACATTGGGCGAAATATTTGGTGTATCTAACAGAGCTGTTAATGGCAGTATGACAGCTTTATTGCGTAAAGGCGCCGCTGAATATAAGATAATAGATGGCATTAAATATTATTATTACAGAAAGGGTCGATACCAATGATTCAGGTTGATATATCATGTCACACTAGCGGGCAGGATATTAATGAATATTTGCGGCTTTGGCAAAGCAAATATACCAAAAGAAAGATAATTAATGTAGATACAACGCCAGTAGAACCGGCGGGTTGGTTTCTAACGATAGTATATGAAATGGAGGTAAGAATGTGAATTTCCGTGATGAAATTAAAACCATGAATGCCCTAAAAGCTCATTATAATGAAACTCTTAATTGCTTTAAAGAAAATCGAGTTATTGGAGTTTTCTTGGCCGGTAGTCAGAATTATGGGCTTGAATACGAATACAGCGATGTAGATAGTAAAGCTATGCTTCTCCCTTCGCTTGACGATATTATTTTTAATAATCAGCCCATTAGCACCACTCATATTCGAGCCAATAATGAACATATTGACTTTAAAGATGTGCGGCTAATGATTCAGTGTTTTTATAAACAAAATATCAATTATTTGGAAATTCTGTTTACCGATTTTTTCGTTGTAAACCCAAAGTATATTGAATATATTGACTTTCTTCGCAAAAATGCTGAATTGGTTGCGCATTATGACCCTAAGAAAGCCGTTTGCACCATGGGTGGAGTCGCTAAAACAAAGTATTCTAATATGACTAAAGACACGCCTGCCAAGCATCAAATCATTCAGGAAAAAGGGTACGATCCGAAAGAACTCAGCCATTTAATTAGAATTGAAGATTTCCTACAGCGTTATGTCGAGGGAGAGTCTTTTAGAGAATGCCTGTATCCAAAAAACCGAGATTATATTTTGAGTATCAAACGAGGTATCCTCCCTCTCAGAGACGCAATACGAGTGGCAGAAAAGACTTATACAAATGTCCAGCGCATTGTCGATGAATATGTCGCAAATTATCAGGAAGATATAGTTGCTCTTTCACAGAGAAGCGCAGGTAGTCTAATTCTAGATACAACCCAAAGGAGTCTAATGGAAGATTATTTAAGAGAGGAGCTGAAAGACTAATGCCGCGGATGCCTCAAAAAATGGATTTTAATTACTTCTATTGTCCTAAGTGCGGCCAGCGCGGTTATGAGCTCCCGCGACCAAGCGGGCATCGGCGTGAGAAGTTTCATCGCAAATGGCTTTATTGTCCGCATTGCCGCAAACAGGTAAATATGATCGAATGTAAAAATGACGAAGACATTTATGAATTTAAAATACAATTTGAAGAAGGAGCGATTACATGAAAACTTTGTTTATTTTGTGCGGCGTCCCCGGTTCGGGAAAATCGACTTGGGCCTCGAAGCAGTTCGGAGAGGAAAATGTGGTATCGCGGGATAAGATTCGTTTTTCTTTCCTTGATAATGAATCGGATTATTTCGACAAAGAAACTTTTGTGTGGGAAGAATTTATCCGCGAGATCCAGAATCGGCTGAATAGCAATGAAGAGATTGTGGTAGCTGATGCTACGCATATCAACAAGCGTTCGCGGAATAAGCTGTTGAATGCTTTGAAGTTGTCTGACGAAGTTAGTGTTATTCCCATCTTTTTTGATATTTGCCAGGCCGTGTGTATGGAGCGTAATGGCCAGCGTGAGGGAAGAGCCTATGTGCCGAAGTCGGTTATTCGCCGCATGGGAGTTCAGTTTGAAATTCCTAGATTCGAGGAGTCCGCACGCTATACGGAGATTTGGCGCGTGGATGCTCAGAATAATCTTGAAAAATTCGTGAGGAAGTGATAGATATGATATATTTGTCCTCAGATACGCACTTCGGCCACGCAAAAGACTTTTTGTGGCGCCCACGGGGATTTTCTAGTATTGAAGAAATGAATGAGGGTATTATTGAGCGATGGAATTTGATTGTTGAGCCGAATGATGATGTATATCTCCTTGGTGATGTAATTATGGGAGATATTGATAATTTGAATTATGTGCGGCGGCTCAATGGGAATCTACATATTATTTATGGTAATCATGACAGTGATACCCGTATTACCGCATATAATACTCTTGATAACCTCGTAGAAGCTGGCTTTGGGGCCCGCCTAAAGTATGCCGGTCGCGTATTCTATTTGTCTCACTATCCCACCTTAACAGGTAACACTGATGATGAACAAAAACCTCTTAAACGTCGCGTTTTTAATCTCTGTGGACACTCGCACACATAGGATCGTTTTTGCGACATGAAAAAAGGCTTTACTTGCTATCATGTAGAACTTGATGCTCATGATTGCTACCCAGTGAATATAGATGAAGTCATTGAAGATATTAAAGGCTTTTACAGGGAGTGTTAATCGACACTCCCTGTTTCTTTTCGTCCAACTCCGTATTTTGAAGAAAATTCCATTTGGGGATTTTTTTTTGCCAATTTATCTTTCCAAGTTGTGTTTTATAGAAAAATATGTTATAATATAAATATATAAAGAATACTAAAGGAGAAGATTTTTATGAAGTCAAAAGACCCCTTATATTCTTGGGATTCCGCCACGGGTATAGCAAGTTGTATTTTAACTTATGAAGGGCATACTTTCTGCGGGATGGCGACTTGCGCCCCTGAAGACCAGGATATGATGAGTGAGAAAACAGGACTTACAATCGCTGAATCTCGCGCTGTGATTAAGTTAATGTGCTATTATCGAGAATAGGTTCTCACTAAGCTAGCCGCATTAAATCAGTTATATTATTCTATGAAACATAGCCAGAGATTTAACGCTAAGTCTTATGAAAATATCATGTTACAAAGACAAATCTCTAATTATACCTATGAGCTTGCTGCAATTCGTGATGAAATTGCTGGCGAACGAAAAGAATTATGCACTTACATAAAAAAGAAGGACGAATTTTATTAGTCAGTAAGAAAAAATCGCACTTTTGATAAATTTAAAGATTTGAAAGTTGATGATTCACAACTTATTTTTGAATATCCTGGTGAAATAAAAGCAAAGGACAAAAAAGGATGATTCATCAAACGCAAAAATTATATATATATGAAGAGTTTCCCCGAAGGAGGCAGCGTTTAGTGAATATTTATAATTTTTATGACACTTGTAGTCTTTTGCTCCGGGTGGATGATCTATTTACAGTAGAAGAAAACATTGTAATTTCTTCTGTCACTTTAAATGAGTTAGAAAATATTAGAACATCGGCTCACAAAGATGAAAGTATAAAGCAAACCGCAAGAGAGTTACTCAGATTATTGGCTCATAATAAGGACAAATATACTGTATGGGTTTTCCAAGAAGATATGTTAATGCCTTTTAAAAAGAAAGGACTAACAATTACACCCGACATTCAAATTTTAGCCTGTGCTTTTGATTATGATAATCGGATTCATCCCGATGAAACAATCTTTTTTACTAATGATTTAGCTTTACAAAATATTGCTAATTTATTCTTTGGCAGAGATAGTATTAAAGAAGTCCAAACAGCGGATAAAGAAGACTATAGTGGTTATAAAGATATAACTATGTCAGAAGAAGAAATGGCATATTTTTACGAGCACCCATATGAAAATATCTATGGGCTAGAAATGAATGAATATTTAATAATTCGTAATTTGGAAGGCGAAATTGTATCTCAACTATGTTGGACCGGCGACGGTTATAGGCACATTACCTATACGAATTTGGATTCCAATTTTTTTGGACGCATTAAAGCAATAAATGGAGATCCTTATTAGACTTTAGCCATAGACAGCTTAGTTAATAATAAAATAACTATGCTAAAAGGCAAAAGCGGAAGCGGTAAATCTTTCTTAGCTTTAGGCTATCTTTTTCATGAGTTAGAAAAAGGGCATATTAATAAAATAATTATTTTTTGCAATACGGTTGCCGCAAAAAATGCCGCTAAACTTGGGTTTTATCCCGGAGATAAGGAAGACAAATTGCTAGATTCGCAAATCGGTAACATGCTGTCTAGTAAATTTGGAAGTAAGTTTGCGGTAGAAGAATTAATTGGAAACGAAAAAATTATTCTTATGCCGCTTAGCGATATACGAGGTTATGATACTTCCGGCATGAAAGCAGGAGTTTATATTTCTGAAGCGCAGAATTTAGATATTTATTTAATGAAACTGGCTCTACAAAGAATTGGTGAAGATAGTATTTGTATTATTGATGGTGACTATAACACCCAAGTTGACGATGAAAACTTTGCAGGGGTACGCAATGGTATGAGAAGAGTGTCGCAGGTATTCCGCGGCCAAGATATATATGGTGAAGTAGAATTAAAGAAGATTCACCGCTCCAGATTGGCAGAGATTGCTGATCAATTATAAATTACAAAGGGGGATAATAAAATCTATGGATAAATAGGTCAAAGAAACTACTTTAGAAGAATTAAATGAAACCGCCTTAGATGAATTATCTAACAATAAAGGGGAGGACGAATAATGGCTTATACTAATAGTCCTCTTATCGATTACATGAGGATTTCTCCAAACCGCAGTGTAAATCGTAAACATACCATTGATACAGTTACAATTCATTGCGTTGTGGGGCAGTGCTCCGTGGAGACTTTAGGGACTATCTTTGCGAGAAGTTCATGCTAGGCTAGCGCCAATTATGGCATAGGCTATGATGGTCGTGTTGGCTTATATGTCGAGGAAAAAGATCGCAGTTGGTGTACTTCATCCGCAAGCAACGATAATCGTGCTATCACCATTGAAGTTGCTAGTGATACGTATGACCCATATGCTGTTACTGATGCCGCATATAATAAATTAATTGATTTGTTGGTTGATATATGCAAGCGTAATGATATTAGTTAGTTGGTTTGGTCTACCAGTAAATATGAACGCATGAATCACTTAAATGGTTGTAATATGACAGTCCACAGAGACTATGCTAATAAAGCATGCCCAGGCAATTATTTATATAATCTCCATGGGCAAATTGCAGCAGAAGTTAATGCTCGTTTAAATTCAGAGGAGGATGAAGATATGACACAGGAACAGTTTAATCAGATGGCTAATAATTGGATCAGCGGTTTGGCTTCTCAAACCGAAGGCGCTGATTACGCGAAAGAGGCACTCAACTGGGGCAAGGAAAATGGTTTACTTCTTGGCGACGAGTCTGGAAATCAGATGCCTAAGAGCTTTTTGACTCGTGAACAATTTATTGCTGTTATAAAGCGTTTCTATGAGAAATTGACCGTTTCTTTTAAATAATATATGAAGGAAACAAATATAAAAATAGTAAAGCAACAAAAGAATCCTAAAGCAAAAAAGAAAAAAGAAAAACGACACGGCGAATTTTCTAAAGTGCTTCTTATCCAAGAGTCTGTTCTTATTTGGATTATAACAATTGCTTTTATAGGTTTAGCTTATATGTGTATTCTTTTAGGATATCTTGGTAGTTTACCTTGGCTTACTGCCATGGTTTCTCTACCCTGGGGCGCCTATGGAGTTTCACAGGCGTTTTACTACAAGAAATCACAAGCGGAAAACACAAAAAATGGGGTCAAATATGAAAGTGTAATACAGGCACTTAATACGACAAAAGCTGCTGCTAATTCTACGAAACCTTCAAGCGGAGATTTTCCGATTTAATGTTGAACGGGGACATTTTTAATTAAATGTCCCCGTTTATTTCTTTTCGTTGACTTTTTTTAGAAAATATGATATAATATATATATGAGTAGAGGAAGTACTCAGAATTTAATTTAGAAATGAAGGTGTCGTATTAAAAAAATGTCGTATGTAATTTATGTAGACGGAAGTGCTCACCCTAATCCAGGCCCCGGTGGTTATGGAATTGTTATCTTTAATGAAACTGGTTAGCTGTTATCAGTTTATAATCGCCAGTACACAGATGCGGTGACAAATAATGAAATGGAATTAAAAGGAATCCTTTATACGATGCTTCATTTTGGCAAAGAACAAAACGTTATTGTATATTCAGATTCTAGTTATGCAGTATAGACTCTTAATAATTGGATGTTTTCATGGCAGAAAAAGGGCTGGATTAAATCTGATAAAAAGCCCCCTGAGAATTTAGAAATTATTAAAGCCTATTACGACCTATATATGCAAGGATACCGTATTCAATTGTCACACATTAAAGGACATGTAGGTACAAAAGGCAATGAAATTGCCGATCAGTTAGCAACAGGAAAAATAAGCAACGAGGAGGCAATACATAAATATGGATGCTTATAATGCAAAAAGCATTAAAACATTAGAGGGCATTGAAGCGATTCGACTACGCAGCGGTATGTATATTGGTAGCGTGGGGCCAGAAGGCGTCCGCCATATTACCCTTGAAATTATCTCTAACGTAGTTGATGAATATTTAAATGGACATTGTAATAGATGTGAAATTACAGTAAAAAATAATAATGAAGTAACTGTTATTGACAATGGACGTGGTGTACCTTTTGGCAAACAGCCCGATGGTTCTGAAACTTTAGTCAATGTATATACAAAGTTGCATACAGGCGCCAAATTTGATACTTCTGGAGCTTCCGGTTATAATACTTCTGGAGGCTTAAATGGTGTCGGTGCTAAGGCGACAAATGCCCTGAGCGAATACTTTAGAGTTACCTCTTATCGAGATGGTAAACGTGCGGCGGCCTCTTTCAAACGCGGCAAACTTGTAAACTTTAATGTCATCGCAGAGGCGACCGGCCGCACAGGTACAGAAATTACTTTTCTGCCAGATAAAGAGATCTTTAAAGAGACGATTGAGCTTGATTATGCAACCCTTAAAAAGCAGCTCCAAGAACTAGCTTTTCTTTCTCCGGGTTTGACTTTTTCACTGACTTATAAAGATAAGCCGGAAGAAATTATTATTTCCGAGAATGGTATTAAAGATTATATTGAATATATTAATCAGGGTAAGAAAAAAATTACATCCGTTTTCTATGCAGAAACAGTAGAAAACCGCGTGGGCGTAAAGTTGGCTTTTCTGTATAATGATGGATATACAGATAATTATAAGCTGTATACCAATTCCATTCCCAATAGTGGCGGAACTCATTTAACAGGCTTCCGCACAGCCCTAACTCAAACAATTAATGAGTATGCGCGAGAAAAGAAGCTACTAAAAGAAAAAGACAGTAATCTCACTGGTGAAGAGTTAAAAGAAGGACTCAGCCTAGTTCTTTCATTTATTATGCCTGATCCTGTTTTCTCTGGGCAAACTAAAGATAATTTGACTAGTAGTGAAGCACGTTTAATTGTTCAGCGTCTAGTTTCCCAAGAACTAAAGACTTGGTTTGAGACACATCCCAAAGACGCGAAAGCCATTGTTGAAAAAGCATTACTGGCGAGAACGGCTCGTGAAAAAGCAAAAAAGGCAAAAGAAGCTGTTCGTAATGTTGAGTCCGGAAAGAAGAAAACGGCTTTCTTGAATCTCCCCACCAAATTGGTGGATTGTTGGGGAAAGAAGCGTAATGAGTGTGAACTTTTCATTGCCGAAGGCGATAGCGCTGCATCTGGCCTCGTAGAAGCGAGAAATGCAGAAATTCAAGCAGCTTTTCCCATTCGTGGTAAAATATTAAGTGCCCGCAAATCTACAAGTGAAAAGTTACTAGCGAATCAAGAGGTTGTCAATATTATTAAAGCTTTGGGGCTGGATTTTGACACCAAAACAGCTAAACTAATTTATGACCCTAAGAAACTCAGATATGGCAAGATCATGATGGCAGTTGATGCAGATCCAGATGGCGCAGCTATCGCAAATTTACTAATCACACTTTTTTGGGAGCTGTGTCCTGAACTGATTATTAATGGGCATCTTTATGCTCCTAAGCCGCCGCTTTTTAGAGTCACCACTAAGAAAAATGAGTATATTTATTTACGCGACGCGGCCGCTTTGGAGGCCTATAAGGCGACTCATGCGAAAGAAAAGTTCTCGGTCAACAGAAATAAAGGGTAAGAGATAGTCTGGCCCTTAGCCATTTTTCCGCTTATCAGCGGGGTCGCAAATGTCCTTGCGGCTAACGAGGCAGTCTCTATAATATAATTTTTTAAAGGGCTCGTTGGACAAAAACGGCTCAAGAGAATAAAACAAAAATTATATTATATGTAAGAGATAATCTCGTGGGAAGAATTTAATAATTATATTTGTGTATTATCTCTTATAATATTTTTATAAACGAGGTAATATAAATGAATAAAAACTGTGGTATTTATAAAATTACTAATACAATCAATTAGCATAGTTATGTTGGATTAAGTAAAAATATCTCAACCAGATGGCGACATCATGTTAATGAAAGTCAAAATCTAAAAAGTAAAGAATATCAAAAAACATTATATAGAGCATTTAGAAAGTATGGAATAGAAAATTTCTCTTTTGAAATTATCGAGTATTGCTCAGAAGATAAATTAGCAGAAAGAGAAATTTATTGGATTAACAAATTAGATACTGTCAAAAATGGATATAATGAATTAAATAGCTGGTAGCCAGAATTAAAAACTATTGGTGAACGACATCCAAACCATAAATTAACAGAAAAAGATGTTATTGATATTCGCACCAGATATGCTAATCATGAAAGATGTAATCAAGTTGAAGCATTATATAAAGATAGAATTGGTCATTCTGGATTTTCAAAAATTTGGAAGGGCGAAACTTGGAAAAATATAATGCCGGAAGTGTATAGTAAAGAAAATAAAAATTTTCATTTACATAATACTGGCAACGCTGGAACATCTAATGGACGAGCAAAAATTACAGAGCAACAAGTAAGAGATATACGTATTAGACGTAAAAATGGAGAAGCTCGTTCATCTGTTTATGAAGATTATAAAACTCTTTTAACCCTTGGGGGTTTTGATGGTATTTGGTATTATACCACTTGGAAAAATATAATTATTGATTAACCTGTATCGACTAGCCCCTTTGTCGGGGCGTACTGATGCTATTGATACGCATTGGGAAAAGGTGGCCTTTAGCATAAAAGAATGCTAAAGAAGAAATAGTCAGTACTTATGGTGACATAAGATAAACACGTAGGTGAAATGGATCCAGATGAACTAGCCCAATGCCTATTGAACCCAGAGACAAGATATATAGAACAAATTACTGTCGCGGATATAAAACAAGCGGATACTTTACTCGAGATTTTAATGGGTACTTCAGTACCGCCACGAAAAGAGTACATTCTACAGCATAGTGAGGAGGCAAATGATGTCTATTGATATTTGTCAAGAGCTTCATCAAAATTTTATAGATTTTGCGTATGAGGCTAATAGCCAGCGCGCTTTTCCAGATGCTAGAGATGGCTTAAAGCCCGGACAGCGTGCGGCTTTATGGTTAATGTATAGTAAGGGTTATACATCTAATAAACCTCATGTTAAAAGCGCCAAGATAAGCGGCGCGATAATTGGCGAGTTGTGGCCCCACGGTGACCAGGCTATGTACGAAACATTCGCCAGAATGAGTCAGCCGTGGATCAATAATATTCCCGAAGTAGATTGGCATGGATCAAATGGTAATCAAATTGTGAGTGCGGAGGCCGCGTCTTCGAGATACACAGAAGCGCGACTTTCGAAAGCCGCAGAAGAAGGAATGTTTAAGGGCATTAAGAAAAATAATGTACCAATGATTCCCAACTTTTCGGAAGATCAAATGTGGCCAGAGGTATTGCCAGCTATTTTGCCACGACTTTTGGTGAATGGTAGCCAGGGTATCGGCGTTACGGTCGCAAATCATTGGACGCTTTTTAATCTGCGAGAGGCCGCTGATTTGATTATTAAATACATTGAAACTGGCAATCTTGATTATGATAATTTCTATCCGGATTTCCCATCTGGCGGTATTATCATTAATAAGAAGGATATTAAAACTATCCATGCCACCGGTAAGGGAAAAGTCGTACTCCGCGGTAAGGCAGAAATTAAAGGAAATAATATTTATATCACAGAATTGCCCTATCAAGTATATGTAGAGCCTTTAATTGATAAAATTAAGACTCTTGTTGCGCAGGAGCAAATCAAAGGCATTCAAAATATCTATAATAAGAGCGATAAAAAGAGTCTTTCAATTGAGATTGAGTGCTCAGAAGCGCCCAAAGGCATTCTAAACGGACTATATAAACTAACTGATTTGCAGAAAAGTTACAGTCCTAATCAGTATGCCCTAGTGGGCAAAACGCCTAAACTACTGACACTTAAAGATTATATTGATATTTATATCAAACATAATGAATCTTGTATTCGTAAAGAATATGATTTTGATTTAAAGAAATCTGAAGCTAGAAAGGAAATCGTCGACGGACTCCTCAAAGCATTAGAAGATATTGACAATATTATTAATCTGATTAAGCAGTCGGCTAGTAGCGCCGATGCAAAGCAGAATCTCATTAAGAAATACGGATTTTCTGACCCGCAGGCATCAGCTATTATTAGTATGCGGCTGGGCACTCTCGCGCACCTCGAGTCGGTCGAATTGGAGAAAGAACGAGCCGAACTGATTAAGACCATTGAAAATTGCAAAATGATTGTCAATTCTGTGGAGAAACAATCTGAAATTTTGGTAGCTCGTCTATCAGATATCGCACAGAAATATGGCAACCCACGCCGCACAGAGGTTATTCAGATTGATACAAGCAAGAAAGAAGAGGAGGCCGCCTATGTGGCGCCAGAAGAATGTGTGGTTATACTCACTGAGGGCGGAACTATCAAGCGCGTCCCGTCTAAATCTTATCATGTCCAAAAGCGTGGAGGAAAAGGAGTAAGGACTCAAGAAGATATTATTTCCTCTGTCATCCGCACTAATACAGTTGACCAGTTAATGGTCTTTACAAATGCGGGTACGATGTATCGTTTATCCGTAAATGATGTGCCCGAAGGTACTAATGCTTCTAAGGGTGTCAGTGTTAAATCTTTGGTGCAGATGGAAACTACTGAGGAACCGGTTCTTATTTATTCTATTTATAAGGATACTACGGCTAAATACGTCGTATTCCTCACAAAGAATGGGACAATTAAAAAGACGCCTTTGGAAGATTATGTCAATACTAAGAAGAAAACAGGTCTATCCGCAATTAAATTGCGCGAAGGTGACAGTATAGCTAGTGTTACTTTAGCGTCTGACGAAGAAATTTTTGTAATTTCTAAACTCGGAATGGTTATTCGATATTCTCTAACTGAAGTATCGGCCTCCTCTCGCACCACAATCGGAATTAAAGGCATTAATCTTGCAAAAGACGATGAAGCTCTTACACTACTCCCCATTAGAGATACTCAGGACGAACTTGTAATCATTACAAGCTCTGGACTTGGAAAGCGAGTCAAATTTACAGAAATCCCAAAGACCTCTCGTGGAGGAAAAGGAGTTTCTATCTCAAAAGAATCGTCGGGCATTGCCGCGGCCCTTTTAGCCAACGATAAGGATAAACTTTTAGTCGTCGGCCTTACAAACTCAATTTGTATAGAGGGAAAAGACTTACCTGTATGCAGTCGTGCCGCCGGGGGTAATGTCGTTATTAAAAGCAAAGTAAAAAGTGCTAGTAAAGTTTGAAATATATAAAAAAATATGATATAATAAATATAACGAAAGGATAAAAAATCCAATGGATATGCGTGAATTAATTGACACTTTAAATGACGCTACAAAAGCATATGATTTGGGAAAGCCCATCATGGAAGATAAGCAATGGGATGATTTATACTTTTCGCTGGAGAAAAAGGAGCAGGAGTCTGGAGTATACTACCCAGACTCTCCAACCCAAAGAGTAAATTATGAAATTGTATCAAAATTAAATAAAGTAACTCATTCTCATCCGATGCTCTCCCTCTCTAAGACAAAAGAGATTAATTCAATTATTTCAATTTTCAAAGATAAGTGGACACTTATTATGAGTAAGTTAGACGGTTTAACCTGTTCACTTTATTATGAAGATGGAGAATTAAAGCGGGCAGAGACTCGTGGCAACGGGGAAATCGGTGAAGATATTACACATAATGCAAAAATCATTAAAAATATCCCACAGACCATTAGTTATAAAAAGCCGGTTACTATAGACGGAGAGGTTTTATGTACTTGGAATAATTTTCAACCTTTTTCTGATGAATATAAGAATCCTCGAAATTTTGCGGCAGGCAGCATACGGCTTCTCGATTCGAGAGAATGTGCAGAACGTAATTTAAGCTTTATGGTATGGGATGTTATTACTGATTTAGCATCTACTCTAAATTCAAAACTCGCTTGGGCTACAGAGCAGGGTTTTGAGGTTGTACCTCATATTCTTGTTAGTGACATAGAAGCTGAAGGTCAAAATGCCATTGAATGGATTCAGTCCAATAAAACCTATCCGATTGACGGAGTGGTATTTAAAATCAATGATTGCGCGGAATATGCCGCAGCCGGACGTACAGCGCATCATTTTAATGGCGGTATTGCCTATAAGTTCTACGATGAGATATACGAAACGTCGCTTTTGAATATTGAATGGTCGCCCGGCCGCACGGGTGTCTTAACGCCAGTTGCTTGTTTTGAAACAGTAGACATTGAAGGATCAAGCGTTGAGCGCGCGAGTTTGCATAATATTAGTGTGCTCGTTGATACTTTACATGGCTACGGTTACAAGGGACAAAAAGTCGGCGTTAGCAAGATGAACCTTATTATACCTCAAATTATGTGGGCTGAAGATACAAAGGACGATGAAGAAGAATTTACCGTACCTAATTACTGCCCTATATGCGGCGGCCGCACGGAAATTATTACTTCTGATTCTAATGTACAACAGCTTTATTGTGTAAATCTTGATTGCCAAGGGAAAATTATAAATAAACTCGAGCATCTTTTTGGGAAAAAGGGATTGGACATTAAAGGATTGTCTAAAAAGACATTTGAGAAACTCCTCGACTGGGGTTGGATTAATAGCCTTTCAGATGTATTTATCCTAAATACCCATCGGGAAGAGTGGGTTAAAAAAGCCGGGTTTGGAATAAAGTCAGTAGATACAATTTTAAATTCTATTAACGCTGGGAAAACCACCGAATTGGTTCAATTTATCTCAGGGATTGGTATACCTCTTGTAGGAACCACTTATGCTAAAGTGATTGCGAAAAAGTGTCCAACGTGGGAAGACTTTCGTTTAATGGTTAAGAACAAAGAGCCTTTTTATAATTGGGAAGGATTTGGCGGAGAAATTCATAAAGCTATTATGAATTTCGATTATTCCGAGGCTGACTATATTTATGAAAATTATCTTAAAGACACAATGAGTAATTCATTATTTGGAAAAACTTCTAACAACAATTTACAAGATTTTAATATAGTTATTACTGGTAAATTGAAAGTCTATAAGAATAGAGATAGTCTACAAAAAGATATTGAAGCTAACGGCGGAAAAGTAGTTAGCAGCGTGTCAAGTAAGACTAGTTATCTTATTAATAATGACTCTGAAAGCACTTCATCTAAAAACACTACCGCCAAGAAGCTCGGTATTCCGATTATTACAGAGGAAAATTTTATAAAAAAATTCTTGACTTAATAAAAAAAATATATTATAATAAACTTGTAAATAAAGGAAGAAAAATTTTCTTATGAAGCGTAAAGAACTAAAGAGTTTCGCAGAGAAGATTGCCGAATTGGAATACAAGAGGCAATAGTCACAAGACAAAGACGAGCAAGAGCATTTTGAAAATCAAATTATGGCACTCACTAATCAGATGGTAACTAGGGGACTACGTGTACCAAATGAGCTTTTGGAAGTTGACTGTCTTATCCAAGAAATTCTTACTACAAAATATTAGATTTAAAGTTAAAAAATAACTTGACTTCTTAAAAAATTTTTTGTATAATATTTACATAAGCTAAAGGCTTAAAACAAAATTAAAATTTTATTAAAAGAAACAAAGGAGATTATTTATTATGGCTATGAGTAGCAATTCTATCGCAGTTCTTAATTTTCTAAAGGAGCACAATGGTGAGAACCTCATCGCGGCTAATGTTGCCGACGCTCTCGGTCTGGAGAAGCGCCAGGTGGATGGCATCTTTACTTCCGCGATCCAGCGCAAGGGCTACGGCGTCCGTATTCCTGCCGAGATCGAGCTTGAGGACGGTACCCACAAGGCTATTAAGCTTCTTCGCCTGACTGACGAGGGCATGGCTTTCAATCCTGAGCTTACTGACGCTGAGTAAGAAAACCAATTGATATAAATTTCGGGGGCAATTAATTGATTGCCCCCGTGTTTACTATCTATGAGCTGGTCTTATTGCGTAGCTTGTTTTGTTATAGGATTTATTGTCGCTTGGGTTGTTGCTTTTGTTATTCCCAGAGGCAAGATACGTAAAGCCAATGATGCTTTAGACAAGCAAGAGGCTGCTATAAAACAATAGATTAATAATTTAGAAATCTTACAACAAAAGCTACAAGAAGAAAATGAAAAACAAAAGCACGAAAATAATTATCTAATTGAACAAAATTAGAAAATTTTAATATCCTCTCAAGAATTATCTGAATAGGCCCACAGTAAAGCAGAAGAACAATATAACAAATAGATGAAATTGTTCTCTGATAAATTAGATATGGCACTCGAGAAGAAAAGTAGCGAATATCAGGCCGCTGAAGATGATTATCGTAATGAGTATGCGGCCACGTTAGCCGAATATGCAAAAGAATTTGAGCAATTAGTGGCGCAAAAAACCCAAAGCTTAGAAAGTATATAGGAGCAGATAAAGGGCGCGGCCGGGCGTTTTGCGGATTTACAATCCGTCGTTAATGCAGCCGTAGAAGCTAATATACGTGCGGAAGAAGAGCGGACCGCCGCGGACTTTTATCGAATTCAAATTTCAGAGTCCGATCTTGCGGAAATCGCAAAATTACGCGAAGTTGAACCCTATCTACGGGATAAAGAAGCTTTGAATAAAGTTATCTGGAAAGTGTATTATGAGAAACCAACTGCTGATTTAATTGGTCGTATCATAGGCGCTAATGTAAAAACAGGTATTTATAAAATTACAGAAATTTCAACAGGAAAATGTTATGTGGGGCAAGCCCGCGATATCGCTAGCCGTTGGCGGCAACATATCAAGAGAGGTATCGGCGCAGAGTCGCCCACTCGTAACAAACTCTATCCGGCGATGCGTCAAGCCGGAGTTGAAAATTTCTCTTTTGAATTAGTCGAGGAATGTTCAATAAAAGACCTCGATGAAAAAGAAGATATGTGGCAAGATTACTTTCAAGCTAAGACCTATGGGTTTAGCATTAAATGATAAAAAAAGTAGAATAAATTCCGCCATATGGGTTGTAATTTTAAATAAAATATGATATAATATATATAAAGTAAAGAAAGAATAGGAAAGATTTATGAAAAGTGATTTTTTGGAATTTATTCAAATTTTAATGGATGCAAATCCAGAAATTGTTAAAGAAAAAATGACTGATGAGATTCGGGAATATTTAGAAATCCTTAAAGAAGAAAGTGCCGCTCCTCAAGCGGTTACTGAAAACGGCTATAAGATTCTTCTGTGTATGCAAAAGAGCGATAAACGTTTGTTAAAAGCCCGAGATATTGCTGAAGACATGGGAGTTACTTCTCGTGGTGTTTCTGCTTCTCTTAGGAAATTAGTTAATGATAATTATGTTGAAAAAATCGGTCAAAACCCTATTATCTATACTTTAACAGAAAAAGGTATGAATTTTAAATTTATGAATGAAGAGGAGTAAAATTAAATGGCTAAAAAGATGATTAATTCTACGCACGTGGAGGGACTTTTGTACGATCATAAGCTGGAGGTTAAGGAGACTGGACCGAATTCTAAGCATCCTGGTACTACTTATATTGCTGGCGATGTTATGATTGTTACAGATAATGCAATGACTAATGTCGTGTCAGTCCATTATAGCTATATTACTCAGATGACGAGTAAGAATAAGCCTGATTCCCGTTTTACCGCCCTTTCGGACATTATGAGTGGCAAGCGCAAGACTGTTATTAGCGATGGCGCGGATTATGCGAGCATGATTCGTATTGACTCTGCCGTGGGTATGAATGAGTTCTTTACCGAGCGTGATGGTAAGGAAGAGCTTGTAAGTGCTAAGCGCAATGAAGGCGGCTTTATTCATTTTGATGGCTCGGGCGATAATCAGACACTTTTGACGGATGAGGCTAAGCGCTCTTATTTTAAGACTGATATGGTGATCACCAACGTCGTTGAAAAGGAAGCTGATGAATCTCGTAACATGCCGGCAAAGGCCATCGTCAAGGGCTGGATCTTTGACTTCCGTAACGCGATTTATCCCATTGAGTATTCTGTCGTGACACCGGAGGGCATGGATTACTTTCTCGGTCTCGGGGCTACTTCTAAGACTCCGTTTTGCACGGCTGTTTGGGGAGTTCAGGTTTCTGAAAACCTCACTCGCAAGATTGTCACTGAATCGGCATTTGGCGCGGATGATGTGCGCGAGGTTACCACGACCCGCAAGGATTTCGTGATTACGGGCAGCTCTAATGAGCCTTATGAGTGGGATTCTGAAGAGTTTATTACTGCGGCTGAGTTTAATAAGGCCATGACTGATCGTGAAACCTATTTGGCTACTATTAAGCATCGTCGTGATGAGTGGGCGGCCGCCCAGAAGGCTGCGAATAAGAACGCAGTTCCGGCTCCTTCTCATGATGACTTCAAATTTTGATTGAGTAATAACTCAATCAAAACTTAAAAAGAGGGGTAAACAATTATGACAATTAATCTTTTAAATATCAAGCCACATAAAGTCAGTCGAGATTTAAGTGGTTATATCACTTTTATCTATGGCGGTTATAAGACGGGTAAGACCACTCTCGCAGCTCAGATGGATGGCGCATTGCTGTTGGCTTTTGAACGTGGATATAATGCGTTGCCTGGTGTCGTCGCGCAGGATATTACATCATGGGCAGAGATGCGTTCTGTATATCGTGAACTGAAGAAGCCCGAAGTAAAGGCCGTATATAAAGCGGTCGTGGTAGACACTATAGATGTCGCATCGGAATTCTGTAAGAAGTATATCTGTCAGCAGAATGACATTGAGGATCTTGGAGATCTTGGTTATGGCAAAGGCTGGACGAAGTTTAAGGATGAATTTAATGAGATCTTCCGTGGCCTCACTCAGCTTGGCTATGCAATTTATTTTATCGGTCATGATAAAGAGGGTAAGGATGATAAGGGTAATGTTACTAATATCCGTCCAGCCCTTTCGAATGCAACCCGTGAGGTTATCGCTGGCATGAGTGATGTTTTTGGTTATGCTCGTCAGAGTGGCGAAGGCCAAATGTCATCTCTGGTTCTTCGTGATAAGACCGGCTTTATTGAATGCGGCTGTCGTTTTAAGTATGTACCGGATGTTATTCCTATGAATTATACAGCTTTGGTAAATGCTATTGCGGCCGCCATTGATAAGGAAGCCGCGGAAACTGGCGGTGCGTATGTCACAGATGAAAAGCTGGCCGCGGTCGAAGTTCCGACTTATGATTATGAGGCTCTTATGAAAGAGTTCCAGCAGTTAAGCGGAGAGCTTGTGAATAAAAACCAGGCCTATTACGTACCTCGTATTACTTCTATCATTGATAAATATTTGGGTAAAGGAAAGAAGATTACTGATAGTGCTCCCGACCAAGCCGAATTTATTTATCTGATTGTTACAGAAATCAAAGAGGATTTGATGACAGAATAAAATTTCAACCCAAGGTGGTAAATGCCTTGGGTTGATTTTATATAAAAAATATGATATAATATTCATATATAGTATCGAAAGGAGTTGAATAGTTATTTGGCAGCACACATTGTAAAGTGTTATTATTGTGGCTAGAAATTTGATACGAATAAAGAAGAATGGTTTAAACCTAATTCCACTCGTTATGCTCATGAGAAATGCAGACCCGTAGTCACAATAAAGTCAACTCCAGTCTCAAAACCGCCGCAAAAAACTCCGCCCCTCACTGATGATAAAAAAGCTCTATATGATTATATAAAGAAGTTATTTCATATAACATGTGTCGGGCCACGTATTACTAAACAGATCAATTTATATATGAAAGAATATAATTTTAGTTATTCTGGAATATTAAGAACTTTAATTTATTTTTATGATATACGAGGAAATACCATTGAAGCCAGTAATGGCGGCATTGGAATTGTTCCTTATGTATATGAAGAAGCCTATCGGTATTATTATTCTTTATGGCTAGCAAAGCAAAAAAATCAAGGTAAAGATTTAAGAAGCTTTATTCCCAAAGATCGAGAAGTTCATATACAAGCACCAAAAAGAAAAACAAAAAAAAGTAGAAGATTCTCATTTTTAGATGAGGACATTGGGGTGAACGAATGAGTAGCAAATATGTAGACAGAACGGCCTTAGTTCAAGTAGTTGGTTGTATTTATAACTCACCTCAGATATTAGATTTAACAGACAAATATATTATTTCAGAAAACGATTTTCCCGATGAAATGTTAAAGATTATAGTTGGTTCGATTTATAAATTGCATGAGTTGGGTGTCCAACAAATGACACTTGAAAATATAAATGACTTCTTGGCAAATAAACCCAAGAGTGAAGCCGTCTATAAAAAAGACAAAGGAGAAGAATGGCTTTTAAAGGCATCTGAAGTCGCAAATCATGTGACTTTTGATTATTATTATAATCGAATGAAAAAAATGTCTTTATTAAGAGCCTATGATAATTATGGTATAGATGTTAGTTGGTTGTATGACCCTGATAACATCTTTGATTCTAAGCTAAAGCAGCAACAAGAAGATTTTTTAGATAATGCTTCATTAGAAGATATCGCTATTAAAGTTGATAATAAAATTGATGAAATCAAGATGACATATGTGCGGGAGGCGCTTGATGATGCCGCACAAGCGGGCGACGGTATAGAAGATTTGATTGCCCGTCTAGAAGAAACTCCTGAGATCGGAGTACCGCTTTATGGATCTTTGATTAATACCGTTACACGTGGCGCGAGATTGAAAAAATTATATCTGAGATCGGCGCCTACGGGCGTGGGTAAGTCGAGAACGATGGTGGCCGATACTTGCTACATTGGATGTCCGCAAATATACGATGAAAATTTTGGCTGGATTAGAACCGGTGCCGCACAGCCGACTCTTTATATTACGACCGAACAAGAAGTAGAAGAAATCCAAACCATGATGTTAGCTTTTCTTTCTAATGTTGATGAAGATCATATTCTTAATGGACGATATGAGGGCGACGAAAAGCAACGTATCTTGCAAGCGGCTCAAATACTAAAAAAGAGTCCCGTATATATAGAAGAATTACCGGATTTTTCTTTGCAAGATATAGAAGACATAATTAAAAAAGGCATCCGTGACCACGATGTAAAATACGTCATGTTTGATTATGTACATTCCAGCATCAAAATTCTATCCGAAATTTCCCAGCGCGCAGGTGGTGTCAAATTACGTGAAGATAATATACTCTTTATGTTAGCCATCCGGTTGAAAGATTTATGTAATCAATATGGTGTTTTTATTATGACAAGCACTCAGCTTAATGGCGATTGGAAGGAAGCTAAAATTCCAGACCAAAACTTACTTAGAGGTAAAACTTAATGTTTGTGCCTTAACATATCTTATCCTATTTTATTAATAGGGGTCTACCATGTGTAGGCTAACGGGGAAACCTGACCGCGTTATGGCGAAGGCAATCCCGTCTCATACTTAATTATTTATTATTTATTATTCATTTTTAAAAGAAAGGAGGAAAATAAAATGTCTTGTGGCATTTATAAAATTACTAATTTAATTAATGAACATAGTTATATTGGTATGTCAAAGGATATTGAAAAACGAATAAAAGACCATTTTTCTCATGGATTAAATAGTCGGCGAAAAGACGATTTAAAAAAGCCATTATATAAAGCATTTAAAAAATATGGTTTAAAAGCATTCGATTGGGAAATCTTAGAAGAATGTGAAGAATCAAAGCTGAAAGAACGAGAAATTTATTGGATCGCCTATTACAACACATATGAAGACCGCCAACATTATAATGAGACTCCCGGTGGTGATATACCAGGTAAGAATACAATTCATCTTGGTAGTGAGCATGGAATGGCAAAATTGACAGAAGAAGATGTTATATTTTGTCGTAAGGCTTACCAAAAAGGTAAACGTAGTCGAAATATTTATGATAAATACTTTAAAGACAAAATTACTTGGAATGGGTTCTTAAGAATGTGGCACGGGGAAAATTGGAAACATATTATGCCTGAAGTTTTTAAACATAACCCACATCGTGCAAAATATGGCAAAACTGATTGTCTTGAAATTACAAAAAGATTTCAACAAAGCGGATTAAGCTTGTCTGCATTTTGCAAAACCAATGAGTGCTATGTAGGGTATGGAACCTTATATAAAATGATTCACGAACCTGAATTTTATGATAATAAATAATTAAGTGCGGGCTATCGACTATCCCTGAGGTTGAAATGCCGGGGAGTAGAGCTATTATTAATACATAGCGATGTTTTAGGAAACGAAGCATCTGAAAATCGAAAGAGATATGGTAATTATAATTTATGTTATAATTATTAAAATATAGTCAGTGCTTGCAGAAATGCAAGATAATCATGGCAAAAAGTATCGGTGATAAGATTGACTGGGGCGGAATTTTGCTCCCTGTCACGACTGAAGATATAGAATCTCTAGAGCCAATACTTACAAGCGGTGTTTTTGAAAAACCTACATTGAAACTTTCGGTTTATAAAAACCGCAGGGGACGATATAAAAGTTTATATTTATGGTGTAAAGCGAATCTGGGGACTTGCCGAGTTAACCCTATGTTCGCAACCACTTATGATTATGAACTCATCCAGATAGATAATACAAAAGTGATAATAGACGATAATGAGCCTTCGGCTTTTTAATGAAAGGATAATAATATGAAAAACAAAAATAATCAGATGCTTCCTGACGAATTCGAGTATAATATGTCTGAGCAGTTGGCCAAGGAGATCCTTGCGACGCGCAAGAATGCAGAAAAGAACATGCATCCCCAAGTTTTCCTTTGCAAGGTTGTAAATGAAACCTTCGGACTGCGTGGTCACTGTGTATCTGTAACCACTTATTAATATATGACAAATTATGATAAGAATGAGGTTAAAGACAATTTAACCTTAGAAAATGTTTATCAACTTTTGAGCGAATGGGGCGGGGAACCCCAATACACTTCTTTTGGGATTCTCTCCGCAACAATTTGTCATAATTTGCCCGGCCGCGGAAGTAAGAAGTTATATTATTATGCTTCTAACAAGGTATTTCATTGTTATACTGATTGTGGCTCTATGGATATTTTTGATTTATTTATGAAAATATCCGCCCTTCAATATGACAAAGAATGTGACTTAAATATCGCCGTCCGTTACATCGCTCAAAAGTTTTCTATTAAGGGCACTGAAGAAGAATTTTCAAATTTTGTTAAAGATAAATCCATTTGGGATGAATACGAAAGAATACAGCAAATTAAGTTGCCCGCGAGAGAAATCGTATTAAAAGAATATGATGCCTCTATTCTTGAGCATTTAAATTATAAAGTTCATATAATGCCTTGGCTCCTTGAGGGTATCAGTCAAGAGACTATTGAGGAGGCAAAAATTGGCTACTATGCGGGTGGAATGCAAATTACCATTCCGCATTATGACGTAAATGGCCGCTTCGTCGGGCTGCGCGGCCGCACACTTTCTAAAGAGGATGCAGAGAGATTTGGAAAGTATCGACCCGTTACCCTGGGCGGCTAGTTATATAATCACCCATTGGGTATGAATTTATATAATTTAAATCGAAGCAAAGAGAATATTAAATTCTTCGGCAAAGCAATCGTGTTTGAGGGCGAAAAATCAACACTTCTCTATCGCTCATGCCAAATGGAGCCTAGTCGATATGATATTTCCGTTGCTACCTGCGGTAACAATTTATCATATTATCAATTTGAGCTATTGCGGCAAGCCGGTGCCAAAGAAATTGTTATAGCATATGATAGGCAGTTTCAAAAGCGCTATGATAAAGAATACCGCAAATGGAAAGAGCATTTGCAAAGCATACAAAAACGATATAATAATGAAATAACCATTTCTTATATTTTGGATGATGGACTATTAACTGGTTATAAAGATTCACCCATAGATAAGGGAATTGATATTTTCAATTGTTTATATAAGAAACGGATATTTATGAGATAAAGGATATAATAATGAATTATGAACTAATTTAGCCACGGGATAAATCTATATCGCCCGTAGCACAAGTATTTAAAAATCGAGGAATGAGTTATTCTGAAACTGATATAGAGCATTATTTATATACATCAGAAACCGATTTATATCCGCCTGAAATCATTACTAATATGCGGCGGGGTGTTGAAATGCTTATGAAACACATTAAGAATAATGATAAAATCTTTTTGCAAATTGATGATGATTGCGATGGATTTACTTCTTCGGCTTTATTTTTAAATTATTTAAATTGTTTATTCCCCAATTATGTATAGACTAAAATCCATTATTCTGTACATGATGGCAAGAAGCACGGTTTGTTGGATGCGGCCGTGGTTCCTGGGGATGTACGGCTGGCAGTTATACCAGATGCAGGGTCGAACGAATACGAGATCCACAAAGCGCTTGCTGAGAAAGGGATAGATGTATTAGTTATTGACCACCATAAAGCTGATAAATATTCAGATTATGCTTGCGTAATTAATAACTAGTTGGATGATTATCCTACGAAGTCTCTTTCCGGTGTTGCCATGGTATATAAATTCTGCCGTTTTATGGATAATGTATTAGATACAGATTATTCTAATAATTATCTTGATTTGGTTGCTTTGGGCGTAACCGCTGATGTTATGGATATGCGTCCTTATGAAACTAGATACTTAGTTTCTTGTGGATTGGAAAATTTTAAGAACCCTTTAATAAAGGCGCTATATACTAAAACAAAATATTCGATTGATAAGAGCGGAGGATTGTCTCCTTATAACTTGGCATATTATATTGCCCCTCTTGTTAATGCTACCACAAGGGTCGGTACGAAAAGTGAAAAAATGACGCTCTTTGAGTCCATGCTAGAATTTCGTGCCTATGAATCTATTCCATCTACGAAAAGAGGATGCCGAGGCCAGCAGGAAAGTCGCGTAGAGCAAGCCGCCCGCAATTGCACCAATATTAAAAATCGTTAGACGAAAGCACGTGATGAAGATGCGGTAGTAATGAAACGACGTATTGAAGAATTAAATCTTTTAGATCATAAAGTTCTTTTACTCCTTATGGAGCATGGAACTCCATCAATTGCCGGTTTAATTGCCAATCAATTGGTCGCCGCATATCATCATCCCACTCTCATTCTTTTTAAACAGGAGAATGAGGATGGTGAAATTATTTGGTCTGGCTCTGGGCGTAATGACACTTTATATGGATTAGAAAACTTCCGGTAGTTTTTACAAGAATCTCCATATGTTATTTTTGCTCAGGGACATAATTCAGCTTTTGGCTGCGCAATTGCCGATAAAGATATTAAGGCATTTATACAAGAAAGTGATGAACGTTTAAAAGATAATGAGTTTTCACCAGTAGATAAGGTGGATTTTATTTTTGATGCTTCTTCATTAAACCCACTAACTGTTTTAGATTTGGGTAAATTAAATTATATATGGGGCCAAGAAATAAATAAACCTAAATTAGTAATTGAACGTATCGCTATTACTTCTAACAATTTTTCTGTTATGGGGAGTAAAAAAGATACAATTAAAATTACTCTTCCTACGGGTTTGACTCTTATAAAATTTGGGTCGTCTGCGGAAGAAGTGGCTGCCTTTACGCCACCCGCCGCAGGTTGTGTTTTTTTAACTGTGCTTGGCACGTGTAATGTTAATAATTTTAATAATCAAGAAAATCCGCAAATAATGATAGATACATACGAAATTGTAGGTCGGCAAGACTACTATTTCTAATAACACAACATAGACCTAATAGCAATATTAGGAGGTAAGTTATTATGAAAAAAAGTTATTTGGTAATTTTATTGGTATTAATCGTGACGGTATCGGCTCTCATGATTCCGAGAGATGATACAATAAGCGCTATTCCATCTGCTTACCAAACACTTACAACTTCGGAAGCTAGCATCCCTTCTGAAATGATTGAAGCCACAAAATACAAAGAACTCTCTACTAAAGAGGATTTAACTTCAATTCTCGCTCGCAATGAACGAGTATTAAATTTTTATGAGCTTCAATTAAATACATGTGCGCCGCTTGAGCAGCGTAATATGCGTCGAGATATATGTAATTATTTTATTCAATAGATAGAACAAAATAATTCTATATACCGAGAACAATTAGAAAATATTCTGATTGAAGAAGAACGACTCCGCAAAGAGGCTCTACAGCATTCTCCAAATCAAGCTGATTGCCAAGAAGACAAATACGCCGCAGCTACTTATATATGGAGCTACTTAAAAGATAAAGGCTATAATAATTATGTATGCGCCGGTATTTTAGGTAATATCATGACTGAGGTTGGCGGTAATACCCTATATATCCAATGGTGGTTATATGGAGCTTCTTATTATGGAATGTGTCAGTGGAATAGAGGATATTCAGCTATTTGGGGTACTGATCTAAAGACATAGTGCGATTTCCTTATGTCTAATATAGAATACGAAATAGATACTTTTGGTTTCTGCTATCAATCAGGATTTAGGTATGATAATTTCTGTCAATTACAGAATCCGCAAGCCGCAGCTAGGTGCTTTGCCAAAGCCTATGAACGTTGCGGAAGCGGCTCATATGGCATCAGAGAATCTAATGCTTTAATTGCTTACAATTATTTTGTTGGATAATTGTTTTAGGGAGTTATATTAATTTATAACTCCCGCTTTTTTCTTTTTTGCGGTGGGTTGGGCCGCAGATGGAGGAGATCTCCGTCAAGCCAAATGAAAAATGCCTTTGGGATTTTTCATACCCAAAATTGATTTTAAATATAAAATATGTTATAATAATAATATATAAAAAGAGGAGAAATAAGAATGGTAGTACATAAATGCGACCGGTGTAAAGAGGAAACAGAGAAAATTGAAACTTGTATGATTCCCAATTTTAATAATTGTGGCAGCATTATATCTAATAGCTATTATATGTTTTATGGTCAACCTGTTCGACCAATAGAATTATGCCCAAAATGTAAAAAGCAATTTGAAATTTTGTTAAATGATTTTTTTAATGATGGGGCATAAAAAGATATTATAAAGATTGAATTAATTAACTTTTAATAAGAAGGAGGAAGTAGAACTTGATTCTAACCCGTAAACAAGAAGAAGGTTTGAAAATTGCTGTAGCCAGATACAAGAGTAATGAACGTTATACTTGTATTGCCGGCTACGCCTGACCGGAAGCGGAAAAAGTACTCTGATTAAATTTATTATTGCGGCCCTTGGTGTTAATCCGGAAGAAGAAGTTTGTTATGTGGCATATACTGGAAAGGCGGCTACTGTCCTCGCAAGTAAAGGATGCCCCAATGCCACCACCGCGCATAAACTCCTTTATTGGGCAAAGCCTCTTAAAAATGGCGGCTATAAGTATGTTCCCAAAGCAACACATGAATTGCTAAAGTCTATTCCATCTTTACCCGGTCCGCCGCCGCCCAAAGTAATCGTAGTCGATGAAATTTCAATGCTACCAAAAAAAATGTGGGAATTATTGCTTTCCCATCATATATATATTCTGGCCGCGGGGGATCCTGGGCAACTCCCACCCGTAGTAGAGGAAGAAGATAACCTAGTATTGCAGCATCCTCATGTCTTTCTCGATGAAATTATGAGGCAAGCTCAAGACAGCGAAATTATTCGATTATCAATGCATATTCGTGATGGCCGCTCTTTATCCTCCTACAAAGGGACTAAAGAGCAGGTATTAATTTACCCAAAGAATGAGGTTTCTGAGGGAATGTATGCCTGGGCAGACCAGATTATCTGTGCAAAGAATGATACTCGTAATAGCATTAACCAGCAAAGACGTAAAATGTTAGGATTTGAGACATTGGCACCATGCGTTGGAGACAAGATAATTAGTTTGCGGAATCATTGGGATATTTGTAGTGAAAATACTCATACTCCTTTAACTAATGGAACTATCGGTACATTAACCGATTTCTATCTGACAAATATACAAATGCCTTTCGGTTTTACTCGGAAATGGCCGGATATAAAAAATGTAGATATACTAGTAGGAAATATGAAGCTAGAAGAAAATGACGATTATCTGACGGGTTTAACTATGGATTATAATGAATTTATTACTGGGCAATCCACTCTAACTCCGGCTCAGATGTATAATATAACGCAAAGCCATAAAAGAACCGGTGATCCAGAAATGATTCCTATGAGTTTTACTTATGCGTATGCTATTACTTGCTGGAAGGCCCAGGGTAGCGAATATGGAAAAGTCTTATTGTTTGAAGAAAATTTCCCATTTAAGAAAGATGAACATCAAAAATATTTATATACCGGAATCACACGGGCCTCGGACAAAGTCGTTCTAATTACTAAGTGAGCGGCCGGCGGTTACGAGAGCGTAGAATCAAACGGCCGCGCTTGACTTTTAATCAAAAATATGATATAATATAAATATATAAACAGTAAAGGGGGATGATATTATATGAAGATGAGCTATCCTGGCAGTCTTCATAATTAACCATACGGATTTTAGTAACATCCGACTCAGGGATTCTATTAATCGGTATCAAGAGTTAATAGATTATGCTGTAGAGCTAGGACATAGCTGTATAGCTATTACTGAGCATGAATGTGTATCAAATTCTGTACAGGTTTTGAAGTATTATAAAGAAATTAAAGAAAAACATCCCAATTTTAAAGTTATCCTTGGTAACGAAATCTATCTTTGCCGCGATGATTTAGAGGCAAATACTTATATTAAAAAACAGGATAAGTTCTTTCATTTTATTCTTCTAGCGAAAGATGCTATTGGGCATCAATAGATCCGAGAAATTTCTTCCCGTGCTTGGATGCGTTCTTTTATGGATGGAAGAATGCGGCGAGTGCCTACGCATTATGCAGACCTCGAAGAAATTATCGGCAAAAACCCCGGCCATGTGATTGGCTCTACCGCCTGTCTAGGAGGTTTTTTACCTTCAGTAATTGTTACACAGAAAGAAGAACCGAATTGGGATTGTAAACCGACGGTCAATTCTTGGCTAGAAAAAATGTAGAATATTTTCGGAACAGAAAATTTTTATCTTGAAATGCAACCTCCAGCGCATAAAAACAATGAGCAGGATTATGTGAATCAGTATTTGTATAATTTAGCTATCAAAAAAGATATTCCTTATATTATAACTACTGATAGTCATTATCTGAAAAAGGCTGATGCATCTCTTCATAAAGCGTATCTTAACTCGCAAGATGGCGAGCGTGAAGTTGATAGCTTTTATGCAACTACATATATGATGGATACTCAGGAGCTAGAAAAGTATTTTTCTGTATCTCCTGATATTAATATGGAATTCGCATATCAAAATATCCAGCATATAGCAGACCAATGCGAAAATTATGATCTAACTCGTCCATTAAAGATTCCTCAATTAAAATGGAAAAGTAGTAATACAGAAGTCTCAGAACAATGGTAGAAGTTAATCCCGATGCTTTCAACTTTTATTTCTTCTGATTATCCCGGTGATAAGCTACTAGCACAACTCTTGGTGGAGAAAATTGAGTCAGATCCTCGGCTACAGGAGCAGAAAATTTATGATGCGGTAGAAGAATGTTTAAATATGACATGGGAATCTTCTATTATTAATAAAACACACTGGTCAGCTTATTATCTGAACCTTCAGCGTATTGTAGAGGAGTGTTGGAATGCAGATACTATTGTTGGAGCTGGACGTGGTTCAGGTGTCGGATTTATTTTGCTTTATCTGCTAGATATCGTACAAATTAATCCTCAATGGGAAACTACTAAGACTTTTGCCTGGAGATTTCTTAATCCTAGCCGTGTGTCAGTCTTGGACGTAGACGTGGATATCGAAGGGTCCCGGAGAGCGATAGTTTTAGACCGGCTCAGAAAAGTGTACGGAGAAGACCGCGTTGCAAATGTTCTGACTCTCGGCACAGAAAAAGCAAAAAGCGCCATCCTAACAGCGGCGCGAGGCATCGGCATGGATGTTGATGAAGCTCGCAATATTGCCGCCATGGTCCCTGAAGATAGAGGACAAGCAAGAACACTTAAACAGTGTTTTTACGGAGACGCAGAAGCCGGCTATAAGCCAATAAGCAGTTTCGTCACAACGATGAAAGCTAATCCGCAGCTTTGGGAACTCGCGCAAAGAATTGAGGGCCTTGTTTGTAGGATCGGTATACACGCCGGTGGAGTGATTTTTGTAGATGAACCTTTTACAAACTCAACAAGTTTGATGCGGGCGCCTGATGGAACCATAATTGTCGGTTATGATCTTCATACTTCAGAGGCTTGTAGTCTTATTAAGTATGATCTGTTAAGTGTTGAAGCACTTGATAAAATTCATATTTGTTTAGATCTCTTACGTGATTATGGATATATTGAGGATGGCTCATTAAAAGAGCGTTATGAAAAAACTATTGGCATTTACAATCTTGATAGAACTTCACCGGATATGTGGAAGATGGTTTGGGAACATAAAATTCTCTCACTTTTTCAGATGGAAAAACAAAGTGGTATTAAAGGAATTGCCACTTTGAAACCGGCCTCTGTCGATGAATTAGCTGTCCTTAACTCTACAATTCGTCTAATGGCGCAGGAAGGCCAAAATGAAATGCCCACAGATAAATTGGCAAGATTTAAAAATTCTCCCAAAGCGTGGGATAAAGAACTCGAATTGCATGGATTAGGGCCGGCCGATAAAAAGATTCTTCAGCCGGTACTTCAGAATTCATATGGTCTGTGTATTACGCAGGAACAATTCATGGAATTGGTACAATTGCCAGAGTTAGGAGGATTCTCTTTGACCTTCGCTGACTCTCTTCGCAAAGCTATCGCCAAAAAGAATCCCGCTGCCTACGATAAATTGACAGAAGAATTTTATGAAACCACCGCGAAAAAACATATTAACCCGGCCCTTGCGAAGTATGTATGGGACGTGCTAATCGCCATGAGTCGCGGCTATGGATTCAACGCGTCGCACACGTTGGCATATTCACTGATAGGTCTTCAAGAAATGAATCTCGCCTATCGTTTTCCAATTATTTTTTGGAATTGCGCCTGTTTGATTAATGATAGTGGTAATACTATTGTCGCGGAAGATAGCGAAGATGAAGATAATGAAGAAAATATAAAAACTCAAGGTACAGATTATACTAAACTTGCCCGCGGAATTAGTAAAATGAAAGATGAAGGCGTTAATATTAGTTTGGTAGATATTAATAAATCTCAATACACTTTTGTGCCAGACGTAGAAAATAATACTATTTGGTGCGGATTAAAGAGTTTACTTAATGTCAATGATGAATTAGTTTATGAAATCATTAAAAAACGACCTTATACATCACCGCAGGATTTTTTGATGCGAGTAAAGCCCAAACGGCAAGCCATGATTTCTCTTATCAAAGGCGGCGCTTTTGATGAAATGGTAGATCGTAAAAAATGTATGGCTTGGTATATTTGGACTGTATGCGACAAAAAGAGTCGTATTACTTTACAGAATATGCCTTCTTTAATGAAATATGACCTCGTACCTGAAGATACGCAGGAACTCAAAACCGCTCATCGTATATATGAGTTTAACCGATACTTAAAAGCCGTTTGTAGAGAAAAAGCGGCTGATCTTTATTATACTCTTGATACTCGCGCAATTAACTTCTTAACCGAAATTGGAAAAGATGTTTATATTGAAACGCGGAATCAAGAACTGGTGTTAGAAGCAAAACGATGGGATAAACAGGTTTATCAGCCATGGATGGATGTTTACAGAAAATGGATTAAAGAAAATCATGACACTATTTTGCAAAATTTAAATGACACAATTTTCTTAGAGGACTGGCGCAAAGCCGTAGGTAAGAATAATTACTCGGCTTGGGAAATGGAAGTTTTGTGTTTTTATTATCATGAGCACGAATTGTCTAATATGAACTTTTCTAAATACGGTATTGTTAATTTTAATACTTTGCCTGAAGAACCAATCATTGAACATTCGTATTATAGAGGGAACTACTTAGTTAATATTTATAAACTGAGTAAAATTTGTGGTACTTGTATTGCGAAAAATAAATCAAAAAGTATTGTCACCGTACTTACTCCTACCGGTGTTGTAGACGTAAAATTCCCTAAAGAGTATTTTACCCTATATGATAAACAAATCTCTGAAAAGCAATCCGATGGTACTAAGAAGGTTATGGAGCGCAGTTTCTTTAATCGCGGCAATATGATTATGGTATTAGGTATGCGCAGAGACAATCTCTTTATAAGCAAAAAATATGCTAATCTATCCACTCATCAATTATATAAAATTGAACAAATAGAACCCAATGGCGATGCTGTATTAAGATATGACAGATATAAAGGAGAAATGGAAGAGGACGATGGATAAGAAAAAAACAAAAATTGTGGCTTTATGTGGAAAAGCGGGTGCGGGCAAAGATTTTTGTCTGCACCAGCTAATGATACGTTATCCCGGATGGCATGAAATTATTAGTTGCACCACTCGGCCGCCCAGAGAAGGAGAAAAAGAAGGAGTAAACTATTATTTTCTTTCCTCGGACGAGTTTAAAGAGCGGCTGTTTAATGGCGATATGTTAGAGGCTACTGTTTTTCGCGGATGGAGCTATGGGACTGCCTTTAGTGCCTTAAATGAGAATACTATTAATTTAGGCGTCTTTAATCCCGCGGGTGTAGAAAGACTTCTTGATTATCCGGAGCTTAATGTATGTATCATAGAAATCGCAGCCGACGATAAAACGCGCCTTTTACGGCAACTTAGTAGAGAGCAGAATCCCGACGTACATGAAATCGTGCGACGGTTCGGTACTGATGAAGAAGATTTTGATGATTTTCATAAAGAAGTTGTGGATAATAGATACACAATTATGAATAGCACAAATGAAACTACTACTGTAGTAAATAATCTAATTCTTTGTATTCAAGAGCATTTCAAAGAGGCATAAATATGAATTATTTAGAAAAGCTTCGCTATTTAGAATACTACGCTTATCGTATTAACAAGCAAAAGGGATGCCCGCACCCTGTTTCTAATCAGGCAGTAATATGCGGCGTGGCTAGTCAATCGTAGAAAAAGGCCGCCGCTATTATGCAACGAGTGGGTGCTACTCCCGTGCGTTTTAAAAAAGGCGGCCCTTATGAATGGGAGCTTAATGGGGAGCGTTGGGTATGGTTTAATGTTTCTAACTCTTGCCGCGGATATAGATTATACAAATGTTATCTTGATGCCATGCTTGATTTAGAAGCCATACAGCAGATTGTATTGCCGGCGCTTACGTATTATTGCTGTGAATTAAAAATTATAGATACCACAAAATTCTAACACAATATGTGGTATCTTTTGGACAAAAGCAGAAAAGATATATACAAGAATTTTCATATATATTGAACAGCCTAAGCGTAGAAAGGGGATAAATCATATATGAAAGTAATTAAACGAGATGGGACAATAGTCCCATTTGATATAGAAAAAATTATTGTGGCTATTAACAAGGCATTCGTCGAAGTTGATGGCGCTTTGTACGAAGAAGATACCGCAAATGATATAGCTTATGAAATTGGATGCAAGGTTGCGAATATGACAGATTGTATTTCCGTAGAGGAGATACAAGATCTCGTCGAAGATTATTTGATGCGTTCGGAGCGGCGCGATGTAGCGCGTGCTTATATCCGTTATAGGTATAAGAAAGAGGTCGCTCGTAATAAAAAAGACGATTTTATTTAGGCGATTCGAGAAAAGCTCGATGCATCTGATATTAAGAATCAAAATGCTAATGTTGATGAAGCGTCATTCGGCGGCCGCACAGGAGAAGCTAGCAGCGTAGTAACGAAACAACTTGCTCTAGATTATCTTATATCGCCAATGGCGCGTGAAAATCATCTAAATAATGAAATTTATATACATGACCTTGACAGCTATTATGTAGGCAGTCATAATTGTTTGAGTATCCCATTTGATGATTTACTTGCTAATGGATTTAATACTCGTCAAACAGATGTGCGGCCAGCGGGTTCTGCGAATACCGCATTCCAGCTTGTGGCGGTTATTTTCCAGCTTCAAAGTCTGCAGCAATTTGGAGGCGTCTCCGCAACCCATTTAGATTGGACTATGGTTCCTTATATTCGTAGAAGTTTTTATAAACACTTCTTAGACGGGGTTAAATACTGCCAAAAAGGCCAGATGATTGGATTAATGGGAGTTTACGAAGATTTTGATTTATCTGATGTGAAAGACACATGGATTAAAACTCAGGCCTCTATTAATGACGATGTATTTATTAGAAATGAAATAGCTTATAAATATGCTATGGATATGACTATTAAGGAAGTTCACCAGGCAGCCGAAGGGCTTTTTCACAACCTTAATACGCTTCAGTCGAGATCTGGCAATTAGCTGCCATTTACCTCTATTAATTTTGGTACTTGCACATTGCCAGAAGGACGAATGGTTACTAAAGCGCTGTTAGAAGTGTCTATTGAGGGATTAGGTCATTTACATCGAACAAGTATTTTCCCCTGCTCCATTTTTCAATGCATGAATGGTGTTAATAGAAAACCCGGAGATCCAAATTATGATTTATACCAATTAGCTCTTAAATCGACAGCTCAACGTCTCTACCCCAATTATGCCAACGTAGATTGGTCAGGCAATGCAGGATATGACCCAGCTGATCCAAAGACTTTTTTCTCGACAATGGGATGCCGCACGAGCAACGGTTACGATATCAACGGGTTCGGACAGTTGAAAGATGGCAGAGGCAATATATGCCCTGTTACTATTATCTTGCCCACTTTAGCTATGGAAGCGAAAGAAGAAACTCCTTTAGCAGAAAAAGCTCGGCTAATAGATAGATTTATGGAAATTCTTGATGATAAAATCCATGAAGCAAAGGATATGTTAATTGAGCGTTTTGAGTATATTTGTTCTCAAAGTCCGGCATCTGCAAAATTTATGTACGAAAATAATGTAATGGCGGGATATATACCAGAAGAAGGAATCCGCAGCGCCCTTCGCCACGGAACTCTCGCAATTGGCTAGTTAGGCCTAGCAGAGACACTAGAAATTTTGGTTGGATGTAATCATACTTCCGAAAAAGGCATGACTCTAGCAAAACAAATTGAGGCTCTTTTTAAACAGCGTTGCGCCGAGTTTAAAGAAGAATACAGGCTTAACTTCGGGGTATACTTCACGCCTGCCGAAAACCTCTGTTACACGGCGATGAAAAAATTTAAGGAACGTTATGGAGAAATTCCAGATATAAGCGATAGAGATTATTTTACTAATAGTATACATGTACCAGTTTGGGAACAATTATCACCTTTTGAAAAAATTGATATTGAAAGCCAACTTACAGGTTATTCCAATGCTGGATGTATTACGTATGTAGAGTTAGATAGCAGCGTAAAGAATAATCTTAAAGCCTTGGAGCAAATCGTTAATTATGCAATGGATCATGATATTCCTTATTTTGCTTTGAACGTACCTTGCGACACCTGTCTTTCCTGTGGATTTACCGACGAGTTTAATGACCATTGTCCTATCTGCGGCAGTGAAAATATTCAACAATTAAGAAGGGTTACAGGTTATTTAACTGGTGATTATAAAACTGCCTTTAATAAGGGTAAAATCTCAGAGACAGAAGATAGAATTAAACACGTAGGAAGACTAGAATAATGACTACGGGCATCTATAAAATTACCAATAAAATAAATGGTCATTATTATATTGGTTAGTCTGTCGATATTAATAAACGTTTTAGAGAACATTGTTTTTCAGCACGGCATCTTGATGACAAAGACCATAATTCTCCAATCCATTTAGCTATTGCTAAATATGGAGAAAATAATTTTACTTTGGAACTTCTTGAAAATTGTGACAAAACAGAATTGAATGAAAGAGAAATATACTGGATAAGATTATTAGAGGCTACTAAAAATGGTAATTATAATATCCTCACAGGCGGCCAAAATAGAATTAAATTTGATGATAAGCCAGTAGAGTTATATGATTTAACAGGCAAATATGTAAAAACAATTCCCTCTGCTACTTTAACCGCAAAAGAACTCGGAGTAAGTAGAAATTCCATATATGGAGTTTTACGCAAAGAAAGACCAACTTGTAAAGGCTATCAAATGAAATATGCAGAAGATAAACAAACTATCATAAAACCTTTTATAAGTAAGCAAGGTGGAGCTTTGCGAGTTGCTCAAATTAATCCTACTACCAATTAGATTATTAAAATATTTAATAGTATAGCAGAAGCTTCTAGAGAAACTGGAGCAGATAGTAGTACAATTACAAAAGTATGTAGAGGGAAATTAAAAACAGCTAAAAGCTACAAATGGGCTTATTATGAGGAGGAATAATCTATGAAATATGCCGGTATTATAAAAAACGATTTGGCCGCAGGCCCTGGAGTGTGTGTCTCTTTCTTTACCCAGGGCTGTCCGCATCATTGTCGCGGATGCCATAATCCTGAGACCTGGGACTTTGATGGGGGAAAAGAATTTACTCCCATAGTAATTGAAGAAATAGATAAAGCTTTAGATGCTAATGGCGTTCATCGTGACTTTTGCCTCCTTGGAGGCGAGCCGCTGTGTGATGAGAACCTTTTTCTGTCCCATCTTATTTTAGAGCACGTTAAAATTATCCACCCAGAGGTAAAGACATATATATGGTCAGGATATACTTATGAACAGCTTATGGAGCGTGCGGCGGCCAGTGCCTCGTTGCGACGAGTCTTGGAGCTTGCAGATATATTAATTGACGGTCCATTTATCCAGGAACAGCGCGATATTACGCTGCACATGAGGGGCAGCCGCAATCAACGCATTTGGGATTTAAAAACTAAAAAAGAGTTAAAGGAGCTAGAATAATGACAATTACTTTATGTGGCAGTACAAGATTTAAAGATACTTTCTTTCAGGTTGCAGAAGAATTGACTTTGGCAGGTCATATAGTTCTTATGCCGCTTGTCTTTCATCACGCCGACAATAAGGAGTTAACCACAAAGCAAAAAATTCAATTAGATAATTTGCATAAGCAAAAGATTGATATGAGCGATGCTATTTATGTAGTGAATCAAGATGGCTATATTGGCGAATCTACATTCGGTGAAATCGATTGGGCAGAGCGTAATAACAAACAAATTTTCTTTCTCGAAACTCCTGTTTCAGAAGACACTACTACAGAAGAGGAGGAAAAAGAATAATGAATATTTATTTAGCTGGCCCCATCTTTTTCTATGGGGATTACCTACGCAATATCGAATGGGCTACTAAAATCCGCGAAGCATTTCCCGGCGCTTATGTATATTCTCCCGTTGAAAATACGGAAATTAATGGTGTTGAGGGTAAGAAAAAATTTGCTGACTCTCAAGCCATTGCCAATGGAGATAATGTACGTTTAGACACCACTGACATTCTCGTAGCCTGTATTGATGGTGACGTCTTACCATCGGGTACTTGTGCCGAAATAGGAAAATTTCATGAAAAGATTGCCCGCGGCGATAAGAAAGCAATAGTCGGCATTTGTACAGATACACGTCAGTGTTATTTAACCCACAGTGAGGCTAAAGATGAAGGCGGACGCTCGAGCCTCGGTGAACAGCAATATAGTTATCAGAATTTATATGTCACAGGCCTCATCAAACAGGCTGGAGTACTTGTATCAGATATAGATGAAGCAATTGCCGCAATTGCCGACTATAAAGAAAGGCTGGGTATTGATTAATGATTTATAGCATTCAGGATAAACCACCTATAGGAAAACTGATAGCCTTTGCTTTGCAAATGCTTCTTAGCGTGTTTGTAGCCACGGCTTTAATCGCTCAAATTTGCGGCGTTCCAATGTCTGGCGCGCTGGTAGGAGCGGGCGCCGCCACACTAGTATATATTCTAGTGACTAAGGGTAAATCACCCATGTTTATTTCAAATAGTGGGGCCTTTGTAGCGCCTGTTATGCTGGCTTTGGCGGCAGGCGGTTATACGGCGGTAGCAATCGGTGGTTTAACGACTTGTATAGTATATTGCCTTTTTGGTTTTATCTTTTCTAAAGTACCGGTTGACAATATCTATAAGGTCTTTCCCAAAGCGCTCATAGGAGCAGTCACTGTGGTTATTGGCATTAACCTGATGCCATTTATCCTCACTTATGTACAGATCAATGAAGAAGCTAATATGTGGGGTGTAAGTGTAGCTTTACTTACTACTTTTGTGATCGCTGTTATTTCTCATTATGCTAAGGGTATGTGGAAAATACTTCCATTCTTAGTCGGCATTATGGTTGGATATATATATGCTGTAATTCTAACTGTCACAGGTATTTATCCAATAATTGATTTCTCAATCTTTGAGGGGATGAAACTTTTCCACACACCAACCTTTGCATTTATGCTTGTTGAGCCTATTAACTGGTCAATTGTGGCTTCTATTATTTTTGTTTATATAGCATATACAGTGTCAGCCATGATGGAATGCCTAAGCGACCATGCTGCTCTGGGTAATATTATTGGAGTTGATCTTTATCGTAGCCCAGGTCTCAATAGAATTTTCTGTGCTGAAGGACTTGCAAATCTCGCCTCTTCAACTTTGGGCGGCTTAGGTGCTTGCTCATATGGAGAAGGAGTTGCCTGTGTGGGATTCAGTAAGGTGGCATCTGTATGGGTCACAGGTTTAGCGGCTATTTTCCTGGCGCTGCTTGGTTTCCTTGATCCGGTGCAGCTATTTATTGCTTCCATTCCTAGCTGTGTCTTTGCCGGTGCTGCCATTGTTCTTTATGGTTTTATCGCCTGCTCTGGCATTAAAATGCTACAAACAGTTGATTTAAATGTACAGAAAAACTTAATTATTGTATCATCCGTTCTCTCTTTAGGTATCAGTGGCCTTGTTATTGGTGGAACAGCTTTTTCTCTGTCAGCTACAGCTCTTGCCCTTGTAATGGGCATTATCTTAAATGCGATACTTAAAGAGAAGGAACAGGCTTGACTTAATCTGAAAAAAATGATATAATATCTATATAAAAAGTAATAAAGGAGAGAGCAAATAATGATTACTGTTCCGAGTAAAGAAATACTATTTGCTCTCCCACGAAAACCCAAAGAAAATGAGCTTGCTTGTGTTGAGAATTCTCACACTATTTATAGAGCTAATTCAGAGGGTAAGTGGGAAGAAGTAAAGGTAGATGGCGGTTTGACACTTAGTCTTTATGAATTAAATAAAACCGCTATGGCGCAAATGTCTGAAATGACAGCAGCGCAAAAGAAAGACGCAATAGAACTCATTCAAAAGTATACAAAAGAAGCAGCCGCTGGAACTTATTACATGCTGTTAGGGCGTGAAATAAATTATTACACTGTTTTTCCCGTTTTACCCGATAATCATTCTGCCACCCCTATAGCATCAACAGTACTGGAATGCGCAGCTAATGTCGGTAAAGTCGTAGATGTATCTCTTAATGATGTAAATGCGATTGAGATTTGGGTAAAGACACCAGATGATGCAGTATGTCTTGTTTTCTTTGACTATACAATGGGTGTAGTTCCAGTAAAGGTGGATTAAAATGAAAAAAATTATTTGTCATGTTGATTTATTTCAACTAGAACAAACACCAGCTATCTTAGAAGATGGACAAGTGCGGCAGCTCGCCTCTTGTCCGCTAAAGAGTCTATGTGACAATATCATACGAGCTTGCTATGAGGAGAACGTAGAACATGTAACACTTTTTGGACTACATACTTACAATGCTAAATTAGCAAATGAAATTCGAGAAGCAGAAATGTTAATGTATAACAAAAATAAAATAGAAATTGAGGTAATATAAAAACAATGGCAACATATTTAGTTAAAACTCAAGAAACTTATCGCGTTAGCACCGATGCAGAAGCTAACACTCTTATCAATGAAGCTAAGGAAGATCCCGGCTATACTCTTACTAAGTACAATTGTCAGTCTAAAGAAACCAAGTCTAAGGGCGAAATTATTGATGAATGGTATCAAGTAACTCTCTGTAAGGCATTTACTGAAGAGAAAGAACCAGACCGTAAAGTACATATTAATTATACCGAAGAGGAGCCTAATTATGGCACATTTTGAAAAAGTATCTCGATTCAAGAATCTCTCAATCGCCCTGCCCCAAAGAGGAACAACTGAGGCCGCGGGTTATGATTTATTTGTAGCAGAAGAAACTGTAATTCCTCCATATAAAGATTTACTTCATAATATGGAAGTTTCTGGCAATACATATGGTACTATATACACTTTGGAGCAAATGAAATAGCTCACTAAAATTACTGGATGTAAACCCACTCTGGTTTCTACGGGTATGAAATGTCAGTTAGAGCCACATACTTATTTAAAAATTGTTCCTCGCAGTTCTACGCCGCTTAAGTATTGGCTTGTTATCGCCAATGGAGAAGGCATCATAGACGCCGATTACTTTAATAACCCGCAGAACGAAGGCGAGATCTTTTTGCAACTCATTAATCTCAGTCCTTTCCTCATTAAGCTACAAGTCGGTGATTGCATCGCCCAGGGTATTATATGTAATTATGGATTAACTACAAATGATAAACCCATAGCAATTCGTGAAGGCGGCTTTGGGAGTACTACAAAATGAAAATATTAGCATTAGACCAAGCATCTTAGACTTCGGGATTTGCTATTATTGAAGACGGACACTTATTAGAAAGTGGAGCCTTTACGTTTACAGGCTCTCTTCCTTAGCGATTAGTAAAGATAAGAAAAAAAGTACGAGAGCTTATATAGCTTAATAATGTCAATAAAGTAGTTCTAGAAGATATCTAGCTTGAACGAGGTAATGTTGTTACCTATCGTGCTTTAGCAGAAGTAATCGGAGTACTTCAAGAACTTTTGACTGAAATGAAAATTCCTCATGAATTCGCGGCGGCTAGCTCATGGCGCTCTAAATTGCGGATTAAGGGAACCAATCGTCCGACGCAAAAGAAAAATGCTTAGAAATTTGTAAAGGACACTTATAACAAAGATTGTTCAGAAGATGAGGCAGACGCAATCTGCATCGGAACATATTATTTTAAAGAGCAAAAAATGGCCTCTGCGTTTTAACGCATGAGGTCATTTTTGATTATTTGACTTCTCCTAAAAGTTATATACTAATAGAGATGTAAATACTCTACATGAAAGGGGGAAGTTCTTTTGCTCGATTTCTTTGTTAAGTATTGGACAGAATTTCTATTTGGCATCGTGGCGGCAGGGATATTAGCTGGCGGCAGATATATATGGACGCTCTTTAAAAATCGTTTAAGAGATAGTTTAGAAGAACAAATTACGAATATTACAGATGTTATTGCTAAACGTATGTCTGAAACTGACGAAAAGCTAGAAGCAAAAAATACCAGTCTGGCTCAATAGATTGGAGCATTACAAACTGATATAAAAATTATGCAGCAAGAAATTTAGACAAATAAAAACGATGAAAATCTAATTGAGAAAAAGATTGACACTCTTGAAGATAATTTAAATACTCTCAAGGATGGCATTCTTTCTCTACAGCGCAAAGAATTTAAAGAGGAATGCCGAAGACTTCTTAACCAGAAAGAATCCATAACTTACGAACAATATACTATACTCCAACGTGAGCATACTGTATACAATTCGCTAGGTGGAAACCACGAGGGCGATTAGCTATTTAAATTAGCATCTATGAGATATGCTAATACAAGTATCGCCCAAACAGAAAAAAGGGGAGAGCAATAAGCTCTCCCTTTTTTATTCTTTCATACGAGTAAATATTTTATTGGTTATATCTATAATTTCCTAACCATAAGTAGCAATGAGATCGGCTAATAATTCTTCTTGCTAAATATTTAATTCCACATTATAACTGAACATTGCGGCATGAGTTATTTCATGGCACAGCACTTTTCTCATGCGCGTTGATGACAAATTCTCGTTAATATAAATTGTTTTTGACTCATCATCGCATGAACCAATTGCTAATGAACCATCACTTCGAAACAATTTAGGATGAATGGTGGAAGTTAATACTACTCTCCACCATTCACCGTTAATCTAAAACATTTTATTTTATTTTACTTGCTAATGCCGTAATCTTGCTTTGAAGCATTTGCTTCTCTTCAGGTGAGGCATCATCAATCATTTCTGCAATATCCAGAGATAATTCTTGCATATAATTTTCTAAGTCTTTTAATTGAGTAGTTTTATCTTTATGCAATTCTTTAGATTCCATATACATTTTACGACTCATGGGACTACGCCCCTCACGCCTATCGCGTAATTCCATAGGATAAGGACGCTCAGTATAATATGTGGCACCGTTTGTTTTATTGGTCTCATAACCGCCAGCGCCATGCGTATCAGACCAGTCGCCGCCATAATACATGCGTCCATAATTTTTGTCCATATCTCTTAGATAATCTCTACTATATGGACGATAATATTCGGTATAATACTTCTTTTCCTCTTCGTTTTTTCCCATAGCTTCAGTAATTTTTGCGTAGTAGCAGGCCTCTTCCATGTCCTTGATCATGTCTACTACTTCACCAAGTTCTTTTGCGTCTACCTGATCAAGTTTACCCATTTGGCCACTAACCTAAGCTATTAAGCAATCTTTAATACTTTTTAATCTTTCCATATTACGCCACCCTTTCTACGATCAAACTGGCGTTTTGAACATCTATTGCAACTGCGGATGTATTCTCAACACTAACTTGTGCGCAGCAGCCAGAAGGAACATTTAAGAACAATGTGCGTGAAACATTGAAAAATTCCCCTACCGCTGCAGGAGTTACTATCATCTGGGTCGCAGATACAGGCTCGCCATTAATTGCAATTGCTAGCTGAATTGGACCGGCAGTCCCACCAGTAGGTAATGCAATATTGGCGCCGAAAGTTACGCGGAATCTAGCGCGATTCTAATTGGTTATACCACGGAGGGTAACGAGACCGCTACCCTCTCTGTGTATAATGGAACAGCTACCAGGAACCGCCGTGTTAGTAAAAACTACATTAGAGCCGGCATTTACCGCCTATAAAGCATTAGCAGTTATTTCCATAATTAGTTACCTCCTTATTTATGCGTTGCAACCACAGCCAGAGCCGTATCCGCAACCATATGTGGTCATGGTACCTGTATAAGGATTACTTACAAGATAAGACGGTTGAGCCGTGGGGCGTAACTGTGCCAGCAGATACGCGCTTTGCTCACCCTGAGAAATCTGAGTACGTAACGCCGCATTCTCCGCATTAAGAGTATCAATTTTATCCTAGACTAAGAAATCAAGAATAGAACGAGTGTTATTATTTGCGTTTTCTATAACATCTCTCGCAGCATCCTGAGTCGTCCGACGATTTTCACACGCTTGCGAAGCCAAGTTATAATTAAGATCGGCAAACGAAGAAGAAATAAGCTGTTTAGTATCACAGCAGCATTGCGCCTATTGCGCTTGCATTGCAGCTAATTGATTATTTGTCTGATAATGCGCGTTAGTAATAGCAGACTCTATTGCGTTAGTATTTTGCAAGTTTGTCAGGCTCATAGAACAAATATCAGACTGTAGGTTGCGGGCGTTAGCATTGACGGTCTCATTGACACCGGCAAAACCGTTGCAAAGGCTAGACGAAATGCCATTAATACCCGACTTTAGATCACTCATATCAAAGCCGTAATTTAATTCCTCTCGAGTGGTTGAACCCTGATACATGGGAATATAGGTAGCGGTAGCTCCATTGTTGCCGTTACCTCCCCAGCCACCGCCCCAACCGGCGAAGCAGAAAAGGAAGAGTATGATAATCCACCAGGCGCCATTTCCGCCCCACATATCATCGCAGTTTCTGTTACCATTATTACCGCCGGTAGCAGCAGCAATATCAGAGAGACTATAACCATTGTTACTATTGAACATTTAAAATGTCCCCTTTCAAAATATATATTTTTACAACCCCCACTGATTGCGGAAGTTAGTAAATTCTGTATCAAAATCTACGCCCCTAGAAGCGCATAAATTACGAGCAAATTGCTCTATACCTTGTGTGTTATCGGCCTAAGCCAATTCGTAAAGATTTTTACCAACAGGTGAAGTTTGAACCGTCTGTTGTAAAAAATTTAACATCATTTTCTATGGATTTTGACCATTCTTAATAAGTGATAAAAACTACATAGGATTAATTTGTGGCATATTTTATATCCTCCTTTGTGTTAGAATTGCGGCGGGGCGCCTTGTGGCTGCTAAGCAATTGGCTGTTCTGCTGCATTAGACCGAGCCGCCGCCAGCTACTTTATAGCCTCTTCAAATTCTGCCCGCGTAATATAATCATTTACTGTCTCTTTGGGTACTGGCTTTAACTCATACATATTAAGAGAGGCCGTACCATCCATATTAATTTGTTTAGTATATATTCTTTTATTGGCCAAATCAGGGAAATAGAATACTGAGCCATCAAAATCTATAGATGTAGCTCGGACTTCCTCCAGAGACGATACCGGTCGTCCTTTTAAGCCAAAAGAAGGCTGTCTATTAGGTTGTGTTGGATAATAATTATACATATATAAAAGTCCTTTCTATAAAGAGTTGTTCTTCCTTTCATTATTATATAAAAATTGGGACTAATTCATTATCCAATTTTGCCAAAAAATTTTAGATGATTTTGCCAAAAATTTTTAACAAAAAAAATAAGGGATTCTATCTACATTAAGATAGAATCCCTTTTAATTATTTTTATTAAGCTGCTTTGTTCTAATTGACGCTGGCTTCAATTTTCTGAGTAATGTAAGTCTGCAAATCGCCCACCACTTCAGGCAAATACTTCTGAGCTTCTTCACTCAGGGTAGCAATAACTGCCTGATAGGTTTTCTCAAAGGCCGCCTTTTGCGCATCCGCAGTAAAAGCATTTCCTTTCTTGAGAGTTTCAACATAAGTCTGATTCGTCGCAATAACACAATCAGCTATTGTGTCATTTAATAATTCTAAATACTTTTTAGCTAATTCGCTATCAGTCTTACTTTTTAATTCATCCTTTTTCGTGCTAATATATATTACTAAACTACGAGTAATGATAGCAAGAAGAGGAATAATGCAAAGCTCAAAAATTTGTTGTAAAATATTTAACCAATCCATAATTATATATCTCCTTTATATTTATTTTAAACAGTTGTTAATTTCCCCAACTGTTATTAGTATATGTATCCGCGATTTTTTGACCATTGTAGTAACTGTCACCATAGACGGTTTGATAAAATCAAATGAGTATAATTTATTATTTTATTGTCCATCCACAATACACCAATGAACTTCCGTTTTTAATAAATGGAATTCCATATAAAAACTCAGACCCATTATAGATTCTTGCTGGAATTATTTGATGCGTAGAAACCGTTTTTTTGCTTTCCGAAGTCCCCACTCTAACTTGGCAATTATTAGTATATGTACTTCCTCCTGTGGAATCTCGTACAAAACAATAAATAATTGATCCGTCATAATCACTATTAGATAACTTTCCTGTAAATGTTCTTGATGTACTTACAACGGAACCATTTTTATACCACTTGTAACTATAGCCTGTCCCACCAGAAGGTGTTGTGGAAAATGAAAAACTATCACCATCATACCCCGTTAAAAGACTAGGTATAGAAGTTGTCTTTATAGTATTTACAGGATTAACATATTTAGATATAGATAAATTTGAACAACTTACTGTACTCATTGTACCAGCATTGCCATATGTATTAACAACTGAGAATGATGTTTGCAATGAGGTGTCCGTTGAACTTAATCCGGTAATTGTTCCAGATGCCGAAGCAGTATGATTAACTGTGCCTGTCCAAGATTCACTCGAAGCTTTCATTGTAATTTGTATGTCAGTTCCAGCAATAGCGAGTGTTCCTATAAGTGTGTGCGCGAGTCCTAAAAAACTCTGTGAAGATTTTAAATGTGTTGTTACTGTAACATTGACAGAAATAGAGGAAGAAGTTCTTCCAAATGGCTCAACTTCTACTGTATATATACAATAAGGTGATCCTGCTGTTGATTGTTGCCCACTTAATATTGTTTGGTAAGCCATTTAATCACCTCATTATTTCGTTCTCTTCCAAATGTAAACCGATAGATATGGAGGCATGTTGTTATGTGCTTCATTATCACCCGCTACCCCTGTCAAGCATGATACTGCCCACCACGTGTTTTTACTGCCTACTTCCGGGAAACCAAGTGCCGCTCCTTCATCAGGACCACCACCATTTGGATAATAAATCGGATGGTTATGTTTTGGCATTTCACCTTGAGTTAATTTGTGTGTAGCTTCACCGCCAGTAGACCCTGCGGGATAATCATTATTCATGCCAAGTAGGAACTTCCCCTAAATTTGCTCCCAAGTACCACCAAACAGATTTTTAGGATTAGTGCTGTTTACTGACATATAAATAGAACCAACCGGATATACATTATCAAGAATATAATTAGATCCCAACGTTTGGAAAAACAGTTGATTACTTTGTAGGCTTGATGGTAAACTTGAACCAAAATCTGTTCCGGACGTTAATTTAATACCCTTTGTAGTAATTGCTCCGGTCATCATACCTCCAGAAGTAGGCAAATAACCATTTGCTCCAATATCAGATTTTATTTCTGCCGGTGTGCGGTAGTACACCCACCCTGAATCATCCAATATGGCAATTTTGCTAGGAGTACGGCCGAAATCCGTTGCTTGCGTAGTTTGCAACCACGTTCCGGCGATGTATTGTCCACTAAGATTGCCGGTTAAAATACCGCCTGTCTTGTCAAACTTGTTATCAAGTTCTGCTTTTACGGCTTTGTTTTGTACAGGGTTGGTAGACGTTGAAGATAATGCAGAATCTACCGTAATCTTTGTCGCACCTGTTGCGATTCCATCAAGCTTTTTCTTGTCCGCACTAGACAACAAACCATTAGCAGACTATGTAGCTACTGCTGTACTCGCTTTACTGTCTAATTCCGACTTAATAACCTTATTCTGTACTGGATTTGTAGACGAGTTGGATAATGCAGCATCAATAATTATCTTATTCGCACCCGTAGCAATCCCGTCAAGTTTAGTTTTATCAGATGCGGACATTAGACCACTCGCACTCTCTGTTGCCACAGTAGCAGATACATTAGAAGTACCATCATAAGTTACATTACCAATTTTCAAACTAAAAGTAGGAGTATCAGTAATTATAAATAACTCATTATCAGCGGCATCTGCCATGACATTATCTCGAAAATTATCTGTATTTGCTATATTATAAGGGACTTTATGTATTGTCAGACCCTCTAAATACTTTACTGTCTTCGCCATTAAGAATTACCTCCTTTGCATAAGCACATGGACTTGATTAGAAATGCCCAAAAAGGCTCAGTCTATATCATTCGCTCCCATCAACTCCATGTTACTATCTTTACAGGATAGCGGTCCGCATATGCGGCTGCCGCAATCGCTCGATTAGTATTAGAAATATCAACATAGAAATAAAATCTGTCACTTGGCTCAGCAATAGGCTCATGCATTTTCTTGTCTTGCTGAAGCACATAGCAATACCCCTCTTTGCAACTAATATTACTTAAAGTCTTTGCATTAGTGCCTTTTGCTATTTTAAATAAAGCCATTTATTTCGCCTCCTATATACAAACATTATATAACAAAAAATAGGGAAAGTCAAGCCAAATCGGCAAGACTTTCCCTTAATCTATAATTAACTATAATTATTGCTATAGTAAAAGAATTAATAATTAAAATTAAGACGATATCTTACCTTTTCTTAACTTTCATATATATATAAAAATTAAAGATATCGTCTTAAATTCTTCCGTCCAAAAATTAGAACATATCCTCCCAATTTAAACTATATCCAGTTTCAACTTGAGAAATTAGCGCTCCTAATTTCTGCACTAAAGTAGCCAATTCTGTATTTTCAACATATTCGCTACCTATAGCTTCATTAACACCATATAAAATCTAAGATGTTGAAGGACGGGTATTTAATTGATACAGCACCGTTTCATTTGCGTTATCTAATTGATAGAACATTAAAGCATATTTAACCTTACCGGCAACCTATGAAACAGTACCACTAATAGGCCAATAAAATAAAAGTTCATTTTCTTTTGCAAAACTTTTATTATCATAACCGCTTACAGGATAAATACCGCTTTTTCCAGCCGCATTTTCATATAGCACCAAGCAATTTGCTAATCCCAGATCTGTAGCACCAAAATAGCGGGGAATTTTAAAATAAATATTTTCTGCTCGGTGATCTTTTTCAACACTTAACCATTGGGGAGTCTCAATTAAACGAGATTCTAAATCCACCACATAAATGGGCGGATCTTGTTTCTCCCCCTCGGCGACAGCTACTTTACGGATAGCGCCATCCTGATTATAAATTTGCAATTCCTAATTAGTAAAGTGTCCTTGGGACTAATACTCCGTAGAAATTTTATTTAAAGCGGTATATAAGGCTTTATCTTCCATGATGTAAGCCTCCCTTACTTATTAACCCGAAGTTCCGGGAGCAATATTTAAATATCCAATTTTTTCAAAACTACAAATTTCTTCGTCAACGCCTTCAACATTATTTTTAGATACTTTAACTACAGGATAATAATAACCAAGAGCAATTTCACTAGGATTAAAGCTGATAGTAAATACCCCGTTTTCATTAGGCTTACTTATGCTAGTATTAAGAATAGTTACAATAGCATCTTCAGCTTCCTTCTCTTCTTTACGCCATTCAATCGCATAATTTTCAAATTTGCCGTTAGCCTTTACGGTAATTGTACAAGAAGTAGCTGCTTTAGAAATAAGAAAATTTTGATCGCTTCGAGAATCATCTATACTTACGCCATCAATCGTAATAAACTTAACTGGTTGTGGTTTTTTATAAGCATGGCAAGAACCCAACACTTTAGGCTCAGAAATCGCGCCATTACGAGTTCGAATAACAGAGGCTGTGTATATACCCTCAATATCTAAAAGACCGCAAGTATTTCCTGTCGTTGCAATATCTTTATTATTACCATCATCACCAGCAAAATTCCAGGTATATGTATCTCTATCTTTTTCGGTGGCGCCAGTTACACCCACAGTAAGGGAACCACCATCAACAATTTCTATTTTTCCTGAGAGCATTGTTGAATCATCGCCAAAAGCTGTGGGGCCGGGCACTACAACGCTGCCAATCTTGCAATCATCGTCAGTCCATCCTTCGGGGATATTATGAGCTTGGTCACTAGAACGAGAGAAACCGTACATATTGTTTTGTGCAACACAACGGTATGTACCAGTTATATCACTCATAGTTTCACCCTCTTTACTGCTGGGTAAAGTGTATTCAGAATAACTTTCATAGTAAGGACCGCCATTTGTAAAGGTTTCCTCAGATACATCTGCTAAACGATAAGCCGGAGCTTCGTCAGTGCCTTTGTTTTCATAGATAAGGACATTCTCTTTAAAAGTTTCCAACTTTTTATATACTGGTTTAGCTTCTAGGGTAGTCGTTATTTTATCTTTATCTTTATACCAAGAATAAGTTACAGAACCAGGAGCAATTGCCTGAACATTCAGCACATCGCCCGCGTCTGCGGTACATGTATCGGTTGCTCCTATCCCTTCCTTATATCTAAATAAGAATACAGGAGACACAACCTTCTCAGCGCTATAATCAGCAGCTGGAGAATTAATCATACGACGTAATACTTCATCTTCAACATCTTTTGTAAGATCACCTTGAATATTATCAATTTCAGCCTTAGAAATAGCAAAATCAAGACTAGGATTAACGACTAGCTGACCAATTAGAGTACCAAAGCTGCGTTTATATGAATTGCCCTCTAGCTCAAATAGACGAACTGAGAATTTTATAGAACCGGCCTTCGAGGTAACGTCCTATGTGATAGGCCAACCAATAATGATTTTAGAACTTTTTTCGTCAGTATATTTAATCCATGCTTTAGTAAAATGTTTTTGCTAATTTGCATCAATAAATTCTACAACCGCAGTAATACTGGGAGAACCAAAATCAATATTTTCAAAATATCTATCTATTTCAAAATAAATATATTCAGCATAGTGGTCACCTTGAACACCTACGCCATTTTTAGTAAAGGCTTGCGGAACCGCAATCTTACGGCTATTGCCATCAATGAAGAATTTTTCTTCATCTAAGGGCAATATAATAAGACTTGGATCTTTTAGCGATATCTCATTAAGATGCTAAAAATACTCATCAAGTGTAGAAATAGCAGGCGTTATTACGGTGCCTTGTTTGTCCGTTTTAGGTAAGCCCAAAATTTCATTAACTTTTTCAAACAAGGCTTTATACTTAGTAGTATTTTCAGGAGTAATCTTTGTTATCATATTGCCTTTCCATTCCTTTCATTTAGGATTTTGGGCGATAAAAAATTTTATCGCCCAATTAATATATGAAATTAAATAGTTGTTTTAATCTTTCTTGTCCTTACAAATTAATTTCATACCAATTGTTTACAGCATTTTCTGGTACGGTAATACTTTGAATCGTAGAATTACCATCTTTTGTAAGAACTTTTCCATCTTCAGCTATTAGCTAAACTAAACGAGCTGAATAAGCTCCTTCTATACATATAGGAGAAATTAAAATTCCATTATTACCCACATATTGATACATATATTGTTTACGCACTTTTTATTTCCCCCTTTATATATCAAATTGTTGACAATACAAATTGTACTCGCACCTTCGAAGAATCGCCACCGTTAGCAATACGATATTCATCACCAAAGAATGTCCTTGGAGGTAAGGTTACAGTAGTATTCTCATCTATTACAATTTCAACTGGGGTATTATTGTTCCAAGAAGCAAGAGTCTTGGCATCATCAACATATACATAATACTGTCCGAAAAATTCTCCCGCATTCTAGTTAAATGGAGAACAAAGGTTCTTATTTGTGCTGTTATAGCCTTCCTTATATCCAGTATTGTTTCCCCAGAATAGCTTAATTGAATTAACTATATCTAAGTGAGTGCCTTTTTCTTGCTCGCCAATCTAAAAGCTACAAGTTTCGTTGTTATCACCTTTAAAGAAACTACAGCTGAGATAACCAGCATATTTTAACGTATATGGTATAATAAATACGCTATTAGGTTTCACACGGAAAGCATTATTAAATCCGAGATTATCTACAGCTAAGATATTTGGTGGTAAAGTTGTGTTTTCTAATTTCGCCCCTTGGAAAGCAGAAGCGCCGACAACTTTTAAATTTGTGGCATGATTAAAGTCAAACCACTATAAAGTCGTCCAACGATCTGATACCGCTGAAGAACCTTGACCCACAGCAATCAATGGATGATTTTCACCCTCTAAGAAGAAATGAGTAATTTTTGTTTTGTGCATATTCCTAATCATAATAACAGGTTTTCCATTGTATGTAGTAGGCAAAGTAACCTTACCTGTCAAAGTTTTTCCCTCAGCGGGATAAGCTTCATAACCAGCATACTATTCTTTTTCTAGCTCCGGATATTCCGGGAAAGTTAAGCTGTCATTATATTCAAATTTAAATAAGTCAGTATCTGGCTTATCATAAACACTCTCTTTTAAGAAACAAGCATAAAACACTTTATCTTCTTTTTCTGAGCGTATTTTAGTTAAATCTAGCAAATAACGTGCGGCGGCCGCCTCAGTAGCGGGATAGCAATTAGCTTTATCTTTTACCCACCCAAGGAATCTATGACGCATTGTCAATTCCAAACTACTCTCTATCGGAGATAGAGGTGTAATGTTAGGGGCAGAGAGATAATCTCCAGCCTTCACCGTAGCAGCAGCGACCTCAGTTGTACTATTAAGACCATTATAAGTACAGAACTTAATATTGTAAGTATGGACTTTGAAAATAGCATAGAAAGTATAATCAAACTCTTCTTTATTCAGGATTTTAGCTTTTACATCATTCCACGCTTTATCATCCATAGTGTAGAATCCATGATCATCGGCCGTACCTAACATATTTTTAGTGGCCCCATCTGCGGATAAACACCAACCAACAAAATCGTAATCCAATTTCTTCGGCTTATATTCATCATATGGATTTTTAAACCACTTAGTATCAATATCTGTTGGGGCAATTTTTTGCGTACCCCATTGCTTATAAGTACCATCATCTTCAACTTGTTTAAAAACGCCTGAATATGCTTTATTAACTTTGGCAAAATAAAACTCCATATTAGGATAAACGCCTAATAAAGTATTTCTTACATATCCTTCATCCACTTCTGTGGCATTATTGATATAAACAATACCTTGTAAATCGGTTACTTGATAAGTAGAATTACGAAGTTTTTCAAAGAAATCGGCCAAATTGGTGATTAAATTCTCCGCATCATATTTCGTTAAATAATCTGCATCATATTTATATATTTCTTTATTCTTGATACCTAACTTCCACGCATTTTCATCTACGTAAGAATAAGGAGCAAATCCATAATGACCATCAGGAACAAAGTAATGTGCGGCCTCCGCTTCGAGGTACTCAGATCCCTCATCTAAAAGCTGATATGGACACCAATTAATGCCTCTTAAAGTAATTTGAGCGGCCGTATTTAAATCAATAATCTATTTGGCTAATCTATAGCTATCATAACCCAAAGCCACATTATCAAGAGACAAAGTGTCAATTTGGGTGATCGGAGAATCGCCAAAGAGGGATTCTATATACAGACCCTCGGCGCACATATATTCTCCTGTTTTCTCATCCCTAGTGACAGGATATGTGGTAGTTAATAATTTTGTCAAATTTTTTGCTTCCGTAAGAATTAAAGCCTTCATACTATAAGGCAAATATAAAGTGTGCAGAGCCACACCCGCAGCAAAGTTAACGCCTGTTAAATCAGTTCGCAAAGCTCTGAAACTACGAAGCTTTTCGCTAGCACTTAAATCATAACTAACACCGTTACCATCAGATGTTGCCATAACGCCAGACAAACAAAATTCCTCGAGCAAAGGCATACTATTAAGACTCATTACTCCTGCAGCCTTACGATAGTAGCCCGTAGCAACTCCCTCAGCATTGGGGGCATCAAAGTTATCATTACCAATTAAAAGGCGTGTTAATTTTGGACACTTATTCTAGAAGTTTAATTCCATTAAATACAATTTACTTAAATCGCCTAAATCAGCATATTGAGTACCGCCATAAATATAGAATAAAGCCTATTTTGAATTAGGGACAGTACGGATCTCACTAATTTTACTTTGCGGAAATAGGGCTTTGACTGCGGTATTCTTTGCTTTCTGTGACAAGAAATTTTCAGCATTATTATCAAAACCAATAGAAGTATATATTGTTTTTGAAGGAGTTAAAGTCAGCCAGTATTCAGTATCAAATTCATTTTTCTTTTTAGTTTCAGCTAAATCAGTCCAATACTCCGAATAAACCAATCCTGCGTCTGTTGCCGCCTCGGAAGATTCAACCCAATGGTCAGAAGTATTATCATTCTTGGTAGTGCCGCTGTTAGCCTCAATACGCGCTTTAACAATATCAGTACCTTCCGCACGCTAGAAGGCTCCAGTATACAACCAACTATCAATGAAATTAATTCTATCAGTTAAAAACTACTAGCGCGACAAACCTCTATCACCCTAAAGGGCATAAAAGTAACTTCCATTATCAACAACTGTATTTCCTCCTTGACCCAAGTAACCGCCGCCTGCGGAAATGTTATTATTGGTAATAGTAATATATTTATAATATTCATCTAAATTGATTGCTATTAAAGGACGCTAACCTTTCATCGCAAGGAATGGACGTTTTTCTCCCCCACGGGTTCTAGCCCGGCCACATTCCTCATAATCGGCCAAATACCATTTTTCTATATGTTCTATAGAAGATAAGGGAGGATTTGTCAATCGTGTAAAAGTACCAATGCCACTAGTATATCCACGCAGCTAACGGTATTTGTTTCTTATATAACTGTCTTTATAGCAAGTAAAGAAGTTATTCCACAAAACACTCGCATTGGTAGAAAAGTGACCGTCTTCAGTGGCATCTATGTCATAAGTAAAAGATGGAATACCCGTATTATTAATGCCCAATTGAGTATCAATATCATAGAAGATGGGATACCAGATATAATCTCCATTTTCTTTTAGCGGCCCCCAAGAAGCCATCATACAGTTTTTGCCACGTGAGTCATAACATTCAAAGACTTCTGTCATTACAAAGTAGGTGGCGACATAATCAATATCGAAATGTAGAGGAAGCTCTTCCATGAACTTCCCAAGACGGTACTCTTTCGTATCATACTCATAAGTTTTTCCGCCATAAGTCTCCGGCGGTATGAGTTTTAACTCGGCCTATTTTACTTTGTACTTACTTTCAATGGCCGACCAGTCTGCGGCGGTCACCTCTGCATCGCTCGGGACGAGGTCTGTGCAAGTACTATAAACCCAAGCGCAAGCTTTTTCCCAGTGCTACATTACATCAATAGCCCATTTAATGGCCGGTTCTTTATTACTAGATGATAATTCAGGAATATTTAAATCTTTAGCCATCTCATCCAATTCAGCACTCGATTGATTAAGATTATAAACTATATCTAAGTAATCGCCATATTTATTATATCTATATTCAAAACTATCTGCTACACGAGGGCCACCACCTGTGCCGCGCGCATCAGTAGTAAAGCTTAATTTTCTACGTCCCTCCAAATCGCGGAAAGAACAATAAGCACCTTGGTTATCACTGAATTCCCAGCATTCTGCGATATCAGGAAGCTCTTTATAATCAAGGAATTTCTGATATTTATTATCAATAGAAAATCCGTATGCTTCATCTGAGCCTTTATCAAGGATCATATTATAACGACCGATATATTTAATAGCACCAGTATCCGAACGTTTATGGAAAGCTAATACAGGGAATCCCTAAACCGAAGTACGATAATCTTGTATATTTTCAATTATGCCTGGCTTATAGGTAGTCACCATCGTATACCATTTAACTTCATCTGTACCATTCTTTAATCCTAATTCCTACGATGATTTAATAAAATCTTCAGGACCAGATAAAGTTGCCTCTTTATAATTACCTTTACTATTTTTATAATAATACTAAACCCCTTCTTGATACTCACTAGCTTCAGTCGTCTAACTATCAGCATCCTAAATCGCGCCTGCGGCCACATAGTCATCTAAAGGATGTTTAGTATAAGCGTTAGCTACAAGATTCGCAAAACCAACATTATAACTGCCAGAAGATTCCATGAAGTCAATTTTCATTGTGAATTTTGTCGTACCCACAGTGTAGTTATCAAAATAAAACCAATCTAGCTACTTTTCTTTTCCAGTAAATGGTCCTTCATTCATATACATATGAACATATTTCTTTTCACCGCTGGCATCAGCAACCTTAGTTTTAACCTTATAATTTCTACGAGGATAAAATTCAGAAGAAGTACCTTGGACTTTCATTTCTACATTTTCACCATGCCAACTTGGGCAATGATGTAAATAGTAATATTCTACTGCACTCATTCCATACTGCTCTTGGCACGCCTCATCTGTTAGCCCATCTTTAGCAGCATAATCACTTAATTTACCAGTCATATAAGCACGATCGAGAGCTACATTATGGAACTCCATATTCGCTTTTATTACATTAGCTTTACTATATGGTAGCAAATTAGTCTTTTCATCCGAACCCGTAGTAGTCCAAACAACATAAGGCATAAGCTCATTATCAGGATGAGTCTTATTATACTCTAGCATGGCTTCATAATCAAACTGGTATTCATTTAAATTAGAATTCCATTTGGCCAAATTAGTTTGGTCGTAAATATCTATATCCTTTTGGTCAGCCGCAAGATTCAAATCTATATAGTTAATAGGTAGATTAGTATTATAAATACGCATCTTATATAAATTGAAATCGCAGCTGTTACTATTAAATTTGATAGCATTTTGCCTAATAGTAAAACTTCCACCTGTGCCATCAATAGTATTCCTTACAACACCGGTTAAAATACCATTAATATAGATTGATAATAGTTTATTACTATATGAATAAACCAGCGCAAGATGAATCATCTTATCCTCTACATAATCTACATTAACCGTATTAAGTCCCGAAGTAAAGAAAGCGTCTTGGGGTCCGACGCAGAATCCACGGCCGGTATGTGAAGAAGTCCCGTCATAGAAAGAACAAATAGCAGCATCTGTGTTAATTACCTTTTCGGTATGATCTATCTTTTCGCAGAATTTATCAGCATCGGCACCAAGCACCGCGCGCAGATAGTCATCGTAGTTTGTGTAGCCACCAGTATTATTCATCTATGCCTTAAAAGCTTCCCATTTTTCCGCATCATTCGGATAACGAGTATAAGTAGTAATCAAATTATTGTAGGTCTTTACATTAGAAATCTTAAATTGCATTTCTACTGTCCATGAGCTTTGCCCATTAATGTCAGTGCCTACAACCATTGGATCAAATCCTATTTCAAAAGAAGCTCCATTACTAATGCGTAAGCAAGTCTAATTGTCTTCGTCTTGAACCCAGCCGTTATTATGCCAGTTAAATCCAGAGAATGTACCAACATATTTAGAATATTTTTCTATAGGGTTAATCCATTTGCGGCGGTTGGTTAAAGATTCCTGATTCGAGCGACCTGTGGCGTCAAAATTCAAGACTAAATTATCTTGAAGAGCGAGTTTTAACTTGTCTGTTTCTTCAACACTAAAGTTAATCTCATATCTGACATTTCGTCCCTCTTCGCCGCATGATAAAGCATAATTATTACTATTACCAATTTCAGCATTCGTAATTTCCCAAATACTAAATGATGGTGACGCTTCATCGCGTGTGATACTCAGGGTGCTATCTTCCTCAGTATTATTATAATAGGTATTGCCTTTATATAATACAACTTTAGCGGTGCTAGATTGAGGGTCATATACTTGGAATGGAATCTTAATTATTTCATAATCATAATAAAGATCCTTGTAACCATTCGTCCAAATAATAGGAGTTGTATCATTACCCTTAACAGCAATTTCATATGATAAAGAGCCAGCTTTTAAACCGACCTGACCACTTCTAGACTGATATAACTCAATTAAAACATCGTGTTTACCATGCTTCGCAAGATCTGATGGAACCTAATATTGCTATAAGTTAGCTGAAGTGGCAGTAAGCACCTTGGTCTCAATTAAATCTCCATCCCAATAAAAACGTAAAATTTTATCTGTATTACCTACAGCATTGCACTAAAGAATAACATTCTAAGAGTCGAATAACGTCACATTAGAAAAACTCTCAGCTGGTTCTAGGGATAAACTAGCCGTGGTAAAAACTTGCTCTCTCGTAATTGATTGTCCACTGTTAGTACCACGCACATAAATACTGAACTTAACAGTAGAATTCTCGCGCATCAGTGATCCAATTTCAAGTTTCGCGGTGTCACCACTCTTCATATCAAATGAGGTGGTGTAATAAGTTACGTAACCAGTCGCAGTTTTTTCAGATAAAGACCAATGAGCCGTAATTGTTTCATCTAAAACATTACCTTCTTTATCTTGCGCGGCAGAAGCCGTGGCAGTGACAGTATAGGTTTGTCCATTAATAAGGCTCGTTGTCGAACCCGTATTAACTAATAGCGAAATAGACTTCGCTAATGAGCTACCGCCATCTCCGCTTCCCGCAACGGTTAATTTTAAAACCATATATATCTTTTGGCTTTCTACTTCTGCTACCTCGGTCACTCGATAAAAACAACCATCTTTAAGATTTAAAATTAAATCGTCTACAGAAGGCCCAACAAAAGTTAAAGCATCATTATAGTTATCAAATTCTTCAGGAGAGAAACTAGTAATCTCTACTGAGGCATCTTTATTGGCGTAAAAGATACCAGAATTACCGCCCATAGGAATCAGCTTTTCGCCATTGTCATAATAAATTTTGCGAGTATCAATAGCAAAATAAACTTTTCCCTCAACGCGCGCGCTAGCACTAATTACATTATAGTAACCTCTTACTGGCTAAAAACGTGTTGCCATTTCCGTTATCTCCTTTCTATGAAATAATAAAAAGGGAAGAAGATAATTCTATTATCTCCTTCCCATAAAATTCTCTTCATAGAGATTTAATTTTTATTTTAATATATTTAAAGGCTATTGCCCAAAATCTTTAAAATCAGAAAGAACCCCATACTAAATCAACAGAAACTGCATCTTCAGCTGCTTTAAAGGTAAGTGAACCAGACTTTACCTTAACGGATTTAGGCTGAGCCGTGCCAACTTTACCAGCTAAGGAAGAATTAACTGATAAAGTATCGCCAGTTTCAGAGACATTCGTCGAAACATTATAGGTTAATTGATCTGTATTTAAAATAATAGTCTGATTTTTAAAGCCCTTTACACGACCATAATCATCAACAATAGCCTCAGCTACTGTAAAATTCTATGTAGCTTCACCAGAAAGCGGGGAATAAGATATCTTACTACCGGTAATAGGTTTTTCTTGTGTCATTGTAGACAACTTTAGATCAACAATGGGCTTATCCGCATTTTTATTGCTTAATGAAACGACAAGACTATTATCACTAGTCGTAAATTGCAGGCTACCTGTTACAACCTCACTACTATTCTTTAAAGAAACTGTCCTACTCGTAGCATCTGAGCCAAAAACGTAAGTAGTATCTTTGTCGGCTGGAAGCTCAATAGTCATTGCTGTACCCAGCCCAGTAATATGACCATGTTTATCATAATTAATTGTCGGTATAGTAAATTTACGATCAACTAATTTTGTGCCCGAAGCAGACCCGGCGGTAATGCTATTTGTATGGCCGATACTTAATCCACTATCATTTTTAACGCTAATACCATCAACGCCCTTGACCATAACTGTGCCTGCAGTCTTGTTATTAACTTCATTATTTAGCTGAATCGTGGTGCCATTGAGTGACATATTATAGGTGGTATCAATGTCGTCACCAGAAGGAATAACTTCCCACTTAGCTATATCGCCCGCAGTACCGGCAGCGACGTCAGCACCATTGTAAATAATTAAATCACCAGTGTTAACACTAATAGCGCTACTACTAGAACCTATAGTAAAGCTCTCGGCCGCTTTATAAGTGTCACCCTTCTGAGGGCCTGTAATTTGACCAAACGCGCTCTTAGTCACTGTGCCGCAATAAGTCATGGCATTCATTTCAGACTTAGCCGCTGTAATTAATGTATCAACTTTGTCAGATGAATAAAATGCACCAAGATCTCCTTGATTGTAAACAGTCTTCTCAGCGCCGTCAACAGTAATTTTATGATATAAGTCCTGACCCGAGACAACTGGAGTCTCTACAGTCGTATTCTCATCTTTAATTGTAACTGTTATTTTGCCACTATTATCCGCACTAACGGCACTAACTTTTGTATCTTTGTCCCTGGGTAAAGTAATATTTTTTGTACCAACAGCAGTAACGTGACCATACTCATCCACCGATGCGGTAGGCATTAATAATGTTACATTACCAGAATCATCTGCTGTCGCATCAGCTGGAATATAAAACGCCTTTGATGTTAAAGTTGTCGCATGAGCCAACTTGATAGAGCCATTTTTCCCGATAGTATTACTTGCAGCTATTAAAGCATTACCATCAACCTCAACAGCAAAACTACTCTCTGTCGTTCCATTTTGGTCTTGCAGAGAGGCCTTTGCTCCAGTGGTATTGGTAGTAGTGTTTAATGAATAAGTTGTATCGACGCCAGAAATTGTAATCTTATTACTACCATCAGCAGAAACTGATACACTACCTCCGCCAGCAAGCTCAACCTTTGCAGCCGCATTGGCACCAACGCCGTTATTCTTTAAATAGACTTGACTATTATTCTTTTCAACTTCCATACCTACATTGGTATCGGTAGTAATCTAGCCCAAATCAGTAGCTGAAATTACAATTTGCCCGCTAACATCAGGAGTTACAGGACTTTCATTATTTCCTTTTAAATCTTTTTGAGCCTGTTGAATTTTAATGTCATAAACAAGCTGTTTATTGCCCTATTCGTCAGTCTTAATATCTTTATTCTTTGCCACATTGATACTTTTAACATATGTATCATGGTCATCATTATGGTCGGGGTTAATCTGCACCCATTTGCCATTAGAATAAGTACAAAGAATATTCTCCGCCTATGCATAATAGAATTGACCCTCAGTGCACAAGCCGGGAGCATAGCTAGAGCTAGACTTATTAGAAAGGGCCTCAATCGCCGCCCAATTGCGATAAGAAATTACGCTTTGGCTAACTAAATCGGCTGTATTATTACCTGTACCTACATATAAACGATGGCTATCGGTTGTCAAATAAAAACAACCATCTTGATAAGCTGTAAGATTATTAAAGCCGCTTTGAGTGCCGCGCTTAAACATTACATTTGCCATTCAATCTTCCTCCTTTATTCTTATGCCATGTCTGACCATTTCATGCGGCCATCCAAATCATTTAAAATAGAAACAATTGTATCTCCCTCTACATAACGAGTAAACTTTGTAATGTCACCCACAGTGTCCTATAAACCAGTCACATTGGTTTCAATATTAGTAACACGCTGAATAAGAGCTTGAGTGCCTGTCTTATCTTCAGCAATCCAATCAGCAATTTCCCTCAAAGTATCAAGAGCTGCCGGAGCGTCTTTAACTAAATTATCATACTTAGTTTCTATGCTGCCGACTCGAGTTTCTAAGCCGTCAATTTTGCCCAAAGTAGTAAGTTGTTCATCAGAAAGTGGGGTGGCCCAAACGCCATCGCCACGCAAGTACTTGTCTTGCGCTCCTGCGGCAGGCGCCGGCACGAGTCCAGAAGTACCAGCCACGTCAACAGTAGCTCCGGTCATAACCTCTACCTATATTTCCGCAGGAGTCTTATTTACCCACTTCTTAGTCGAAGCATCATAGGCGAGTATTTGTTTATCTTGAATATTGCTAATTAAAACATTGGCCAAGTCATTGATATCCGTGACGGTAGTAGCAGAACCATTACCGCCTCCAATCAATTTATCACCCAAATATAAGGAGCCTTTAGTCTGATCTTCAGAATCATAGATAAAATACAGCGTATCATTATCTTTTGTTATGATTTTATCAAAAGCAATCTTAGTACCGCGTAAAAACTTCACATAACCCGGTAATGCATTCGGCATTTAACATCTCTCCTTTCAAAAAATATGAAAATGTGAGTGAGCAAATTTTTTGCTTTTGCCCACTCACAAACTTCTTGCTTATTTAATTCTTAGCATCTATACCCAATATATTATGATAGCTTTTATATAACCAACCATCATTCTATTTAATATACGGAGTACAACGTGTTAAAGAAATACCAGAATCGGTGTCTTTAACATATATATAATACTGGCCAATTTTGCCATCAGCTTCTTTAATATACACAAATCCATTAGTATCACCAGCTTTAAGCGTAATTACGCTTTGATCACCGTTAATATAATTATTACATAAGATTTCAGCCTCTTGCGTAAACAAGTCTTTTAAAGACATGTAAGATTTGCCATTAAACTCCCAGCCAGTAAAACTTTTTAATAAATCAGCAATATTATCATAATTACTATTGCTGATTTCTAACCAGTTTGCGCCAGACCGATAAAAAATATACGGCGTCTAGTTGACCCAATAGACTCTTAGCGGAACATTTATATTAACTCCACCTATAGTTTCAGAATTACTAAGATTATATCCCTGATTAAAATGTAATATAATATTTTCTGAGTCAAAAGCAGGAATGGTTAATACTACACCATATTCATTTGAAGGTGGTATTGAAGGAAGCTAATTAAAGTTGCAAGTACCGCCCTAATTTAGTTGTCTCCATTTACTAACTGAAATATAACGTAATCCAGTAGCTATAGGCAGGGGAGAAGAAGTCTCCTCACCACTTGCAAAATAAGAGCCGCATGAGCTGAGCGTCTTAAGAAATTGAGTTACATTATAAGAACTTTGCAATTCAGAAGAATTCTTCATCTAGAATTTTAATTCACTCTCATTAACTATACCTATTAGCAGCCTTTCACCTTTTGGCATAAAACAATTCCTAATAGTATCATAGCTGCTACTGACTAACCAACGTTTCATTATCCCATTAACTTGCCCGTATAGCGCACCATCATTAAGCGCCCAATCGAATGTTTTTATATTAATTTTGTATACAGGAAAAGTAAGTCGAACGGCGCGTGGGTGTTGTTCATCAGCTAACAAAGAGGCGGCCGATGGCATTGCTTTATAGAGCATATGGCTACCTTCAATGGTGGCATCACGAAACTCTGTAAAACCATAATAGTCTCTTAATTCCTCCCAAGAGTACTTAGCATTGGTTTTAAACAAATCAAGCGCAGTATCACCCATAAAAGTAATTGGAACTTCATAATATGTTGAATCACTAGAATAGAGTTTCCCTTCGGTACCTCGCCCCACAAAATGGTAGTAATATGCCTACTAAACTCCGGGCCTTCCTAATTTATAACTGTTATCTCCAGAGGCTATACGACTTTTCAAGCTACCTCCTAGCATATGCCATTTGTTATTTTGCATAACATATGGAATAGATTTTCCTCCTATATTTGGATTATCAATCCAAAAACCTACTCCATAACTATCAGAATCACCAACATTCTTACTCGGCACTTCTAAAGCATACTAAGTATTATTTAATAAATAATAATTTTTTAATATATCATTATTTCCAAGATCAAGGGCTGGTCCACCTACAGGATATAAATTTAAACCATCCCAGATTGAATAAGTGTCGCCTTCAAAGTAATATTTCTAACCAGACATATCACGCTTTTTACCAGTTAAATCCACAGGCGTCGTACACCAACCATAAACCATATAATTATAATTATTAATCAAGGTCGATTCTAGCCCCTAGCTATCAAGTTTCTATTGTCCCGGAGAAACATCCTATAAATTGCCCGAATAATTATTATCAAACCAATGGTATCTAATGCCATACGTAATTACATCTGCTTCAACTGTCACAGATGGATATCCAACAACTTTGAAATTATATTCAAAAGTACTCGCAAGATTAGAACTAAAAAAAACTATATAATAAGTTTTTCCGCCCTCTAAAGACAAATTATTAAAATTGTAAGTTAAACTACTTGCAGAAGGCCAAGTTTCAACTGCACCGGATTTTCTTTCATCACTTTGCTATTTAGCAGAATTTACCCAACCTGTAGGGGTATCATTTCCCTCTGGAAAACCATCACGATCTATAATGCAAGCCTCATTGGAATTATTATTACCAGCCATCCCTTGTCCATAGACAGTAAGTGATATAGAAGTTATTTTCTAAACTGCTTGTCCATTAATAACACTTGGAAGCTATAAACGCATAAGCCATACAAAATTGCCATTACGATTATGCCCATAGTAGCCGGAGTATCCGCCACTCTAATAAGACTTAAAATAACCCCACGTATTATAACCAGAGGTTCCACACCAGTGATCGTAATTAAAACTTGACATTAAAGGGAAGTTATCATAAGTTATTTTTTCTCCCATAACTTATACGCCCCCCTTAACTTTCCGCCACTTTCACAAAGAAAATAGTGTTTGCTGGTAAATTACTATATTTAGAGGCCTATATTGTAATATCGCCAGGAGCACCACCTGTAATATCGCTGGAAGATAAAATATAAGGCACACCTTCTTGAGATACAAGACGTTTTACTTCATTATACCGAACAGCATCTTGATCAACTCTTGGAGACTACCCTACCCTCAGACTGGTTGCTGTAGTATTAGTCATACTGATACCTTGGTTTGTATTCAAAAGAATATGCTCAAGACCGCCATGCAAAAGGAGAGAACTTGCGCCTTCTGCATCATGACTGCCCATCAAAAAAACATCTGTGTCTGCCCACGCAATTGAAGCAGCACTTATCATCGTACCACCAGTAAGAGGCAGAAAATCATCGCTAATCTTTCTTGAACCGGGGTCTTCTGTTATCTTAAGATAATTTAATGCCCAAGCCGTTTTCCCAGCATCACTCAAAGCTTTCCAATCAAGATTACCTAATACACCAATTACGCCATCTGCTTCAAGTGTGCGGCCGCCAGCTGTGATGTTGCCAGCAAGGGCATTTGCGCTCTGTACTATCTAAGCGCGGTTTGTCTGACCGTACATTAAATTATTCATGGATGCAACAGTCTCACCTAGTACTGGAAGATTAATCTCAACATCATGCTCTATTGGAGCTCCGACCTTTGTATAGTCACGAGTGCCAGCCGCTGAAATACTAATCGTATTATTAGTAGAGGTTGGAATATAGCCCTTAAATTTATTATTATTAACATCAAAAAGCTCTTTATTGATATTGACTGTTGCCGCGCGGAATGTCGGGGTAACAGCGTCTAATATAGCCACTTGTTCATAATCGACGCCTTCGCTGGTTGCAACTTTGCGGAATACTTTATTAATTGTCAAAGAATTGCCGCTAACATCTACTGTTCTACTAAGAACATAACGCCCAATTAATACTCCATCTTCCTCGGCATGCGATTTCCGTGAATTCTCCATAGATAGCTCATCATTATCATAAGTCTTATCGAAAAAATATAAGCTGCTTATATCATTGGGGATAATTTGATTACCGTATATATTACTCATGCAACTGAACCCCCTGTCTCATAAATTACATCTATAATTAAATATGCTGTACTACTGTCACCTTCAAAATAACGCAGCAAGGTATTCTCAATTAAATCTATTTTGCCCACAATTGAACCAGATGCCTCAACATCTAATTCAAATATACCGGAGGGGCCAATTATAATATTGGATAATGGAGAATCATTTATAGAAAACTCTACTCCAGGTATAGTCTATATCCCAATTCGTTTAATGCCAGAAGTTGGCATATCTAAAAAATTAATAGATTTAATAGCTCCATTTTCCCAAACAAAAGAAATATTATCACTATTTCTTGTGCCGCTAGTACCAGTCACTGTTGCTGTATCAGAGCTGGGAATTTGCATTAATCTATATTGTTTAACTGCTAATGACATACCTCTTCCTCCTTTAATAAATATTATCTATAACATTCGTGGCAGTAATAGACATTGTACCATTATAAGTAAGAGGAATAGTTAATTTAGAAACTAAATACTCTCCATTTATGCCACGAGTAGAATCAACAACCTAAATTTTAGTATTTACATCTAAATAATAAATGGGAACAGAAGTAAATGTTGCTGACTCCGTAACAAAAACTGATTCATTTAACATAGCAGTGAGAACTTCTTTCGCGCTCTTTCCAGTAGAAGCAATAGTAAAATAATCCTACATACTCCTATTAATTGTCAAATATGTATAACCTGTCATTGTCCTATCAAGTAATTCATCAGGGAATACGAAAAGAACGTTCGGAGCCTCCTCATAATATATAGATTTTACTGCTAAGTCATTAACAGCTTTTGGCCTATCGCCCATATTTTGAACAGAAAAACGAGCCAATTCTCCAGAATCACAAAAATCAAGCCAAAAATTGATAGCTGTAGGATTATCCTTTACATCAATATGCCACTAACCCTCAGAGGTAGATTTTTCAACATTCTTATAATAATGCTAATTGGCATCATAACCCTCTTCGGAAGAAAGATGATAATATTCTCCGTTCTTGGCCACATATAGTTCATTTTTCATCAAGGCAAAACTTTTTTCTGTAACCGACGCTTGCTACATAATCCACTAATTTTTAGGCTTATATATCTAACGCCAAAAAGCCTACATGTCAGAATATAACATCTCATAGCCGGTGTAACCAGTTGGGTAGTACACAGGATTTGCGGCGCCCACTCTGTAGAGAAAATTATCGTCAGTATTATATTCATAATAATCGAGCGCCATTTGATATATTAATTCACGCCAATCTACTGGATCCTTACCCTCTACATAATAAGTCTAACCATCACGAATAGACGTATATTCAACAGGTTTCTCAGAAATTAAAAAACGATAATGTACCGGAAGAGATTTTCCGTCAACGGCATCTCTAGTTCCCCATACTGAGAAATCATTCTTTAACTTTGTAATTTGTGGCGTAATGGACATTTGAGTAAATAACTCACTATTTTGAAAATTATACGAGGTTAACTCATCCATTAAAGCATGATTAAAAATTACACCGTCTTTTAATTTTTCAGTACCATCATGTAATGTTTTTAAATATTCATGAGTGGAAACTAAGCCCGTAGAAGAAGTCTAAATAATAGAGCGTTTTTTCTAAAACACAAAATGGCCATCAAGATCATAAAAATACTCAAAGTTACCAAATATCTTAGTAATATTGTCAAGTACTCCCGTAATCGCAGAACCAACTGCCGCCGTTAACTCACCAGGGTAAGTTAATAATGTCTAATGATAACCAACTAAACTGCCATAATCAAATTTTAACAAGTACCCATATTCTTTATTGTCATTATGCGCATTGGGCAAACTAATAAGAGAAAAACCTGCATTATCAATTAATTCAGAGTCTACACTTAGAGTATTTAATGAGGCAAATTTAAAAGAGTCATCAGATAACAAAGTATATAAAGGTACTGATTTATAATCTCCTTGCTCTTCATCAATAATTCTATGAATGATAGTTTCATCATCGAGAATTAACTATTCAATTTCATGTGTCGCTTTAGACATAACCATAAATAGAGTCTAGTCACCACGATACTCCCATAGCTCAACGCCATACTACTCAATGTCATTGATTAAAATATTATTATATGGTTCATTACCATAGACATGGACCAGCTCTCGAATTATATCACCAATCCATATCTTTTCTTTATTAGAAACTACAATTCGTTTATAATAAGAGCGAGATTCCATAAAAATATTTTCGGTATCTAATTTATATTCGCCACTGTCTTTATCTAAATAATAATATTTTCCGGCGCGATATAAAGTGGCGTCTAATTGAGGCTATTCTTCATATTCATAAGAAATATTTTCCACTTGCCCAAAATCAGTAGACAAAGCAGTTAGTGTGCCGCCAATATCGCCATTTAATAGACACATCTTATCCTTGCCTTGTAAATTTATAGTATACCCCGAAGCAGAAATAGAAGATGAATAACTGGTACATACAAAAATACCTTGTTTAAACCATATTATGCGCGGCCGAGTGCTGTAAAGAGAGGCGGGATTGCCGTAAAAAGGATTCTCAAGCCCCACCTCAAAAGAGAATTTGCTGTGAAGTCCCCAACTATATGCCGAAGTATCAATGACTGATGCCACCATAGAGAAAGAACAAGAGCGTCGAACCGCCGAGGCTCCATCAACATTAATGGAGCCTGACGTAATCTTACCCTCAATAGCCTCTATGGGCGATTCATCAAAGTTTAAAAGAGTTACCCGAGCATAGACAGTACGAGCCTTTGTATTATCCAAAGCATATAAAAAATCATAATCATTCATTAATTTTTCCGCCTCTCTTCTACTGCCTTAAAATATGCATTCTTAGCATAATTATATTTACGTTCAAGGACAATCTTATTAACATACCAATCTAAATAACTATCAGACGTAGCTTTGCGGCTGATGGGTTCATCGCGGCTCGCTAGCAAGCTTTCTTGCGCCGACTAGTAGGCCTGCCGCAAATTCATTAACTCTGTATCCGATTTATTCATTTCGTCCACAAAACTATTCTCAGCTGTTTCATAACCAGCTTCCATATATACTGCGGCACCAATTGAAACAGCGCTGATTTGTAAGTCTCCGCCGGAAATCTCTATGGGATGTTGCGGCGCAACAGAGAACTTCTGCACGCTACCATCACCATATGTGATTACTACATCGTACAAAGGATCATTTTTAAAATAATCAATGGGCAATAAAAACGAATTTTTCTCCGACCAACGATGAAAAGTATAATCATTAGAATTCGTTAGTTTATAAAAATATCCCAAATCAAAAACCTACATCTTAGCTTCTGATCCCGTTCGTGGAATATACCAAGGCAAATTATCACTTGTAAAATAATAAATCGGCAAACGAGAAATATAAGGGAAGGATTCAAAATTTGTATATTCCTAATTACCGTCTGAATATGCAATAATGGGCCGTTGAATATTATTACGTGTCTGTAACCAATATCTGCTGTCAGAGAAAATTAAATCTGCCCTATCAGCGGAAGATATTTTAATATGCTCAATTGGGCGTGGTAAGAAACGTAAATACCGGATAGCAGAAATATACTATTTTTTATTAATATTAGTGGCTGAATCCCCATTTAATCCCGGAGAAAGAATCAACGGAGCATAAGTATCTACAATGTTTTGGTGACCAATTACTGTATCTATGGGCAATTGCTGCACTGTCGCTTCTGTAATTTCATCAAAATCAGACGCTGTATAAGATTCATAAGCCACGGTAATAACACCGCTAATCGGGGCCGAGCCGTCTGTAGGAAGCTTAATAGATGAGAATGAAGAACCGAAAGGTATCTCATACATACCCGTTGCCCCAATCATAATCTTTTCATCGTCTATAAGCACAGTAGAACCGGCCGACGCATGATCTATAGAAATACTCAAAATAGCACTACCTAATTCAATAAAGAGATTTTTATCTTTTTGAGTATCAGGAGTTATGTTAACTGAAGTATAAGAAACTACTTTATCTACAGTCTCACTGTCCCCTGAAATAATCCCATAAAAAAGAAAAGTATCATAATCACATTCACCGATCTCATAAGCCGTGCAAGAGAACGTGTGTAACATCCGGCCCAAAGTGTCCTCTGGAGTCAAAGAAGTATTCATTAGACGAACTAAATAATTACCCTCAGTAGGCGAGCGGAAAAGTTTCGGCTTACCATCCGTTAAGAAATCTAAGACCTCCATCTTAAATTGCCGCTCGGCATAAATATTTTCATCGGATAAGTCCGTTAATGAATATGGACTGGCCGCGCGACGGCTCGGCGTGGAATCACGTTTAGACGCAGGTTCAAAAGGTTCTAAATCGAAGCACCTATTCTCTAACCGAGAAATTAAACCAGAAATAGGGAACTCTTTATATGAGACAAAACCATTGCGGAAGATAAAAGGAAACTTGCCGCCAATAGTATCAGTCTTAGTTTCCAATACGTCTTTCTTAAAAGAGGACACCTTCGGGTTATAACGAATCCTTAATTGCCGCTCTCCATCATAGAGAAAGGCATCCTCAAAACTGGCGGATATTTTTGTCGGTCTATTCTGCGCGGCGGCTTGCTCTGCGGCGTTCGTCGGCACCGGCCCCAATTTTGCCAATACAGGCAACGAATAAACCCCTGCATTATTAATACGTTCAATCATATATTCATACTCGATGCCATGCTCTATAGTGTAATCATTATAGGGATTATTATCAGACAAGTCATAAGCTAAATTAATTTTCTTTAATTTTTCTTTTATCTAGACTCCGTCTTTTTCATAAGTCCGTGATAATAAATAAGTGCCAACACGGTCAACATCGCTATTACTATTATCTAGCTCTAAGGCAATATATCCGTAATCTGGATGTGGCGTAGCGTAAAATTGAATACCATTAAGCGGTACCATAGCACGTCTAATTATATTATATACTGGCGAAGTAAGGGTCATATTATTCGTCGTTTTCACAACATACTAAACCGTATACAGTTTATCTTTATTCATCTAAATTTTCGTAGAAAATAAATCAGAACTGCGAATAAATTGTCCGATAGTCGTTGAAGAAACTGTATCTGAATTACTATTGTGTATACTATCAGTTACAAAATCCACTACTTTACCATTCTCGTCACGTAAATAGAAACTGTAATATTTTACGCGCTCTGTTGGATCTGACGAAGAATATTCGCCTACATAATCTGTCTGCTGAGCGGCGGTGCTATAAGACTTCAATCCCTGAATCTCCACCGTCGGAACTGAGGTATATTTCACTATAGCTGCTGTTGAGAAGTATCCAACAATTGGATATAATTCACTCGTACTAATTAAAGTTTCTTGCCTACAAACCTCAATTGCACGCGTCATTTTATTAATAATTAAAGCCTAAATATTATTAAATCCTTCTAAAGTTGTAGGATCGTACTTTTGCGGATAAGAAACATGCTAATTATAATATTCCTTGCCTCGTATTACCACTTCATTATTATCACAATCTTTAAAAATATCTAATTCGACTCGATTATTATATAAATTACCTTTAGACAATACCTCAAATATAGAACGATATGCATTTGCCTCAAGATTCGCTTGATTAACCGTTTCTATATCAATAGAAGTAAGACTCGATTTTAAAGCCGCATAACGAGAGGCGAAATTTTCATCTGTAACCTCATTTAAATATGCATCCACTGCATTTTTGACTTTAGCTTTTTGCTTTTCTACTGAATTAGGATCTAAGTTTACTTGAGCAGCATTTTTTAACTGAGTCACAATATTTTGCTAAAGTTGTTGCAAACAAACTTGCGTCCAATAAAGCGACCAATCATTATCGTTAGAAACACTATATTGCCGCAATAAAACTTCATCGGCATCTAAATAAAATTTTATATAATTCTATAAAGCCTAACGATATAAACTATTTAATGCCTATACAGATTCTATAACTGTATTTGGGGTCGGAGCTAAATCCTTAACTTTCTATAATAAGACTTCTTGCTCAGTTACCGCCATTCTTTCAGATGAATACCCCTGCGGCAAATAAGCTATCTACAATTTATAATATTGTCCCACATTTAATTTATTCACTTGCTCCTGTGGCAAAGTAAATTTTACACTTTGTTTTTCTATATTAAAATTACTAGATATGATATTATTAATAAGAGCCGAATTGCTAGTAAGACTCTTAATCTATAACATAAACCCCTCAATTTGATCTCTACTAACCGTGCTATTCATAGAAAATGGGACTTCAATTGAAGTCCCATAAAAAGCTGGAATAGTATTTTCCAAATTGGGAGGATATAATCTTGTTGCCATTAATTATTCCTCCTTTTGGGACACTCCTAAAGTAGTGGCTGTTATACCTGCTGAATTAAGAGCTACTGCAATTGTATTCAATGCCCTTAAACAATCAGCCATGATTAAAGTATCATCGCCTTTTGTCATAATTGTCATTAAGCCATTAATAATCTGTTTTAAATCTATTCCATCTGGCATGTTTACCTTTTTCTCCTTTTCTCATAATTTTATTCAGTATGCCACCCACTAGCATTTAAAGTTGCTGTATGTTTTACATTGCTAAAGCTATCTTCATAGATAAAGGAAATACCACCCGAGGAACATACAATACAATTGTGAATATAAGTAGTATCGTATTGGTTCCAACTTACATATCCTAAACGGGCACCATAATCAGTTAATAATACATAGCCACCATAACTTCCCTTAACTCTGCTATCTATATCTGTTAACTATAAATTAGCTGAACTCATACCAACACCGTAACTCTCTTTCTTATTATTACCGTCTGAATATGAGCCATGAGCATAACCTAACATGCCACGCTAAACGTACTCTCCCTTATCATTCTTTTCGAAGGCCTTAAAAGTGCCTTTTAATTGAATAAGATTCGCGTCTATCGCGCCTGCAGTAATACCATTAGCATTGATTCCGAGTTTGCCATTTTCATAATATAAACCAGGGCTTTTATTTGATACCGCCTCTGCTATCTGCTCATCTGACATTTTTAAAGATTCGGCATCCGGTATAGTGGGCTTATTGGTCAAATTATTATAATCAATTCCAGTGATACTGCCATTTAACTAAATACTATTACTACCAATAATTACGCTTGCTTGTCCCCCAGAAGATAAACTAATACCTTTTCCATCAATATGAACTTTATTATTTTTTCCATCTGATAAAGAAATTATACCTGTCATATTAATGCCATTACTATCAGCTTTAAATCCACCATTAGTGCCATTATTAATATTAATGCTTCCTTGTCCGCCAATTGTTACATTACCATTCCAATCAACAGAGAAATTATTTGTATTTTTAATCCACAATGGGTAATTACTATCTCCTGCACCAAAATAAGCCGTAGTATTACTACCATTCTTGCAAAAAATGCTTGAGCCATTTAAATCAATTAACATACCTTGATTAGACTCATAACCACTATTATATAAAGTGGCATTAGTACCATCAAAATCAATCCGCCCATTACCAGAACCAATAAATGCCTTTCCGTCCTCTTTAAAAGCATATACCTATGTACCTCTGTTAAATCCATAAATGCCTGTTAATCGCATACTAAGATCAGTATTTGTCTCCCAATAATCTCCCAAAGCCACACCGGTAAAAACCTTCTAACCAGCATCAACATCTTCATATTTTCCTGCCAAAATACGTGGAGAATAAATAATAGCATTATCCTCATCTATTTTAACCATTCCACTATATTGTGCCATATTATCTATATAGGCTGATGCATAACGGCTAATACGACAAATCACCGGAATCGTAGCTAAGAGATACCCGTAGGCAGTATATACTCGGACTCCGTAAACTTGACCATCCATCTCTGATAAGAAATAAGATAATGGAGTAAGTTCTACCTTTGAGTAATCTGTTACTTTTTCAGGAGGCGCGTCATCAGTATATTTAACGGAGCAAGCAGTTAAAGTACCGAAATTTCTAAAAGATACTTGGACTTTGGCATTATCAATTTCAACACCCGAAGTCTAAGCTTTTGAGCCACGCATATAAACAATAGGATCTTTATTACTGGCCGTCTAAATACTCCAGTTAGATGGGCTAGAAGCTGTGACATTTTCTAAGCCAGTTAACCAATCTATGGTAGTGCCATATGCTAATGTTAATTCAGTAGTTGTCTATGGTGTTATAGTATCTATCCACGGCACTTCTGTCATGTATTTCTAATTATTATGTTTATCTTCTATCAATAACTCTAATCTATATGTTGGACCAACATCTTCTGCTTGTTCTGACATGCGCAAGTGCGGTAATCCGTCTGAGAGATATACGATCTCAGTTGGCCCCTCTATAATATTATCTTCATTGTAACTTATAATCGCAGGCAAATAGCAAGCCAATTTAAGATTATTCGGATCTCCTTGCTTCATCTCGCCAACTTCTACAACGCCATACGCCACGCAAATATCTTGTAAATCCGGCGTATAAGTAGTAAAACTATCAGTCTTTGTGCCCTTTAATTGCCAGTTACCTAGTGTCTCTTTTCCATCTATTATTATATGAGGAGTATATGTTTTCCCGGGGACTAAACTATGAACTTTTTCACCCGTCGTCCCACTCATCCAATAGGCTGTCACTGTATGTGAAGTACCTAAACAATCATAATACCCAAAAGAAAGAATCAAAGAATTTTCTAGTAAAACATCCGAGATATTGCCATTGACATGGCATTTTGCTGAAAATATAAAAGTATTTTCAGTACGCGCTGCCTCGTAATAACGAGATGGCGTAAATGCAAGTTCATAGCCATTAACGACTACCCCATTTACATTAAAAGATTTATAAATTGCATCCTATTGTGAAAATATCATAGAAGTGCGGGAGCCCGCCTGCGCGCAATAAAAATCCTCATTACTAGCAAGCATAGCTGGTAGTGTTGTTCGTTCACTATTTAAAGAGTAACAACGAATAACAAATATCTTTTCTGCCCATTCTTCACGTATTAAACCACTACGAGTATAATAATTAAATTGACCGTGATTAGAAATAAAATCTTCTCCATCATAATAGCCGCAATCAAGATAGATATCATTTAACGCCTTTTGATTTGCAGAAATTAAATCCAAATCACTATATCTCTGGGCTGTTACTTTGTCAAGCGCTTTCTTAATCTCCTCTTGAGAGATTTCTTTTTCAGCATCACGCAAGTTATTTAATACTAATGCATTACTAATATATTGTTTATTTTTATAGGTTATAAGAGCCTTTAACGTCTCTGCATTTTGCGTATAATCTGGAACAAATATTAATTCGCCCGTAGATAGAAAATTATCAGTAGATTCACCGTCAATCTTCATATAGCCGATTAATTCCCATCCAGCAAGAAGCTCTGGTGGTAAGGCGTTGCTCTTGATTACGTTACCAGCTTTGGCTCGAAACCATTGAATAAATTCACTCTTAGCCTTTTTTCCCTCAGCGGTTGTGTCAAAAGGAGGAATAGACGAATAATACTTTGTCTTATCATCTTCTTTCACCGCAAAGCTAAAACTAATATACGGGGTATAACAAGTCAATTGCGACAGTAGTTCTGCAACAGCATCTTGTTTAGCCTACTAGCAAAAACTTGAACGATCAGAATTAGATTTCACTTCTGCCAACTGAGAAAAAAATTTATAATTTTTTAGCCAATTATTAATTCTTGTAAATTCTGCTAAAGAAAAATTTTTAGACATGGATTGCCATGCGTTTTCTATAGCTATTTCATCAGAATTGTTTTCACAAACTTCTTTTAATAATCCATCTATTGCTTCATTAAAGCGCCTCTCTATTGCGGGATTAGGATCAAGCGTTTCCGCGTATTCTGGTGAGTAATAAATGTTACTACCTGAAGTTGTCGCAATCATGCAACGAGAAGCTGTAATTTCACTTTTAGTAGCACCAACACCAACAAAGAACTTTGTTAAAAAGATGTTTTTATCTGTATCTACCGGAGCTACCCAATCCTCATTAAAGTCGGCAAAATTATTTTTCTAATATAAATAAGCTTCAATCTTTATAATTGTCTTAGTAGTAGCCAACTCATAAACATGAGTTAGCCGAGTAGAATAAATATAATTATAAGGATTACCGAAATATTCGCTACTATCGAACTCCACTTTTTCAACAGTGCCGGTATTATCGGTAATCAATAAGCGAATACCATAATTACCATTTATAATTCCCAAAGGTTTTAGATATGAGGTAAACGTAGGCGCCAATCCCAATCTACTTACTCCGGCATAACTGCCTTCCCATGTACCAATTAAAATTTCTGATATCGAGCTATTATTTGCCTAAATACCAAGTGTCTTTCCTGAGAAACCAATTAAAGAAGAATCAGAACCATGGAAAAATACCATATTATCTAACTCATCTATTATATTATAAGCGCCGCTACCTTCAGTCATGCGCCGCCCCACAATAAGCTTTGATTTATTATAATCTCCACCGGGAATTAATACGTATACATCATCATTCTTTTTATAAATGGTAGAAGCATACGCCGTAAATTGCGAATAGCCACTACCTACAGTGTAAACGCCCTCTTTAGCATGAGAGGCGTCAATAATAAAACCATCAATAGTTATATCATTATTGTTAGGCTGTGACTCAGCTATAATCTACATCGCAGTTAGCATGTTTTCAGCTATCTGTTCAGAACTAGACATAGTTAATCTCACTCCTTTTTCACTTTACTCTATTATATCATAAAAAATCTGATAAGTCAATCATTCATCCTTGGCCAAAATAAAATAAAGGGGCACAATTAAGTGCCCCTTTACGGTTATTTTTTGTTTGCATATTGTGAAGCGAGGTTGATAAGATTATCAAACGCTTGCTCTATTTCCTGATGGCTAGTGGCATTCGGGAAATTGGCCTCAATATGCACATTCTATTCTAATGTTTCTGCGCGGGTCTCGATTCGTGGAAGATCGAATCTTCGTCCGCGAGAATATAATGCTTGCGCGTCTATCTGTTGCACAATGTCGCGAACAACATTCACTATATCAAGCATGTTGGCAGTATCAGAAGCATTTAAGACTAATTCTTTCTGATGTAATACAGCTAATCTTCCATCCTAGCCCCACTCTCCGGTATATCCGCCGGTATCGTACTTTTTAGTAGTGCTACTATATTTATTCCATAGACTATCAGCTTTTTCATCAGATATCCATACGCCCTACTCCTAGAAATCTTTCACCATAGCCTCTTTGGAACTCCAGTTGTACTAACCATAAGAATTGGGATCTAAGCTAATCTTCATCGCACGATATTCAGCGTACTTTTCAGCGGAGTCCATATCATTATTTTTCAAAGCTTTAATCATAAGATCAAAATAATCAGCGTTTGAATTGAATACTACTGCCAATTTTGTCATCTCTTCGACCCACTTCTACAAAGATTCGCCCATTTCTTTAATGGTATCAACTAGTTTATCCATATTCTATGCTGTAGAATCAAAATTCTCTTGAGATTTTGTAATCGCGTTTTGCATATTCTATTGAGCCGCTAACATAGCCTTTGCAATTGCTTCTTTCATGCTCCCCAAATCCTTTAATACACTTTCATCAGTTATACCCATCGCTTGGGCCAGGTCTCGATAGTATCCAGTAGTTGCCTCATACTACTTTTGTATCTGTGCAAAGGTTGCATCTGCGCTGCTTGCAAAACCATCATTGAATTTCTGCAAATTCTCATACTCTGGATACATCGTACCTAGAATAGTATCCTTGAAATTCATGCCACTCTATTTCAGGGCCTTATCATACTAATCAGTATAATACGTTAGCTTCTTCATGGTAGACTCTTGGAGCGCTGCTTCTCTCTGATTTCTTTCGTCCTGGGTTAAAGAAGCATCTGTGTATATATCAGACAAAGCATCGTAGAACTCTTGCTGAATTGAAAGAATCTTCTCACCCGTATCGCGCATTGTTTCTTCCTATATATCCTAAAGAGCCTACATTTTATCTTCCACATCTTGTTCAGCTTTAGAAACTTCTTCAGCGTCGGCGGTATACATATAGCCCCAATTGCCTTCATTATCCCGTACTAAACGAACTTGTGATTTCGCCTCCTGGGCTTCTTCTAGCGCGATTTCGGCCAGCCGCAAATCATACTTAGCTTGTAAGGTCTTTAATTCATATTCGCTCATCTATGCATTACTATTCTGTAAAGCATTAACCTCTTCAAGTACATCTTTTAGCTTACTCTTTGCTGCAATATTATCGGTTTTAGAAATATCCTATAATATTGTTCTATTTAATTTATTCAATTCATAAATCTTTTTAGAATTTGATAAATATAAATCATTTAAATCAGCTAAATCACCATATCTATCAACAGCATAATCAATATCGTTTAATAGACTCTTCTTTTGAACTGCTACGACTTTTTCTACAGCATCTACCCAATTATCTTCGATAGCCTATACAATATCATTAATGCTTTCATAGATTTCTTGCTGCGTCTCTAGCTACCGGTCAGTAGCTTCTTTTAATTGATTGTTAACGGCATCTTTAACTGCTTTTATGGAATCTTCAGCGAGAGCGGCATTCTCTGCTATCTTCTTAACTGAATCATTCGCCCAAAAAGATGAATCTCTTAAATCGTCTAATGAATCAATCCCTTCCACAAAGGTGGCTAAACGCTGCCAGTACTCAACTTCCCCAGTGGCACTGGATAATTTCTGCTAAGACATTCCTAACATGACTCTTTGATTCGACAATAATTTTTCATTGATACTATTAAAATTATCTAAATTGTCATACCCCAATAGGTCAAGAGTATCACGAGTAGTTTCCATCATGTCATTTAATGTACTAATACGATCAATATAATAATCTAAATCATCAAAATAATTATCAAATACGGTTCCAATATCTTCAATAATAGAAAACTTTATATCAAAGATCTAATCATTTATGTCAGCTAAGGTCTCTTTGTACGTCCGCAACTATTCATTCTCTTCATCAGTCACTTCCAATCCACGAGCTTCATGCTCAGCAATGGCAGCCTATAAGTCATCAATTCCCTGCTGGGTCGCAAGGCGTTTCTGCTGCAATTCTAGTACCTTTTCCTACTGTACTAAATAAGAATCATACTGGCGACGTTCAGAATTGGATAAACGGTCGAGTCTACGCTCTAAGAAATCTATCTAATCATCATGAATTTGGACTTTAATCTCTACAGAATATGTGATTTTTTCTAACTGCAAAGAAATTTTATCATATTCTTGTTCGATTAATTTATCAGCTTCAGATAGTTTAAGTTCTAAAGTTTCTTCATATTGATTGAGAATGTCTTTGAAATCATTATAAGATTCTTCAGCTTCATCTGTGAGCGAGGCATTAAAAATATCTAACTATTCTTGCATAATCTGTTCATAGTTAGTAATAATGCCATCTTCATCAAAAACTGCTCCATATGCGGCAATGGCTGCGCGGTCTTGAGAATAATAAGAATCGATCTCATCAACATAGCGTCTTTGTGCGGTGATCTATTCTTCTAGTTTCGCGGCTTCTTGATCCATGACTCGTAAGCGATTTGCGCCAAATGCACGATCTTTGGCCGCGGATAAATTATCATATTCTCGAGAGAGATTATCAAGTTCTTTCTTAATAGTATGATAACGCTCTATCTCGTCGGAGGACTTCTTTTTATCCTTTTGAGAACCACCGCCTCCTCCACCACCTCCACTGCCAGAGGACTTACCACCGGAAACTAGACCGGCGCCACTCGAAGATGGAGGAGTAACTGTAATGCTGCCAGCGTTAGAACTACCTTTGGGATGGATTTGAGGTACTTGCATAACGGAATCAACATATTGATGTTCGATATTCGTAATTTTATCTTGCATTATATATTTTCCGTCACCCAGATCCGTGACAGTACGCTCTGTAGTTGTCAAAGCAACATCTTCTTTTGTCGGTACCTCAGCATAAGTTACGTCAAAATCAGACATACTCATACCCATTTTAGCCAAATCGGCTTCCATCTAAGCATAAGTCTATCCAGTTGCAACTGCCACGCGATTTAGACTACCGATGAAAGTTTCTGCTTTAATCCCACAACCGTCTAACGCTGCTGCTAGTGTCATCGGACCAGAAGCATCTGCCATATTAGCCTGCATTGCGGCTAATCCCTCGTTAATACTATATAAATTATAAGAATAATCTGCTAATGCTGAATTTAAATAAGTAGCCGCTCCTTGTATATCCTTACTTACTGAATTTAAATCAACTTTATCTAAAGTCTTACGATTATTTAAATCAGCTTTTACAATAGCAACAGACAATTCGGCCAAAGCTTTTTCAGAACCTTTTGCGGCTTCTTCAATAAGCTCTAGATTTTCAGCAACAAAATCTGCATCTACGTCAGTATCATACAAATCATTAATTGCTTGTGTAATTTTCCCCAAGCTCTTATAATAATCCAAATTTTTTTTAGATGCGTTTTTTACGTTACCAATTTCATCATCTAATACATCATTTAAATTATTTAACCCATTAGCAAATTTAACATTGGCAACAGCCATCTTAGCCGCTTTTTCATAATTGCCATCTAAAGCCGTATTATTTTCTAATAATTCGGCGGTATATGCTTCTAGAGCTTCAACTGACGTATCTAGTGATTCGGCATTAGAAGACAAAATCTACTATCCAGAAGTATGTAAATATCTATCACGCGCGGCAGAGTCATAATCACCCGATATGTCGGGCGGAGCAACCTAAGTTGCACCCATTACGCCTTTCATGCCTTCTGTTATGCTGTCTGCTGCTTCCTTGCCCCCACTTTCTATATACTTAGCTATTTGTGGCCCTACTCCTTGTAAAGCTTCAAACTCTTCTTTAGTCAGTGAATCTACGGAACCGGTAGATAAATATTTACCATAAGCACTTTCAGTAGCGTTACTACTATTCATTAAAGCTGTAATTTTATTTAAAACATTAGCAACGTCTTGGCTACTTTGCTAAGCTGCTGTTGTTTCTCGAGCAGCATTTACAGAATTAACTAAAGAGTCATAAGAGATCTTCTTATCAACAGTAGTATCGTCTTCTCCAGTTTGTTTCCATGTAATACTATCTTTTTTAAAATCTGCACTCTTCCAGATAGCTGCAATTTCTTCTTCTGTCTTACCCTAATTCTTTAAGTACTCTCTAAAAGCAGCTTCTCCTTCTGCCGTAGCCGACCAAGAAAAAGGAGTGTGCGAGCGTAAGGTAGTATCACCTGTCTAAACCTCGTTGCCTTCAACTAATGCAGTTTTTTCATTATTATCAATTTTATCATAATTATCTTCAATAACACGGTTGATGACCCCTTGCATCAACTCTGATGAGTTGGCTAAAGTGCGCTAATCTTCTGTCAAATCCATACTTGAAGTTAATGCTGCAATACGGCTAGAATTTAAGGTATCTAATTTAGTATTAGTGGTAGTAACCGTTTCCCGTAAATAATTAAGACATTCACTATTAGATAGTACTGCTTCAGCCTATTCCTTAGTAACTTTGGCACTGTCAGCCATAGCAACTATAGATTCATCCATTTTAGCCTAGTCTATTCCGCCACTCTCATCGGGCAATGCACCAATAATAATGCCGGCATCTTTTTGTATAGCGTCCGCCATGCGCAGCATACTATCACTATTAAGAGATTTATCAAATCCCTTATCGACTATGTCATAATTAATTGTAGCAGTTAATACTTTCTTCTGACTATCAATAGAAGCTACTTGCGCCGCTGCCGTAGAAGTTGCCATTTCTTTAGCAACTTTTTCATAGCCCTTAGCATCAATAGTCAAAATACCACTATTATTATTAATATATTCGGCCAGCTAAGGATAAGTCTTTAATAACTCTAAAACCTAATTATTTAATTCGACAACAGCTTCAGTCCACTCGGCAGTACCCGTTTTTAAATTTCCTAGAGTTTTAAGAATAGATGAATATTCTGAATAACTACTCTTTAAATTTTCGACCTTGCCTTTTAACTCTTCATATGCGACAGAAGCTTCTTTCGCACTTTGGGTAGCCTCCTCCATTGCAGCTGTAGCTTGACGCTTTCTCTCAGTTACGGCTAAATAAACCATCGCTCCCGCTGCAGCAATAGCAGCTGCAACTCCTAAAGCAATAGGATTTGTTAAAAGACCCGCAATAACCGAACCAACTTTAGAAAGCTTCGGGCCAATTCTACCAATTAATCCTGATAAGCCCGTACTTGCTTTTTCGACCTAATCTACAGTTGATTTAATTACTTTATCTCCAATGCCTGCCTTTTTTAAAATAGCCTCGATCTGGCTTTTATCTCCCGCAGAGGACATAAGTTTCTAAATAACGTCCTTACCCAGATTCTCTAAACCAGCTATTTTAGTTATTGATTTTGCAGATATAAGAGTACTAAATTTTATCAAACCATTGCATATCATAGGCAGGCCCATAGAAAGACTCATTAATATACTGCTGAATCTTTCCCATCCTGATAAATCCTTATCATTGACAGTCTTAATTGCAGAAACGACGCTAGAAACACCCATCTAAACTGACATTAAGCCATTACCAATTTCTGATATAACCGCCATCTTACTGACTTTTGTAGAAGCATTCTCAATACTTTTTCCTGCCCATACAGCGGCTTCTCCAGTTTGTTTCAGGTATTCTTCATAGGTAAGCCCCATCTCTTCAGCTTTTTTAAGCTACTCTGTAAAACGCTAAACTTCATCAGTCGATAGTTTATATTTTTTCGCAAATTGTTCAATCTGATCAGCGTTACCCGCAGCTGCTCTTCGACTTCTCTAGAGAGCTTCTGCATAAGCATTATCTACTGCTGTTAGTAGTTCCTCAGCATCAGCAGCATCACTAATACTATATCCTAAGTCTCTAAATTGCTGTTTGTATCCCTCTAAATCGAAGTTAGGATCTTTTTGCCAATTTCCTACGCTTAATTTTAACTTATCTAACTAATTAGCTTCGTGTTCAAATTCCGCTAACTATCGGGCATTATTTTTAATACTTTCTCCTAAACCGTCGAAATCCTTAATAAATGACTAAACAGAAGCGGTAGAAAGGGACTGCAAAGCCTATTGGAATTTTTGAGTTTTGTTAGTGAGATCATCAAGCTATAAAGCAGCAGAGCCATTTAAACCCAAATTGTTATTAAGCTAGTCAATAACACCTTGCTAGGCGCCCCTAGAAGTAGGAAGTGTAATATCGTTTATCGAAGTTCCATTATCATATTCTGACATCATTGCCCGAAGTGAGCTAGAGCCGGCTCCCTTTAAGTAGTCATACGATCCAAAAGATGCCTTACTACGTATCTCATTAGCTGATAATCGTGCCTCTTCTTGCGCGAGGTCAAGTTGCTTAGCTCGTGCCTAAAGCTCTTCACCAGATGCCTAAACGGACTCTAAGATTATTTGATAATGTTTTCTATCTTCTTCGGTTATTTTTCCCTTAACTCCAAGAATTTGCTTCTATATAGCAAGTACTCTATCAGCCGTTGTACTAACCGCAGTTGCTTCATTATTTTCACGTAAGCCGGAATTAGGGTTCAGCCCTTTCTATAATTGCGCAACTTCTTCGTAACGGCTAACGTCTCTCTTCATATTAGCTGCGCGTCCTGCAGCTGTTAAATTCATTAAATTATGAGCTAAAGCCTAAGCTCCTGCGATAATTTTATCGCCAAATATTTTATTAACTAATAAAGCAATACCTGGCAATACCCCAGATAAACCGCCTAAAGAGTCAATAATCTTGTCAATAAATCCTATTATTGATCCAAAACCATCAGTTAACCAAATGAAAAAGTCATCTTTTAAAAGATCCTGATATATACTTTCTGCGGCAGCCTATACACGCTTTTTTGCAGCCTCCCATGATTCAGCATAAATCTCGGCTTGCTTGTCCAGAGTACCAGTTGCATTAGCGACAGTATTCAGGTTTTCTTTCATGAAGTCCCAGTTGTCCATAAGAGCAACAAACTGAGTGTACTGACGAACTCCAGCAACTGTCTGCGCCAAAGCAATCTGCTGATCTTTACCAATAGTACCCCACTTAGCGCCAATCTCATCCAAGATTTCGTCCATGCTTTTCAGCTCGCCGGCCTCATTCTTAATATTAACACCGACAGCGTCAAGAGCCTTAGAATATTTATTTAATGTCGTACCATCATCAAGCGTTTCGCCAAGATTCAAACCTTCAATACGTGCAAACAAAGTCTTTAAAGCAGTACCAACAACATCCGCAGATTGACGAGTCTTTGCGGTAATAGTGGTAAGTGCCGCGGTCGCATATTCGTAGCTTAAACCTACTGTATCCGCAACAGCTGCAAACTTCTCAAGACCTTCCGCGATTTCATCCGTACTAGATGCGGTGGCCGCGCCCAATGCGGTCATGACATCCGCATACCACTCCGCAGCATGCTCGCCATCTTTCATAAAGTTTTCCCAGACTGCTGTTAACTGATCAGAAACAGTCTAAGCTGCAGTGCCAGTAACATTGGCCATCTTTACGGTGACGTCCGAGCGCTCTTGCACGGCTTTATCATCTAGGCCCTATTGGTAGTAAATTAATGACGCATTCGTATAATCTAGCGTTGTAGCACTTAATTGTTTAGCGGCTTTATTCGCGTTCTTTGCGAATTCCACCATTCTATCAGAGCCATATCCCGTAACAATACGAATATCATTCAGAGATTTATTTAAATCCTAAGCATAATTATAAGCTGTCGATATCGCGCCTACGAAAGCGTGGATTGCGGTAGAGCTTAATTGCCAGCCCGCAGTTCTCTTTAAACTATCCCACAGCTTATCAACTAATACATTGGTCTGTCTGAGAGGAGTCTCGGAAGCCAAAATAGCTTTTGATAAGTCCATAAAAGCAGCTTGACCCGTAGGACCTAAACTTACTAAAGCATCTCGATACTGCTTTAGAGACATTCCAGATTTTTCCATCTCATGATTAAACTTAGATAAGTCTAATCTACCAGTGTCTACATTAATAGCATTTTGTAGATTTTCTCGCAGCTTTATAGCCGCAACAGACGCTGTGTTTAATTGCTCTGGCAACCTCAAACCGCCTGTATCCAAATTCGTTTGACTACTAATGTTACGTAAATTAGTATTTAAGCGTGAAAGCGCGGCTTCAGCTTGACTAGTAGTTGCAGTAAAGTCAAGATTTACTCGCACTGTTCTAGCAGCATTCATATTAAATTATCTCCTTTCACTCTTAATATATTTAAAAATTATATATCTAAAAAATAAAAGTCCGCCGAAATAAAATCCGGCGGACTATTTCTATATAATTCTGAAAAAATTAATAGACCGATTAACCTAATTTGGTTAAAATATCCTTCAGGAGAGCAAGGTTCTCAGGATTACCCAACTTTTCCTGAATCGCTTCAGCATCAAACTGAACATCTTCTAAATCTGAGGTTATGCCACGAATAATACCTCGCGCAGAATTAGAATATTTATATACAGAATCTACGACTTCATTTACTGAACTCATAACAATATCCCACAGTCCAGTTACTCTAGTAACATCAGCTACTGCATCAATAATTTTATTAGCATATAAATAGTCATAAATTTCACAAATGTCAGCATTTTCATAATCCGGAATTTCGATATTTGAGCAAGCTAACACCATTTCAACCTCACGCACTATCTTAACGCGGCAAGGGTTACAATAATCATGCTCATCGACTGATCTGTTAACAATTCGAGAAATTAATTGCAAAAGATCGTGAGTGGGCAACCAAGTTTTTATCAAAATCTCTTTTTCGTTTCTAATGCGGCGACAAACAGTAATATTAAATTCCGGCTCTTTCCCGATTTCTTTGTAATTAATCTTATTTTCAAAATCCATAAGTAGATTTCCTCCTTTTACTCTTATTTATATTATATCATAAAAAATTCAAGAAGTCAAGTCAAATTCTTTATGAGTGTATTTACAGCTTTCTCGAGCACTTTCTTATCTCCCCCTCGTGCGGCGGCCGCAGCGCATTCTTCTACCACAGGGGTACTCAGTAACAGTAAGTTCTTTACTAAAGCAGCATTTTCCATAGGAGAATTCTATGTATCTATTAAATAATTTAACTAATTAAATAAATAATTCATAGTACGCGCAGAAGTAATACCCAAATTTAACATAAAATGTTTATCTTGTATTCCCTATCCTGCAAATTTATCATTTCCAACAGTCAAATCTACATATTTAACAGATGTATTGCCGATATCACCAGTTAATGTCCACGGAGTCTAATCCTTCCTGCGGGCAAAATACATTTGCTATAAGTCTCGGTTAAAAGTAATTGCATCAAAGATGCCTGTTCCATTTGCGGCCCGTTTATTATGATTAATATATTTATAGTGAGCTTCGAATACCTCCATGCCATAGGCTGGATATTTTGTACCACCTTCCCTGAATAAAGCATGTTCTAAAAAATCATTAATATGCTATCCCAATGAATGTTGATACTATAACTCTTTTTTCTTTAACTATATAGCTTTCTCCTAAGCGTCATATAATAATTTCATATTATGTCGAATTGCACCTAGTCTAGCGTCACGTTTCTTTGATACTTGTGCGGTAGTATATTTTAATAATTCATCTTCAGAGACTTCTAAGCGACGATATTCTCCATTATCGGCTCGCATATATACAGCATAGTCTATGGGCGTTCCTCGAATAATAGCCTATATTTCATTTAAAATTTTATAAGCCTGAGATAAAGAAGCTTTATTATTTATTAACTAATACTACAATCCTCTTTGCTATTGTGCAAACATTGAATAGCCGGTAGCTTCTCGCTGCCAACTCGACCGTCGCATCTGTTTAATATTAGCGTCTACGGTTTTTTTCATCAGGAGTTTTAATTCATTAATTTTACCCTCTATTTTTATCTTTAACTGTTCCTGTAAATAATTCGTTTCAGATAAACTCTCTCCTTGCAACCCCTATAAAGCTACTTCAGTAGCTGCTTTAATTACTGAATCATATTCTGTGTTATTATAAAAACTGGCATATATATCTACATGTTTTGGTCCTTTATTAACTTTCATAGCTTCTCCCTTCTCTCATAACAAAAATAAGGGGAGAGTTTTATTTAACTCTCCCCTTATAAAATTTAAATCTCTTCCTATTCTGCCATAGTAAGAATATCAATATTCTTAATCCTATCCTCAGAAATAGTTTTCTTCGGCTTTGCGACCTTTTTTTCTACGATTACTGGCTTCTCACTTTCAACTTTCGCCACTTTAGGAAGCGAACGTCTGTGATTGGTAATACGCATTAGTCAAACTTCAGCTCATCTGCGGCAGCATGAATGGTCGAAGCACGAAGAAGCTTGTCATCAGCGCCACCATCTTCGATAATCTGAATCGCCGCAAGAACTTTCTTCTCTTTGTTAAAGCGAGTATAATCCGGGAATGCATCCATCGTGAAAGTAAAGGTCGAAGGATCGCCAGAACTGGCCATGGTGAATGTAAAGTTAGACTGGATCTTGCAGTTAGGAATGATGAATTCGGCTGGCATATCAACGCCATCAGTGTTACGGAACAGAGTTGAGGCCTCGAGATAATAGTTACCACCGAACTTATCAGCGGTGATCTCAATCTGTTGAGCGTTAGAAATCTTCTTAACATAATAGTCAACAAGCACAACTGCACCGGCCTTAAAGTTTGCTAACTTATGAGCAGCGCCATCGCCCTCTTCATCGAGAATACTATACTGAGGCTGACGAGTGGTATCAGCGGCGATCTTAATCTTATAACCTTCAGTATCAGAACCGCCTTCAACTAAAGTAGCGATATAAGGCTCGGTACTTACCTCGCCGCGATCATCAAGCAGCATGACATAAATGAAGTCCTCACCAGCATTAGGAGTCGCAGGTTGTTTGCTAATGGTAATAGTAACACTATCGGCCTCATTAGTAAAGTTAGCTTCCTCGCCATCGGCAGCGCCCTTTAAAACAAGCTGCTCAGTGCTATGAACATAAATAGGAGCCTTATTAGAAGCCTCAATAAGACCAGCGCCAGAAAGGATCATGAAACCGGCAGGCGAAATAAGAGCATCTTCCATAGTGAAGGTTACAGTTCTTTCACCTTCCCACGCCACGAGTCTAGCATTACCACGTCCACCTTGAGCGTAAACCGTAGTCGCAGCACCCTCAAGAGAGCTAGTCTTTAAACTATCAAAATAAATAACAGGCTCATTTTTATAGAAAATCTTGTTGCCGATCTTTTGAGCCGCCTTCGCACGAAGAACAACATCGCAGATCTCACGTACGCCAAAACGCATATATTTTTTCCTCCTTTAAAATTAATGGAATTTTTCTCTTTTTCGGAGAAGGAATAACTCTAGGTCATTCCCATAGATACAATTGCCAATTCTTAAAGTATCACGATTACCCTTTAGGTATATAGTATTTCCACCACCATCAAAATAACCGCGAATAAAATCTGGTAAATACTCTTTTGGCATTTTTGGAAATGTTATATGGTTTCTCTTTCCTTCAATGCCTTCCCGAGACAATTATATCATTATATATAACTACACAGGCGTGTAATGTTATATCAAACAATTTAATGGATATCTTTCATCCAATTTTCCGGCTCTGAATTTGGCGTTCCGCCGGCAAGCCGGGTTTTTATATTCAAATCCCACTCGATAAGTAAATTATAACGCTATATAAGGTCATAAATTTGATAAATAGTAAGATTTAATATGTTTTGTAATGGTATCCCTAGACCCGTAGTAAGAATGGATATATAACGTCCAAATACGCTTCCATCGCCATCTTTTTTCTGTGCGGCGACGCGCTATCGTGCGCGCATAAGCTTGTCCGCAATTTCCTTGGCTTTGGGCGACTATGGATTAAATGACCCCTATGGCCCAGCCAATGTCGATGTTAAACAGGCTAATTGTGCGACAGCATTCTAGAAAGCGTCAAAATTATCTTCATCAATTAATGTGCTGCCATGAGATGCGTCTCCCGCAATCATTATTGAACGCGGAGTAAGTACACATTTATTATTTGGCAATAATAATTTTAGAACCTCTCCTACAGCTTCTTTCTTACTTATTCCCTCTTGGGAAGCCATTACTGTCATAAATATCTAAAAATTAGACTTATTCGATAAAACACTTTCGTCCTACAGAAGCATATTTTTATTAATACAAAGATACTAAAGGCCGATAAAAAGTGTTTCTTCCCCTATATGTGACCATTCTAATATAGTAGGCTAATGTACTGCTAACTAGCACTCCGGCACAGGTAAATCTACACCGGTCATTAAAGCTAAACGATAATCCATTATGAATTGTATATCTAATTAAAATTTAATAAAAAGTCTTGCTCGTCAGCAGGATTGGGAGCATGTTTCTTATCCTCATCACCATGAACTACTTTATACATTAAACAATAGCCTCCTAACTAGTCTGTAAAGACTAGCTCTGAAGCCCCAAAAAATTCAGTTGTGCCGATGCCTGTAAGCCGCTTATCCGCAAACATATAATCTAATTCCCCAAGAATTTTATAGGGGCGCTGTGAATAACCATCAAGCGACCACAAATCGTAGTTACAAACAACATCAAATTCAATTATATTGTCTCTGAACCATGGATTTGTTACATTCGGCGTAAATGTATCCATTTTAATAAATAAATATACTTTATATTCATCCTCAACCTTTAACTTTGGAACTAATTTAATGTTATTCTATAATAATTCACCCAGCTATTCATCAGTCAAATTTGGCTTCGAAAGACAGTCCGGAGTCGTATAATATAAAAGTTTCTATAAACGTTTATTCTAACAAACCCGGTCTACAATTATCTCAAAATCTTTTTCAACTGATAAGAAACTAGATTTAGGAAAATTATAATTTTCTATTTTCATAGTCTTGCTCCCTTATCTCAAAACAATGATTGTACTACTATAGTACGTCTAGCTATATATAAATCAGCATTATCATACCCATAGTATAAATCAAATTGCCCACTATATCCGCTCCTCCATTTAAGAGTTACAGAATTATCTTCTTCACATATTTTCATATCTATTGGATATTTATTTTCTATATACCACTCACCATACGCATTACCAACAAACTGATATTTATAATCGCGCTTCGGCTTAATAAATGTTTCTCCAATAATTAAATCGTCTTCTGTAGTTTTATCATTGGGGTCGGCCGGTATCGGCACTAAGCCACCAACCACGCCATTTTCAACATCATCCTCATCTTTATTAGAGAAATATTCTACAGCAATGACTTCCACTATTCCTGGCATGCTGATGCTGTCAACCGCCTCTACACGCCAACAAATTCGACTGCTAGCAATATCCGCATCTTGTAAATAAAACTTTGCATAACGCTTAAAATATTTTAAAGTATCTTCAGTTTTTGGCATTAAAATATCTAATGAATAATTTGGAGTATCAATACTTATCTGGTGTTTTTGGACGTAATTAATTTTCGTCTCAACAGGGCCACGAATTGCGGCATACACTTTTTTTCGACTGTCTCCATCTAGCCATTCAACTTGATAGGAACACTTACGAATGTCCCCTCTAAAATACGCTAATTCGGTTAGCTCTTGTAAATAAATAAGCCAATAAGTCTTCGTTCCAATCCATTCAAAAACATCGCCCGGCTAAAAGCCGTGCTCAAACCCAATAGATAGAATCTTGTCATCGTAATCTTGTTTTAACTTATTCGCATTAATCAGTGCGCGCGCCGGTTCAGAGTTATCAGAATCGACCAGCCGTACTGTAGCACCCTGATAAGAAAACTATAAAGCCCTATCAAGGGATTTTCTTTTATCTCGAATCATACGTTGTTGCTGCAGGCCACCCCCAGCCGCAGATAAACGCGCATACTAATCGTTAACACCAGAGACATTGGGATCTCCCTTAAACTCCGGTTTTTCAAATATGCCCAGACGTCCTTTTATAAGACTTGAAGGGTGGCGACTACTTAAATCAATACCGCTCATCGTTTCAACTCCTATAATAAACTAATACATTCAAATACTGTCTTACGATAGAAAGAAAATGCCGGACTTTCCTTTCCCATGCCTTCTAACTTTGCAAGTAGCTATAAAAATAGTGGGTTAAATACAAATATTTCATGTAACCCACTAATTTCTATAATAACAGTATTTAATTGTTTTACCCAATCTTCTCCATTTTCACGCATTGGAATTAATTTCCAAACCTAACTTGTTAATCTATCAATATCTTTAGCAATCGTTTCTTTAGGAAAATCAAATCCATATTTAGTTGTCAAAGGTACTACACTTCCTTAAACTTGACCAGTTAGAAGCATAAGTACCATCTGTTGTAATTCTACGACGTTTATAAAGACGCTACATATGAAAAGACTATCTTTGTACTTCGGTCAATAAATTCATCATTTTAGATAAATGATTGGCCTAACTAGTCATTTTAAAGTCTGAAGATGTAAACTTCATACGAGTATTTTCTATAGATGCGACTTGACGATTTACCCAAGCGCACATCATTAATAATGCTAAAATATTAATTTCTTCATCAGTTAGTTCTGCTGCAAAACTGGATTGTTCTACAATTACATCAGGAATCTGAGCGTCATCTTCTGGGAGTGTACCCCATACTACCCCAAGGACAAAATCATCAGAGATTAATTCATCTTCGCGCTTCACCGCAGTTTTAATTTCATAATCCATTAAATTTTTGCGAGGAAACTCAAATCCGGGGATGGCATCAATAATCAGATTTTGTAAATCCTTAATGGTATCTTCTGGAGTTAATTCAATGTACATATCATCAGTAATTTTACCAAGAAAACGATTATACACTTTAGTAAATGGTGTTCCCATTTTTCAACGCCCCTTTCTCGTTAAAACTTACTGTTTTTGACCTACGATTTTATAATTATTGGTCGTGCGACGAGTGCCTTCAGACTTTGTCTCAGCCGGCTTTACGCGACGTTCGGGAGCAGCCTAAGTCTCTTCGTCAGCTTCATCTGCCGCAGCATTAATTAAGGCCTTAGAAACATCAAATCCCGTCTTTTCGCGTAATGCATCACGCTTTCGCACGTCATTAAGCGGTAGCCGCACGGCAAAATCCTTAACCAACTCAATAACTCCCTCTGGGGCAAAATCGAGACAGTCAAGAAAAGCATCAAGGCTACCATTAACAAGTAAATTTCTAATCTGGTCTTCGGACATATAATATTCCGGCTCTGTAGTTACATTTAATTCTTTAGTTAATTCCTCAGCCGTAGTCTGTAAATAATCCTGAATTAACTCAAGACCACCTGGCTGATAGCTCAAAGCTTCCAATTCTTTAAATGCAATCTTCTTCGTCTCTCCGGGCTGAAATTCTCTACGAATATTCATTTCGGGAACTACATATCCAACCATACTAGAGCTTCTATTCTTGACAGCATAAATTGTATCAGGTGCTATCATATAAAATCTCTCCTTTAACTCTTTATAATAAAAATAGGGGAAGATGGGGATTCTTACCCCTTCTTCCCCTTTATTATATCATATTTTTATAACTATGTCAAGCCTTAAGCCGTAGGAACCTTACCGGTATAATCACGAATTATATCATTATTATTAAGCTTCCACGTCTTCATCTGGCCACGCAATGAAGTATCAACATAAGCGCAAATGTTATTTGCCATCATGCACACAACACCGACCTTCTTATAGACCTGAATCTCACGGGAACGGTCATAATTCTTGTACTCATCTACAATAGTCTGACCCTCAAAGGCAATCTTAACGGGCTTGGTGTCAGCGCCATTAGGAATAATCCAGCAATAGCCAGGATCAATAACCTTCTCGGTGTTAGTAGCATCCTTGAAGCCTTGCTCAAGAATAATAACTTTCTTGCCCTTGTAGTTAGCAAGATGGCCAGTATTCCAAAGCTCACTCTTCATGGACTCTGTATAACGCCAAGCATCCTTGGGGACCATCTTTACAGCAAACTCATAAGTGCAGTAGATAGTTGGCTCGCCATACGCAGAAGCAACAACAAGAAGCTTGTCAAAGCCAGCCTCATCGAAACCATTAAACGCATAACGATTAGCAGGAGGAAGCTGATTGATAGAAGCCTTTAAGGCCTTACCAATTTCCTCATAAATGAGGTCATCCATGCCCTCCATGACAATCGCGGTAACTTCTGCGAAATCAACACGACCATCAAGGAATTCCTCAAAGCCAATCTGGGCCGCACCGCCAATAGCGCTGGTACGAACCTCGAAAGATTCCTCGCCCTTAGCAAGCTTAAACACTTCATACATACCGGCAAGGCCAACACGAGTAATAAACTGCTTTGCACGGACACGAGAATTCAACTTACGCTTAAAGATGGGCTTATCACCCTGACCAAAAACCTGAGTCTCGGCAAACTAGGCATACTGCTCTTCAACCTTCTTAGGAAGAATCTCGTCAATAGTCTTCTCAATCAGCTCAAAAATCATATTCTTATTCTCACGATAGAGAGAATAGGTGCCAGCATATTCATTAAGCTCCTGGCGAAGTGTTTCATTCAACTGATCATAGCTGAAAGATTTACCACCAAAGCTATAGGAAGTAGGAGCAGAACGATCAGCCTTAGCAACCGTCTTCATCAAAGCAAGTAAATTAGTTTTATCTAACATTTCTTTTTCTCCTTTCCTATTACTTTATACGCATAACCTTGACACCCTTTTGGTAGTCAGGCATATTATAAATTTTAACAACTTGCCACTGCATGGCATCAGCGGCGTCGGCACCAGCCTTAGCTAGAATACCATCAGCACCAGGAGTTAAAACATCTCCCAGAGCAGGCTCGGCCTCATTAATAGTATTAAGAGTCATGATATCGCCAACCATGGTCTTGAAAACACGGGGAACCATAGTAGCATTAGCAGGCATGGCTTTAGGATCGACCTTCGACTCAAAGTGGAAAGGATCCTCATTGTAATGTAACTCATACATGTCGGGAGAAGCAGTAACCTTCTCGATATCAGGCTCACCCTCAATGGGGCTATCAGCAACACCATTAAAGGTACGACTACGACCAGTCCAATTCTGAGCGCCGACTTTATCGCCATCAACAGGACTATAAATACGAGCGACATAATCATCCTTTTGCATTGCGAATTCACAGTCACTCTGTCCATCACGGTAAAGTTTAATCTCATTGAAAACTAGCATCCATTCGCCAGCACCAGTAAAGTTCACAAGGCCAGACTTATAATCATACTTAACAAACTAACCCTGTTCTAAAACCTTAATTGCGGGATCGGCAGGAAGCTGTGCATAAATTTGTCCATTACGCTGGGCAGACAGATGATTAGGCTCAACCTGACCATAGCCATACTCGACATATTTAGCCTGGCTCTTGCCCTTTAGCATATCTTTTAAAAGCATTTTAGCATTTCCTCCTCATTTTATTCCATATTTTTCGCAACTTCTTCAACAGCTTTAACCCAGTCAGGAACTGTATCCTCTTGGCCAATACCATCAAGATTGACGATAGTCTGTCCGCTCGGCTCATTTTCTAGAGCGAAACTAACCTTGTTACGAACACAAATTACTGACAATTTTGCTTCTATATCATCCAATGAATAGTTGTCAATATTAGCAACTACATCAGCCTTGGCTTCATCAGAAAGCATATAAAAGCTATCAATCATTGCTTGTTTTTCTTGGCGCTCAACCTGATTTTTAAACTCGGTTAATTCACCAATAGTAGCTGTAACCTGATCCGCAGTCGCTTTTAACTCATGAAAAGACTGCTCAAGCGCAGCATAATCTGTTGTTAACTGATTAAATTTTTCAGTTAACTCTATATATTCTGGAATTTCGTCCAGATTATATTGACCTATTTTGTCCTCTTCTTGCGCGGGTTCCGACTCAGGAGTCTCAACTTCTGGAGTCTCAGGCTCCGAAGAACCGACGGTCGCACGATACTCGGCGACGGCCTCCGCACTGAATTGAGGAGCAGCAACTCCTTCTTCGTTAACTGGCTCGAAGGATTTTTCAACTTCGGTTGCTTCACCTTGAACTGAAAATTCTGGCTCTACAACGAAATTAATACGATAATATTTACCGGTAGTATGCTCGCGCACAATTACGAACTTATTTCCGCCCTCCTCATAAATACCATCAATGCCCATGGTTGTCCAACCATCTTCATCGGGGTATTGAGCACGCAAATAATCCATAATTTGGCACCAAAGAGCATCGCCGATTTCTACAGCATATTTCGTGTACATTGGTGTATTTCCTCCATCAAGAATTTTTTGCATCTCTTTCATCATTGAGAAGAGCTATTCTTTAAAGCTATCCCCAAATGAAAACTATATATTAGTGATACTAGCACCTTCAAAACAAGGCTCTACATCTTCACCCAAAATACATAGCTTTGAGATAATCGCCTCATTGATTATAAAAAATTCTGGTTTTCCATTTTTATCTTTTGTCCAATGAGCATCCAAATTTTGTTCAGAAAGTTCCATAGATTGATTATTGCCTTTTTCAATAATCCTCTAACATTCTGGATATTGCCCTGTCCACAAATATCCCTCAGTTACGAGATACTCACGTTCATTAACACCATCGTCTAAAAACTTCTAAAACCAAACTCTAGCATTTAAATCAACAAAGCCATATGGGCGAGTATCATCTGTAACCACCCATTCGCCATCTTTTAGACTAATTATGCGATTATGCTCTTCATAGTCTTCTTTATAATCTACATATTTTCCAACTATGGGCGAACCCGGAAGGCTATTAGCCATCTCAGTAGCAACTTCTTTAGTAATAATACTACCATTGCGGTTGGGTTCCTCTCCAACATAACACACTTTTATTTGGCATTTAGAAATAAGAGGATTAATTGGCGTTATATTAATAAATTCGCAAGGTGTTTCAAGTTTTACACTTGTGTGCATTCCATATCCTCCTTTTATTTCTGAGATTCTTCATTAGCGAGAGTCTTATCGCTTTTTTCATCATCTGATTTTTCTGGACGACCGCCAGCTGATGTAGTACCCTCTATAGTATCTTGATTTTTAGAGGTATTATCTTGACTTTTTATGTCCAAAACATCTTCGCTACTTAAAGTAGAACTCATTAGAGGGGGAATCATAACCTGAGTAAGATGCAGCACTTCATTCTCAAATACGGCGGTATTTAAAATGGCGCTTTGCGAATGCCCCAGAGCAATCTACGGCAGCATCTTTGAAAAACCAATCTATGTCTATTCTTTATAAAGTTTAGACATTTCTTTATAATTATATTGCGTAGTTTCTAGCATATATAATCTAAAATTATATTTTTTCCTATTCTTAGAATTCAATTCCTATGTTATTCTATCAAAAAATATGTGAAATTGCAACAGCAGTGGTCGCAAAGAACTCTCGTCATTAAGAATTGACTTTTCTAGAGCCACGCTACCTTCGGTGTTGAATAAATTCTATGATATACCCAAAGAGTTATAAACGGTTCGCTCAACTCTCTGTAAAGCATCTGTAGAATTAACAGTTGTATTATCAGACATATCAATAGACATAACATCCGCAAAAGTGGTCATTACATCGACGCCTATGGCACGCTTTAACATTTCAACCGCATTATTATGTATATCAGTAGCTTCATCTATATCAAAAACCAAATCTCCATTTTTGTCTAAAGGAAGCTTCTGAATAATAATTTTTAATAGTTGTTGCATCTGTTTGCGGCGGTCTAGGTCTTGCGCGGCATCAAGATCAATTATTGCAGGAATTGCATTCGCAAGAAGCGGCTTATCCCCGTTATTAAAGCTAAATTTAACAGTATTTTCTACATCTAAAAGATACCAATAACCGCAAATGTCTCCTGCAAAATCAGGTTTTAATTTTCTCTGACGATATAAGGAATACCCTTTTTGGAACTCTGCGGGAAATAAACGGAGAATACGTTGTCGATAATTGTCATCAGGAAACGCATCATCGAAAAAACGCATATCAAACTCAACAGCTGGGTTATTACCTACCATATATCTGGAACGACAATATTTTATTGGTAGCTTCTATAACATCATTCTTGAACCGAGCCGAACTATATAGCCGTAATAGGCGCCCTCTCGAATAACATCGAGTGCAATATCACTGCTCATCTTCTTAATATGTGAATTATCTAAATAATTAAGGGTAGTTTTAAAATTCTTAATTACTTTCTCTTCAGCCACATCATTGTCATAAACTTCTGGCACTATATACCAATCATAACGGTATAGATTAGCCAAATAATTACAGGCTACGCTGTACACGCCGCTCATGTTATAATACCACTACGATATTTCTCTAAGTTTAGAAATATCATTTCTAGCAAGGGCCATAACAACCTGATCTTTGCGAGCATACATTTTATTACTCTTCGGGAGCGCTCCTAATGTTAAGACTGCGTCATCAAGCGTTTTTGGCCCCACTTTAATTTTCGAATAGTCCAGGCGTCCTTCCGCATTTAAGCCGGCCGCCGCAGACATATTAAAACCTTTATTGTGGATTTGCTCTTGGCGTTCTTTTATTTCATCCATAAATTACCCCCCTTAGCAATATCCAGCTTTTGCCATGATATAATCATAGTTAACTAGACACTCCTCCCAATAAGGGATTTCTACTAAGGGAATATTATGTAAAATGCAATAACGTTTTTTCTTTTTATCGTTATACTACTGCTAATAGAAACCCCTTTTACCACCAAACTTGGAAGAAGGCTCATAATGCTATTTTCCTTGGTATTCAATTAAAAAAGCTAATTCTCCTGAATCATCAAATACAGCGAAATCAAAGCGCAAAGGTCTGCCATTGGAACTGCATAATCCCGGAATAATATATTCTTCTTGAAATATCAAATCACTCTTTGCCAAGATTTCATGTATTTTAATTTCTCCACGACTTGCTAACACTATAAGCCCCTCCTTTCATTCTTATTAATTGTATAATTTTGCCCAGTCTTTGGCATTAAATTTTTTCTTTTTCTTCCGGCCTTTATCCTCTTCTTGTTTAATATAATATAAACCATACTCTACATAATAATAAATATTATAGACTATATCTTAAATTAATTTTTTATTAAAACTAATCCACCACCGCTTCGCACTAAGGATTTTCACCTTAGCACTACTTCTTCCCAGAATAGTCGTTGCACTTTTTTGCTTTTAATAGCAAACTTAGCACAGGATTCTCTATATAGGTCATGGCTTTCCCCATATAGCATTCCCTGTTAGCAAATAAATAAATATTTATTCACACCCTGCATTTACAGGTTCAATGGTGATGCGCCCAAAGATCGCAAACAAGAATTTACAGTTACAACTTTCCTATCTAAACTAGATTCTTTTGTTGCATTTTTATACATTTTTTGTAGAATATCTAAAACATCTTTTTTGCCATTTAATCGGAATTCTTTAACTATTGAACTTTTTACATTCGAACTCAAACTAACTTTTTCTTTTTGACATAAACTTCGAATGTCTTCTAATAAAAATTGATTTCCAATCCAACTAATATAATATCTATTATTAGCTTTAGACCAAGAAATACATCCATCTCCATCAAAATAACCTCGAATAAAATCCCATTTATATTCATCAGGAATTTTGGGAATATGTAATTCCAAAGCATGAGTTTTATTAGGAATACATCCCTAACTAATTAACGCATCATGCAATCCTTTGTCTCTAATGGCCAAACTATACATAATACATTCTTTAGAAAAACGATTATCTTGAGTCTCTGTTATTTTATTGTTTATTGCTCCAATAGCTCTTTTAAATTTTTCGATATGTTCTTTATCTTTTAGGCCTAATGCTATAGTATTACTCTTAGAAGCAACAGACCCATCTGCAAAAAATACTCCTAACCAATAAGCTTTTTCCACTGTATCTATTTCATTAAAATATTTTGAATTTCTAGGATAATTTCTAATTTTTTTATTGGTAATTTCAATTTTCATTTTACGGAGTAAATTCCGAATAGTCTACGGCTAAACTTGAAATTCTTTAGCTATTTCGGCCAAAGTTTTATCTTCATCTACATACTTATATTTAATATACTGCTTTTGATCTTCAGACCAAATGATTGCTCCAGTTCCAGGTTTACGAGCAATAGTATATAAACTCATATTTACAATCTCCTTTTTATTTTGACGCGGAAAATTTATCCTTACGGATTTTCTTACTGGCCTGTTTCAGTATAATATTAATGCCTTCATTTTCTTCACGAAGATTGAGCATCTCTTCACGAAGCACTCCTGTTAAAGTATACGGTAATAGATAAATCTTTCTATCTTCGGGAGACATTGCCTGTCCCTTGGCGGTTCCAAGCAATTTCTGTTTTGCTGTACGTTCATCAATTAAAAATTGTAACTTATTGGCATTAAGCCAGTTCTAAGTTATTGAGTGAGCCTCTGTATTAATAGGGGCATTCGCTTTGATGAGGTACATAGCATCACCTTCAGTATTTTCCGTGCGATACTTGCGATATTCTTCGTCCCAAGACTCAAAAGTACCTCCATAGACGCCAAAATCTGGATATACATCACCTGTTACAGGATCATTCTGAGGCTTAACCATATAATCCACTAAACCCGCTCCTATACCGTTGGCATCAATTACTATACGTTTTGCTTTATATTTATAAAATAATTTCTTTAATCGTATTGCTTGTTCTTCAAAATGCATATCTTCATAAGTATATATGTTAACAAGAGACTTGATAGCTGTGCCCACGACCTGGGGTATAACCTTTATAACGGTCGCCACACTGTCACCATATATCTTCGGTCAATTCCGCCACGAATCGACCCGCCGCAGCTGCTTACGGTTACCCGCAAGATGAGACCATATCTTCGCAAAAGCGCTCTCCTTTTCCATCACCAGAAGCTTGTGATGTACTCCCATGAAAGGGATGGTCGTTGAACCGTACTTATATACTCTATAGTTTCTTGGAAAACAAGGGTATTGCTATAATCCACCTTGCCCAAAAAGCTAAAAATTTTTTAAGTCTTGGCTGCTGATTATCCCAAAGTAAAGGGATTTTCCAGCAGTTAAAAGAGTTTAACGAGGGCATGTTACTTGGCTACCCTCTTCTACCAACGTCTACTGATATAACATAATAACTTAATCCACTTGAACGACCAGAAAATTCGTATTCTGGTTTTTGTAATCGACGGCTGCGGTCAAAAGCCTCTCCATTAAAGAACGCGCCTTCCGCAGTTCCAGACCAAATACTCTCATACTCCCGGTCAAAGGCCGCTTCATTGAAAGTTCCGTCTCTCTCCTGGTCGGTTAAGAACGATTTATTTTGTAATCCCATAAGAACCGGAATTCTCCAAGTACCGCCTAAAACAATGGCTTTCTCGGGTTCAGTAATCATCCAAACGAGAATTTGAATTAATTTCTAATACGCATATGTGCTCTTCCAGCCTGCAGTAGTGACATATACCTAGGATTGGTTCAGAGGTTCATTGACCTGCGTTGTACCATCCATACACATTCGAGCAACGTTCATGGTCGGAATAATGACACTCTGTAGGATATCACCATCAACACCGACACATTCCTCAACCAATCCTCCATGGCGTCGTTTACCACGACTGCTTTCGCGGGCCGCAATATTATCAAAGAAACTACCATTTTTAAACATATAAATACAGTAATCTTTTGAGTGTCGAGTACGGCCAGGCCTCATATCGAGCTCTCTGCGGAAAGCCGGTACAAGGTTACAAATTTCCTCAACTTTTTCTTTTGCAATACCGGCGGCCTGTTGTTTACCTCCGGACGTTATAAAAAGTTTGCATCGCGGATATAAAATACATCGGCACATCAATACTAAGATTGAAAGGAATGACTTACTATATCCGCGAGGGAAGACCATATACACATATTTATAGCGCATACTAGCGCGTAAAAATACTCTCTGATAAAAATAGAATACAAGCTGACGGGGATGGTCTGGGTCACCGCCAGTCTGTAAAAAATCCACAAACATATCAGGATAATCGCGCCAATATGCTATATACTATCGAAGAATCGGCTTTATGGCAGTGATTCGTTCTTCTGAAATGCCGATTTTACGGCGGCTGGAGGGGACAGCCAATAAGTCGGCTAATGCCATGTTATTCTTCCTCCTCTTGTAAGAGTCGCCGCATTACTAAATTATCTTGTTCTTCTAAATCTTCTTCAAAGTCTTGAAAATCTGCCTCATCTGATGCCGTATATCCTTTTTCATCGGAGGGAGTATCGAAAAGCTCTTTTTCTAAACGATCTTCTTCTCCCGCAGCCTCAGCTGATACATTAGCTTCTTCTTCACGATCTTTTGCGACTTGTTTCGCCGCAGTTTCAAGTAAATCTCCAAGATCATGCTCGGTTTCAACGAGATTGCGAGTATAAATTTGCATATCCTGTATTGTGCGATCCACCTTATCATTGGGCGAATCCTGGTAGAAACGGGGAATAAAACCGTCTTTCTCACAAAGTGCTACTATTTCAGATATGCTATCTACATACTCGCCTTGCTCTTCTTTATTTTGAGCGGCGGTAAACTTACCACTCTTCATCAAATCATTATAGACTCGAGACATTTTCTAGTATCCCTCGATATCTCCAAGATCAACGAGTTGGTTACATTTAAGCGATGTTTTACAGACTAATATCAAGGTATCTTTATGACCCGCAGTCTAGACATCGTAAGAATCGCACATGTCGTTATAAAGACGCTCTAGCCAGACCCAATCTTCGGGTTTATACCCATTGCCCCACTTCATACGTAGATAAACAACATCATCGTCAGTTAATCCTAACTCATCAGGAGCGGCGACAGTCGGCACAGTGCTTTTCATAGTGTTAGTTGTGGATTCCTCGGGCGTAATCTATACGATACCAAACTGGTCCACTACAGGGAGCGCGTCATCGGCCGGCCGCATAGAATCAGGAATTATGTAGGACTGAGATTTAAGGACTTCCGCAATTTGGTCATCACTATATCCTTGAGCCTACATGGTCTCACGCAATTTATTTTTTTGCTTTTCTTGAATAAGCTCATTATCTTTCCAGCGATATGCATTATTTTGACTTAATCGCATTTTGGCAAGATAACGCCCAAGAATTGAAGTGCCATTTATTTTCGTGGGATCTTTTGCCCAAGTAAGCATTAATTTATTCCACTCATCTGGAATCCAAGGAACGTCAAGTTCTTCAAGCAACCAGAGAAATGTATTAGGGTCCCAGTTATCTACATGCATAGTGGCACACTTTTTACAAAGATTTAATTTACCATCATTTGGATATTTCTCTAAATTATTAGAGGTATAAAAGTTTTCGCCACTCATGGTCTTTTGACATTTGTCGCAATAATATTTTTTCTTTTCTTCAATTTGTCCTGGTAATATTGCCATTTTTCTTCTCCTTACTTCTTTTACTGCGGCATGCTTTACAAATACTATAGAAACCATCTTTACTGGTTTTATTGCGGCTGAAATATTTACCATGCGCCAATTTTACTTCCTTGCACTAGGAACAGCGCTTATAAGTACCGCGAGCTTGTACGGTGTAATACCACTGGAGGTAGGAGTCTTCAGCGGTCGCCGCAATCATCTTGGGAATTTTACTACGCCATAAGTTGGAAATATATTCTGCTGTATGACAAATTCCAAATTCTAACTAAAGAGCTGCTTGTATTTCCGCATTAGTCTTACCATCAATTTTGTATTCAACTATTCTTTGATAAGCGGGGAAATCTTTTAAAGCTTCATCACAAGTATTTTCAAAGTCATATATTAAATACCAAGTATCACCCTCAAAATCCTCATAACTATCCTATTTGAGTCTTGAATAATTGCAAAGAATCGCAGAACACACTTTGGGGTCGAGGAGCGTAACACCGTCCGCAATAGGATAATTATCATCATCAAAAATAGACGTATTATCTTCGAGGTAGGTAATATTATGGCTGGGAGTAATTTTCTACATTACTATGGGACGGCGATATGCATTCTTTATAATATATTGATCTTTGCGGAGGTCAATAAGTGTATGCTTTATGATATATGCATCTCGTCCAGTAGCTACTTTTAATTTTTGTTCCCAAAGAGAAATTGCCTCACGCAACTGCCGCAAAAATGGAATTTCATCTATGTCTTCTTGAGTAATAGAAACTTTAGGTTGAAAGATAATATGTTTATCTTCTGTCATAATATTATAAATACCATCTTCTCCGTTTTCAAATTGCTGAGCCAAGCCCTCAAATGAGCATTCTCTTTTATTTACGGTAGTAAGACGATTCTCAGTTAATATTTTTTTCTATTTGCGCTCCTGTTTCTCCATGCAAGATATTAAATAATCAGCTAAAATTTCAAGATACTTTTCTGAGGGATTGGGGGTCTCAAGAAGTATCTATTCTACTAAAGCTTTTCTATCTTCTGGATTGGTTAAAGAATAATCTAACTTAATATATTCTCACCTCTTTCCTCTGTGAATTTCTACTACAATTATAACAAAAATTTTTCCTCATGTCAAGCTAATTGTTGCATAATTGACATAAGAAAAAAAATATAATATAATATATATAATAATAAATAGATATGATATAAATATAATACTTTCTATGAGGAGGTCTTTGATATGAAGAAGTTTTTGCGGCGGGCGGTTAAAAGAATTTGTGAGCGAACGGTTGAAGGAGTCCGCAAATGGGCGCTAAAGAAGCTCGTAGGGGACTGCCGCATAATTACAGATGTATATGAAGGATATGTTCTAGAAACTTTTGAAAATAGTAATACAGAAGCTGTAGTGTGGGATTTTTCTCTCTTTGACTCCATGGGTATTATCGGTAAGAAGGTTTATGGAGATTTTAGTGAAGAAAATATTCGAAAAGCTATAAAAGAAGAGAATTATCAAGAAACGGAAGTCATATTGGATAGAATAAAAAAGATTATGAGTAAACCGATGATTTATTACGGCATCGTTGCGAGATATAATGATGGTAGCCATGAGATCCTACAGCAAGACTTAGTAGATTATTACAGTGGGAAAGAAGAAGAGGAAGGGGAAGAGAAGTAAGGAATAATCCGTTTTGGGGATTAATTCGATTATGTAATCTGTTTTCCGTTATTCGTTTTGAAAAACCATTTGGGGATTAATTCGGGGCCAGACAATAACCAATAATTGGTTTTTAATTAAAAAAATCCCATAACCAGCCCCCTCCATCTTTTTCCATTGAAAAAAATACCAGAGGTACACTCAGCGCCGAGGCCGTCGAGCGCCCTGATTGATCGCATGCGCCCCCAGAAAATTCCATGAGACTTTTTTCCAGCGTAAGAGCTAACTTACAATCTTTTCCAATTGTCATTCTTTGGGAGGACGGGCAAGATTGTTAAAAATTTCACAATGTCCAGACTGGTAAAATCTCCCACCCTAATGTAGTGATACCTTGCATTTAGTAATTAGTAACTCCAAGTCCGGCGATTGTTAGTTAATTAACAAACGATTTTATTTAAAAAAAATTTTTTATTTTTCTCTTGACAAAAGCGTCCGGGCGTGCTATAATAAAACCATCAAAGGGAGAGAGAATCCCGAAGAAGAAAGAGGTTAACTACAATGAAGAAATACGTTTGGACATGGTACACTTTCGCTGACGGCTACAGAACGTGCGTGCGCAGTCTCTCTAAGACTGAAAAGGCTCACGCCATTGCAGCACATGGAGCAATCGTCGCAACGAGCAAAGAACGAGCATGACTCAATGAGTCATGCTCAAATGCAAAGAGTCACAAGCATAACAATCGTGAACAGCTAAAGACTCATTAACACAATACAAGCTAATAGACAACAGCTTAAACACATAGAGCAGACAAGTAATAGAACATTCTCACATAAGAGAACAATAAATAAAGTGTCAAGACAACAAAAGCATCAAAGCATTGATGAAGCAATAATAATACATAGAAGCTAAAGACACGCTAAAAGGATACAAGATAACACATAGTTTCGTGTATAACAAATGTTAAGACGTATCCGCGGCAATGCGCGAACGCTAAGACCCACAGAGAAAGAGGTAATAAGAATGTACGAGTATGAAGTAGTGAATAGAAAGACAGGAGAAATCAAGAACATCTATGGTTATAATGTAAGTGATGCATTTAGCAGGCTTGCGCATCTTAAAAAATTTGCGGCATCAACTGATTGGATAGTAACGAATAGCACATACATTGACTAATGTGTGTGCTATTGTCTACAACAGGAAACTTTGTTAGTTATTTAACTAACAAAGTTTAGGCAGTAATAATAATAGAGAAGAGTAAGTAGATTGTTAATTAAATAACTAACAATAAGAAGATAAAGCCTTTGTTAAGGCTTTAACAAATAGACCCAAAGAGAAAGAGATAGATTGTTAGTTAATTAATTAACAATGAGTTTGCGGCAGGCTGTTTTGAAGCGGCACTTTAGCACGGTAAATCGCTACTACGGTAGAGGGCCGAAGCGGTGCCTGATTGTCAAAGAATTAACAATGTGTAGTTTTTTGCTAAGGGACGAACGTTAAAAGTTTCACAATAAAGACTTCCTAAAACTGGAGCTTGTTAATTAAATAACTAACAATTATTATAGAAAAATTTTTAAAATAGATATTGACAAACTTACCCGGACGTGCTATAATAAGACCATAGAAAAGGAAATAAAGGAGCGAAAAAAATGTACACAATCAATTTCTTCAATAACAAGGGCGAACGTCATGACTTCGGGCAGTTCTTCGTAATGGACAACGAAACTTTTCTTGATAAGCTGGAAGAGGTTCTCTACATTATGCAGGAGTTGACTCCGGCCAATGATGATTGGAAGCGCGATCTCAGCACGACCGGAATGGCTATTTTCACGTATCATCATCTCGAGTATGTAACAGTCTTTTTTGATTGGGGCGAGGATTGTATCATTGATGTGTGGGATAAGGATATTTAAGGGCTTGCTAAATGTAAGCCCTTTTAATTCATCGTCATGTTTCCAAAAGCTGGTAATTGCCCGAGTTTTGTTAAATGTTTAACAATCTAATTTTTTTGAACGCTTTCACGCGCTAAAGCGCTAAATTCCTAAAACTTGGCACTTTAATGATTTAAAGTTTAACACCTCAGCGATTTAAAGTAATGAAGTGTGCCCTTGTTAAAAATTTAGCACTTTCACACACTAAAGTGTTAATGTATTAAATTTTCCAAAAGCTGGAACCGATTGTTAGTTAATTAACGAACAAAATATTACTTTTTGTATACTGACATAATGCACAAAAAACGGTCAAAAAAATATGATTTCTCTACTGGTAATTGATCCCAAAAACTATTGACTTTTTACCGGGCGCATGGTAAAATGGGGCATAACTTGAAAGAGGGGGCGTTGCTCTTATGTATAAGAGAAATTTTACTTTTGTTTCCAGCCTGTCGAATCAGGGTCAGGCGCGTCAACAGGATGTTGACTATATGCTGACCGGTAAAATTAGGAAGCCGGACCATGTCCCCTTTGACGTGGACAGCGATATTCCGGAATTTGACATTTCTGTCAAATCCTCTCGTTTCACTCTTGTGTCCGCGGCCCGTGTCCATGGTGACACGTTCGATGAAATCTGGGACGAATATGCGCGCCGTGTTCATTCCAAATGGTTCTGCTATGCGACGGCTACGGGTGAAGCCTACTTTATGAATCTGGAAGAATTTGAAAGTTTCGTCCGCGCGTTCTGCTCTGTGGAGCGTGAAAGCTCCAAAAACGGCGGCGGCCTGAAAATCCGGTGCAAGAAAGAAACCAAAGCTATGCTGACATGGCTTGCGGCGGCAATGGTGGCTTGATAAGAGCCACCATATGCTCCGGGCGCGCAAACTTCCTCTTGACACATAACCGCTCATATGTTACAATATATATATCAAATGGTGGAGGAATGGATAATCATGGATGAAATTATGTCTCTTGTCTTTCTGGTCATTGCCGCATGGTATGGGTTATATAGACTGCTCCGCGCACTCTGGGAACATGACAACTCAAATGAGAGCCGCAAGAAAGGGGTTGACAACGACCTTGAATCATGGTATAATAAATATAATAAATGAAAGGAAGCCAACACCCAATGAAAAAGAATATCTATTGCACCATCGACACCGAAACAGTCGGCGGTGCTACTAATCCCACAGGCGCATATAATTATGGCGGAATTATCCATGACAAGCAAGGCAATATTTATGCAACCTTCTCTTTGCTCGTTATGGAGCATTATGATAAGATTTGCCAGGATGATTATGCAAAAAAGAATTTCCCTCTTTATCGTGAACGCCTCGAAAGTGGTTTGATTTGCGCTGTAGCAACAGAAAAAGAGGCTGTCTCAATCATTAGGAATCTTTGCCAAAACTATGGAGTTAAATACATTATGGCTTATAATTCAGGATTTGATTTCTGTAAGACCCAGTGTAAAGAACTCCTCGATGATTTTGAATTTATTGACATTTACCTCATGGCTCTGCAAACTATCACACATCTGAAAAAGTATGCGAACTTTTGCGCTGAGCACAACAAAGTGTCAAGAAGTGGAAGAACCTACTCGACCACCGCCGAAACGGTTTATGGTTTTATTTCCCAAAGAGCCGACTATGCAGAAGAACATACAGCAATATCTGATGCATTAATTGAAAAGGCGATTTTTGATTATTGCGTGAAGATGCACAAGAAATATACTAAAAATTGTCATGCATGGGATTGCAAAGAACGAAATAAATATTTTCCGCCTGTAGAAAGAAAGTGAGTTGATAAAAAATGGAAAATCAAAGAGAAAAATTGCGGCGGCTGGGTTACTCGCCGCCTGAAATTGAAAGCATTATTTCCGCTGATCGGGCGATTGATAGAGGCGAAAAGCTGTTTGAATTGACGCCCCAACAAAAGAAAGTCGAAAAGGAAATGCGACAGGCGGCTCGTGCTCCTACGGTCTACAAGTTTGAGAACCGCGCACGCAAAGCGGATGAAACGAAAAAATGTATTCTTTCGCAGTTAGCAAAAGCTCTCGAACCGAATTGCGATGCAGCCCCAGAAATTGTAAATTCAGAACGAGAATTTACATTCTTTTACAGTGGGAAAAAATACAAGGTCGTACTGTCATGCCCCCGCTCATAACAGGGGCATCACTTCCAGATTCAGGGAGGCCCGGGCCGGCGCGCCGCAATTTTTAAATGATTTTTTGAAATTCCCTCTTGACAATTTAATGTATTTGTATTATAATAAAGACAACAAAAGGATAAAGAAAGGAAATGATGACAAATGAAAAAGTATACTGTGTGGTTCGACATGGACGGCACTCTTGGGAATCTTTACGCCGTGGAAGATTGGCTTCCGAAACTTCGGCATGAAGATGCAAGCCCTTATCTTGATGCCGCTCCGATGCTTCGCTTTTGCACCCTTGCCCGACTGCTGAATGCTCTTCAGCGTGACGGTTATGAAATCGGAATTATTTCTTGGCTCTCGAAAGGCGGCTCGGAAAAGTATGGAGAAAAAGTGACCGCCGCAAAAAAGGAATGGCTTTCCAAACACCTGCCGTCTGTGGCGTGGGACAAAATTACAATCGTCCCCTACGGCACTCCGAAAAACAACTTCTGTGAATCCCCCCTCGACATTCTGTTCGATGATGAAAAGCCTAACCGCGATAGCTGGAGCGGCAAAGCCTACGAGCCTTCCGAAATTCTGGAAGTTCTCAAAAGCCTGAAAGACTGGTAACTACTACCAGTCTTTTCTATTCCGCTCTATTCCCAAATTCTGGAAGCCCTGACCCGGGCGCCGTGCGCTTTGCACAAAAAGGACGATGGAATTTTGTACAGAATGACTACTTGACTTTTCTATAATTCATGATATAATAAGTACATAAAGAAAAGGAAATGCGAGGTAATTAAAATGGTAGAAAAAATTAAGAATCTATTCGTGATTACTCTGGACGATGGTCGGCAGACCTACTTTGATTTTGCCGATGGTAACATCTACGGTGTGAGCGGCAAAATCGTGCAAAACTTTAACGCCGAGGCTAAGAGAATTCTGAAATCTGAACAAAATGATGATTTTCTTGCCATGTATTTCTATGAAAGAACGCTGACTTGGCCTTACCGCGACACTCTCAAAAAGTGGCCGACTTCTCTGGTGGAAACCATTTACAGCCTGTATGGGAATCGTTATTCTGTTGATGTGTTGAGCGGAGTTGCAGAATTCTGTTACAGAAAAAATTTCAAACTGGATAAGAAGGGCGTCAAAATTCTGACAGAAGCCCTTTCCAGCATGGAAAATATTGATAATCGTCGTTTTTCTTATCTGAACAGCCATCAGCTGGAAAATAAAATTCTTGAAATTTCTTACAGCCATCTGCCCGCGGTAGTGATTCCTTTCGTTACTCACGCTAACACTAATGAAATGAGAAATTGCGTGGTCGAGGATGCTCAAAAAATTGCTTTTCGGTATGAGCATGAAAACTGGGAATATTTGGATGCGGCGTACTATGGTAATGAGCACGTTTATCGGTGCGTGTATCGTTACATCCAGCTTTGCAATCTTCTTCACCATGAGCGCACATACAAAAATCTGTATCAGTCAATTTGTATGATGGAAAAAGAAAAAGCTTTGATGGCTGATAAGATGTGCGTTGAGCACCAGAAAAATGCGCCTCTGTTCTTTGAGGACGAGAATTTCACCGTTCTCATCCCTGTGACAGCGGATGAACTCAAGAAAGAGGCTGACTATCAGCAAAACTGTGTTTTCCGTCTGTACTATCCCAAAGTCAAAGCCTGTTCTACTCATGTAGTTTTTATTCGCAAGAAGTACGACATCAATACACCCTACATCACCTGTGAAGTCAGTAATTGCGGCAACATTATTCAGTATCTGACAAGATTCAATCACGAGGTTGTGGATGATGATGCGGAAGCATTTAAGGTTGCCTATCAGAAATTCCTGCATGAGCATTTCTAAAGCCGAGAAAAAGAGGGGAAATAAAAAATCCCCTCTTTTTTGTGCATTTTGCGCATTGACAAGGCAGGGCCCGGGGCGCCCATTGTCAAGGAGTAATGTTACACAATTTATCCCGCGATAGTTTGTGCATTTTGTCCTATTGACATCCGCCCAAAGTGTGATATAATAAAGATACAATAAAGGAAAGGAATTGATATTAATGAAAACCGCACGAGAAATGAGAGATGCTACTCTGGCCTATAAGAGAGCCGCGGATGAGCAAACCCGCAGACTCCTGACTTCTTGGATGGAGCATCAGGTGACCGATGTTATTGACACGGCAGTCGCAAATATGAGGTTTACAGCCTCCATTCGCATCCCCACCTTCATGGCTGGACAGAATGACTACGTCGAATCCTATTTGGAGGATTATGGCTACCGAGTTAAAGTCGGCTCTGAGATGGTCAACATCTCGTGGCTGAATGCCTGACAGAAAAAGCCCTCTTGCAAAAGTGCGGGAGGGCTTTTAGTTGTGTTAGAGCGCCCGGGCGGCGGGTTGTGAAGAAAATAACACTTGACATTTCTCGCCTAATCAGCTATAATATAATCAAGAAAAGGGGGGCGGAAACCCAATGAGCGCTAAAAACGAAAAGGTAAAGCTGACTTACGAAGATAAGTTTGCGCGGCATTTTTACTGTCAGCACGCACGGTTGAACAGTGTCCGCAATGATAAAAAACAGGCAACTCGAAAGATGCGGAAAATAAATAAGAGAATGTGTAAAGATTCCCTTGACAACGGGGATTAAAGATGCTATAATAAAGGTACAAAAGGAAGAGAGGTAAATACCATGAGAGAGAACCTGATTGACCGCATGATTAGAATCTATGGCTTTGAGCACCCCCTTGTTATTCAGTTTGCTGAACTGTGTGAGCGCATGGAGGATACCGAATACAACAATAACGCTTTGGTGTTGCTTGTGGAAGCTCATGAAGAATATCCTGTTTTTTAAGGAATAGGGGCTTGACAAACAACGTAACCTGTGCTATACTATAATCACAAAAGAGATAGAGGACTTGCAGTTAAGTGAGAACCAACCACGGCACGACACTCAAGCGGTGCGACTCCGCTTCCCCTTTATCTCCCCCATAGGTCACGGTTGGCGTAAGTCGGTGGGATTGGTTATTCGAGTTCGATACTCGGCTATGGGGAATAAATTTAAAAGGAAAATTTAAAATGAAACGATATTTTATTAATTACAAAACCGATGCGCTCGCAACTGAAACAGACCCCGAACAAATAGCACAGTACCTTGCAAGTGGCTGGGCAGAATTATCAGAAGAAGAATACGCACGAGAGTATGCCCGCATTTTGTATATTTGGTATAAAATGATAAATTTGAGGTGGTAAAAATGAAGCTAAGATATTTTATTAATTATTCCAACCGTCATCGAACAACCGCAATCGCAGCAGACCCTAACACCGCAGATTGGTTCATCGACCACGGTTATACCGAAGTGTCAAAACTTGAATACATGGTACAATACTATGATAATGAAAGATAAGGAGGAATAGAAAATGGGACTTGGAAAAGAGTATAGACAGCTTAAAGCCGACTTTGAAATGGCTAGAGCTCTTTATGATCGGTGGGACACTGGCGATCTTGTGGAGTACATCAGACGAGACTATGCGGAGGCCTCCATCAATGTGCTTGAGGCTCTGCTTGAGGCGCACCCTGACCTTTGGGAAATGGTAGATAGTCTGGAATAATTTTCCAGACTATTTTCATACCCTCGCTCGTTAAAAATTCCACAAAGTGCCCGGGGCGAGCTGTCAAAAGTCTATCAATCTTTTTTGGGAAAACTACTTGACAAATTAAATTATTTTTGTTATAATAAATACATCAAAAGGAAAGGAAAATAAAAAAATGATTCTAATTGTAATTCTGTCTCTTGCACTTTCATTCCTGCTTACCTCTGGGCTGGTCTGGCTTCTTTGTCAGCTTCTTTCTGCTCTCGGTGTCGCAACAATCGGCACTCTCACTATCGTGTTTTCGTGGAAACTGGCACTTCTGGTCTGGCTTATTCTCCTGCTTCTGCGCTCTATCTTCTCGGCTTGCAAGAAAGGATGATAAAGATGATGCCTTATTTTTGGGTTGATGTGGGAATCTTCGGAAAAGTAATTGAAAAGATTGATGATAATCTTCTCATCTATGAGACAGTCATCACCAAAGAGCGCGCAACCGTGACCGCGAAATGGGTTAAGGAACACTTGATGTAAAAAGTGCTTGACAAAATCCGTTTAATCAGTTATAATATAATTACAAAAGCAAAAGGAGAATAAAAATTACGATGCTTACAAAATGCTACTGTGTTGTTTATCATGTTGCGGATTTTGCCGCAGACAATGAAATCATCTATCATCAGGATGCCTATCGAGACTATAACAACGCGCTATTGGTCGCAAAAGACCTTGCCAAATATTTTGATGTTGTTGATGATGTGTATGTCATTGACGGACTGACTGGCGAGGTACTTAACACCATTCTCAAAGACGCGCCCCAAGAGGACACGACCGAAGAGGATAATGTTCCCGCCTTTACAGAGGAGTTTGATGACGGAACAGGCGGCATGTGGCGTCGTGCGAATGACGGTAAATGGGAATATGATTGCACAGGTTTCGGATGCTCTGATTGCGCGTATTGCGGGGTCGACCAACTTTGTGTCGCACGCCGTTCTGCGACGACAGAGGATAGAGACGCCCAAATTGAATCGGCAAAAGAAAGAATGTGCGCGAAGGCGAATGAGACAGAAAAAGAGCATTCTACTCCTGTAGACACCTACAAGGATAAGAACGGCGATACTTGGTACAGCGGTGGCAACGGTAAATGGAAATTTGACTGCACAAATCGGCGTTGTTCTGATTGTCCCTATTACGATGAAGAATATGGTTGCATCGTGGAAGAACCTCTCCATGAGGTAGACAGAAATTATCAGATAGCGCTTGCCTGCGAAAGACTGCATGCAAAAGCAAAAGAGGCTGAGAAAGATAATACTCCCACAGACGCCACAAAAAAAGATGATGCTCCCATTCCCAGCGGCATTTTTGATGATGGAACAGGCGGTGTGTGGCGACTCACCGAGGGTAACAAATGGGAATATGATTGTACAAGCTTGACTTGCTCTAATTGTGCGTATTATAATGAAAGTCACTGCGTTGTACGCGACTTTCTGACGGAAAAGGAGCGAAACATTCAAATTAAAGCCGCAAAGGCAAGAATGAAAAAGTAAAAAGGAGGGACATCCCTCCTTTTTTGTTTAATTTACCTATTGACAAAAGCATCAAAGTGTGCTACGATGGCCCGGGCGCCAACGTTCGAAATGCCCGGAATTTATTATTATACCACCCCGCGCAATTTTTGTCAAGAGTTTTTTTGCACAAATTTCATTGAGTAAAATCCTAAAATTTTGTGCATTCTGACTATTGAAATCCGCGTGACCCTGTGGTATAATACATAATGTCAGGAGGGGCGAGACCCCGTGGGCTGGGCTAATGGTAGGTAATGTCCCACAGTTTAGACTGGGCGCGCAAGTCGAAAAAAAAGACCAAAACCCCTCTTGACAAATGGCACAGTATGTGCTATACTATAATTGTCCCAAGGAGGACACAAAAAATCAGGGTAGCGACCGACGCCAAAGAAAGGAATTGATACTATGAAGAATTCGGACAAGATGACCAATCGTAAGGCTCTGGACTACGTTCTCGAGAACTGTGACCTGCCGTCCGAGGTTTCGGAAAAGCTGTCTGCTATGCTGGTGGCTCTGGATAAGAAGTCTGGCGGCACTCGCAAGCCGACCGCAAACCAGATTGCCAATGAGGAACTGAAAACCAGAATCTGGGATTCCATGGAATCTGGTGTCCGCTATCAGGTTAAGGAACTCGCAAAGCTGGTCGGCATGGAGAGTTTCCAGAAGTGTTCGGCACTGGTCAAGCAGCTCAAGGACGGCGGTAGGGTTGCCCGCTCCGAGGAAAAGGGCGTTGCATACTTTACCAAGGTAGAGTGAGAAAGAGGGAGAGCAATCTCCCTTTTTCTTCCACCATTCTCGTCAAAAATTTCACAATCTCTGCGGCCCGGGGCCATTTTTTGTTAAAAAAATAACGAAAAATGTCCACAAAATGGGAATTTTTTCTTTTTATCCCCACTTTTTTTTGACAATTTTAATAAAAAATGTTATAATTTTATTGTAAAAAATAAAAAATATAAGAAATTTTAAACAAAAAGTAACAAATTCTCGCTTAAATCTTTGTACAACATGCCCATAGACAAATAGCTAATCATGTGTTATACTATAATCACAAGAAGGACAAAGGAGACAAAAACATGAAATTTCTTTTTATTCTCACTCTGGTTATTACTTGCGGCGGTGCGGTTATGCGTCTTGTGAATGCTATCCCTCAGAAGCCTGCAAAAGGAGATATTGCCAATCTTTTGTGCGCGGCTGGAGAATTTCTCTCTCTCATTTATGTCCTCTGGTATGTGGGGTCGTTCTAATCCTCCATCCTATAGGACTTGAATCTGCTACAAGAGGCGCCTCTACTATCACGTGGGGTGTCTCTCAGCGGCCCGGGCGCTTGCCAGAAAAGTTAACAAAGAATTTTATAAAAAACTATTGACAATCATTATAATAGATGGTATACTGTATACATCAAGAAAAGAAAAGGAGAAATAAAAAATGGAATTTAATTGGAGCAACATGAGCAATGAAGAATTGAACGCTGCCCTCGCCGCTATACACACCGAATTGACGGAACGAGACAACGCAAAAGCCCAAAA